GTGAATTATGATGTGTACTTGAAGAATGATGTAGTATATGATATAAATCTATCATATGAAAGCTTCTCATTCGATAAGCTATATGATGTCTTTAAATAAGGACATGAACATGGAAGACGTTTTGTTTATACATGCACCAACAACGAGAGTCCGTTTTACGGACTCTCGATTTGGTTTTATATATCGAAAAATTTCTGCTGACAGATTTAATAAATGGTGGGAAGTTTTGAAGGATAGAGAAACTGGAAGAACTGGATCTATTTTGACCAAAGATGAAATTGATGCCAGACATCTTAATGGAGTTTAAAATGAAAAAAATCGTTGTAATTGGAGACATTCATGGATGTCTCGAAGAATTAAAAGAAATGATGAATAATCATATTCTTCCAATTATTGATACTCTTGAAAACGCGGTGTTTGTTGGTGATTATATTGATCGTGGCCCCAATTCAAAAGGTGTCTTTCAATATGTTCAGGAAATCCCAAAGGCTGTGATGCTTAAGGGCAATCATGAAGATATGATGGCAATGGAACTTGTTCATGGTAAGTATGCATATTGGGCCCCAAATGGAGGTTATCAAACTATGCATTCATATGATTACAATGAAGATGATGCATATCAGGATGCTCAGAAAATGGATAAACTTCCACTTACCTATAAATTAGGCAGAGTTGTAGTTTCACATGCTGGTTTAGATCCATATTATTCATATGAAGATCAGAACCCGAACACTCTTATTTGGGGTAGGAATTATGTGAAGTATGATGGAGCTTATAAAGATAATCTGTTTTCTATATATGGACATACTCCTACAGATGACATTATTTGTAAGACAAATCAACTTGGCATTGATACTGCGTGTGTTTTCGGTGGAAAACTTTCTGCTGTTGTTGTAGATGAAGAAGGTAATTGGCTTCAGGAATTTGCTGTTAAATCAAAGCAAAAAAGCCGATAAAACGTGTGTACATTGTTGAGAAATAGTGTATAGTACCATTATCGAAACAAACATGGAGACACTCTCATGGACATGATTCAAAAAGCTCTTTATCTAGCTTCTTCAGTTCATAAGAATCAAGAAGGTGGTTTGTATTTTACGAATCATATTCTTCCATGTGTGGATATTCTCACAAATGAATATTTTTACTATATTGCTCATTATTCAGAAAAAAGTGTAGAAGATATTATTTGTGCTATGATTCTTCACGATGTAATTGAAGATTCGAATGGTAAAATCGATTACGATTATCTCATTAAGAGTTTTGGTGCTGTAACCGCTGCCATTGTTCTTTTTGTAACTGACGGCGAAGGAAAAAATCGCAAAGAACGTAAGCAGGTCGTTTATGACCGATTTGCGCAATTCAATCGTGCTTTTAAACGAGAAGCAGCACTTGTAAAACTCATTGATCGTCTCGCAAATATTCGTCGAGGTGGTAAAATTGATATGTATAGAAAAGAACACGGAGATTTTGAAAGTGCTCTATATGTTCCGGGTGAATATGAAGAACTTTGGGATGAAATTGAGTCACATTTTCTATAAATAAAGTATCTACATCGCATAGATTGTTCCTTATAATTTTACATTTGAGCAAAAAAATACAATCCGCGATGACCAATATGCCCTCGTAGCCCAATGGCAGAGGCAGGAGTTTCAAAAGCTTCACAGTGTCAGTTCGAATCTGACCGAGGGTACCAAATTAATGGAGAATATTATGCAGCATCTTGACGTTGATAAAATCAAAGAATTGCTAAGTACACTAAATTCAGACACTAAGATTTATATGGGTTCAGACTCATATAGATTTAAAGTAGATGGTCGTTGGAAGGCTCGTTATACAACCGTTGTTGTTATTCATATGAATGGTAAGAATGGTTGCCAGGTTTTTGGACGTATTGATACTGAAGATGATTACGATTCAAATAAGAAGCGTCCGAGTCTTCGTCTGATGAATGAAGTTTATCGCGTATCTCAGCTTTATCTTGATCTTGCTGATGTTCTTGAAAAATATGATGTAGAGGTACATTTGGATATTAATCCTAGTGAGAAGTATGGCTCAAGCTGTGTTATTAGTCAGGCTATGGGTTATGTAAAGGGTGTATGTAATATTACGCCAAAAGTAAAGCCTGATGCTTTCGCGGCATCATTCGCAGCTGACAGGTTTATCGCTTTCACAGACTAAGCGATAAACCTTCAAATTTAACAATGTAAAATTATGGAGAAATATAATATGAATAAGTCAGTATTTTTTGCTACTCTCGCTCTGGCAGCCTTTTCCACAATCGGAATGTCAAATGCAACGGATATTAATGTTTGCACAGGCGGTTCAGGTGGTAATTATGAATACGCTGGAAAGCTCATGAAGAATCAGCTTTCTTCAACTGGAATTAATGTAAATGTAATTAACACCAAGGGTTCATGGGAAAACCTTGAAAAGATGGATAATGGTGAGTGTGATGCTGCTCTTGTTCAATCAGATGCTGTCTATGTTTATGAAAAAGAAAATGGCCCTGTGAATGCATATTCTCTTGGAGATATGTTCACCGAGTACGTCCATCTTCTTTGCCGTAGGTCAGCAAATATTGAAGATATTGACGATCTAGAAACTTCGTCAAAGGTTTATGTTGGTCCAGTTGGATCAGGATCGAATGTATCATTTCGTGGCATGATTATGGCCGATAAAGAATTTGGAGGAGATGCTTATTCTAAGATTCCTCTTATGAATGAAGGTGCTGATAAGTCTTCTCTCGTGAAGCTTAAGGGTGGATCCGCTGATTGTATGGTTTACACTGCAGCTCCAGGCACAACCTTTATGACAAAGGAAGCTCAGAAGTTTGGAGATGATCTTGTTCTAGTTCCTGTTATCGATAAAGATTTCAATGATGTCACAAATACAGATGTGAATGGTAATAAGACTTCAGTATGGCGTCCTGTAACAATGTCATATAAGACTTATAAGACAATTATGCCATCAGGTGTTTTCGGCCGCAAGGATGTTGATACATTTGGAGTAAATGCGCAGTTTCTTGTATCTCAGAAATGGGAGAGTCAGAATTCAGACGCATTTGGTGAAGTTGGTTATTACCTAACAGATGTTCAGAATCAGCTTCGAGCAGATCGTAAGCTTGAGATCGTAAAGTGAACATGGATGAAGTTAAATGGATAGACCTAAAGAATGCTTTTTTAGGTCTATCCGATAAACAATGGAAAACTTTAGCTGAATCTGAAGAAGGCATCGACTTTATGCAAGAGGTTCTTTATTTGGAAGAAGATGATTTCTTTGGAACTGAAGGAATGAATAAAAGATTTTCTTAATAGGTGTACTTTAAAAGGATGATATGTTATGATTTTCGAAGAGATTAAGAAAGATTTTCTACAAGCTCGTAAAGACCGAATTTCAGATAAAGCTGCATTTTATTCATGGGCTATTGGTGAAATTCAGAATAATGCACCAACTAAAGAATATACTAATGAAGTTGTTCTTCCAATTCTAAAGAATATGCATAAGAAACTATCTGAAATTAAGAACCATACGGAAGCTTCTATTATTGGAAAATATCTTCCAAAAATGTTAACCGAAGAAGAAATCCGCGAAATTTTTAAGACTGTTGAGGGTGGTATGCCTGAAAAAATGGCTTATCTAAAAACTAATCATACAAATATGTATGACGGAAAATTAGCTTCACAAATTGCAAAGGAGACGTAAATGGATAAGAGTGTTTTCGCTTTAAGAAAAGAAGATGAAACTTTATATTATAATGATTGGCTTGATGCATATGAGAATGGTCTATTTGAAATTGCTTGTATAGATGAAATCTATCTTGATTCAAATGGTGAACCAATTTATGAATATAAAGCTGGTATTACTGAATTTTCATATGGAGAAGTAAATGTATAAAGTATTAGCAATTATGGTTCCAATTATCGGAATTCTAACAGTAGGTTTTCTAGGTGTTAATTATTACACGCCTGAAAATATCTCTCTTACAGTAAATGATGCTGTTCGAGAATGTAAGGGTACGACAAGTGAATGTCGATATGTCGTCTATACCTCTGAAGGTGTATTTGAAAATAAAGACACATTGATCTTTCTTAAGTTTAATAGCTCAGATTTACACAATCAACTTTTGGGTATGAAGGGTAAACAAACAAGCGTGAAAGCATATGGTTTACGAATTCCATTTCTTTCAACATATAAGAATATTGTAGAGGTTGTTGAATGAGCGGTTGGGAATTAGAAAAAATATCTGAAGTTGAAGTAGATGAATATTACGTTCCTGATGATAGTGAAATTCAGAGTGAAGATATTATTCTTGAATGGGAAGAATTTATGACTGCTGTTGACACGAATTTTCTTACTGACGAAGATGGATATGCTTTAGATGGAACTGTTAAAATTCTTCCATCAGAAGCTTCATCAATGGTAAATCACCCAGAAAAAATTGTGTGGATTAATAAGTAATAATTTGCGCGTGTGGCAGATAGGTAATGCAGGCGCCTCTAAAACGTTTCGAATGAGGGTTCAAATCCCTTCACGCGCACCATAAATAAACTGTAACAACCAATTATAAAGGAGAAAAATATGGGCTCTTGTCGAACCCGCGATTTTCCAACTTCCTAGGGTAATCGCGACCCACCTTTTCAAAGTGAACTGAATAAACAATTATCAATATGAAACGAAAAGGAAAATAAAATGGAATACTTTAAATATACACATACCGCATACTTCACATGTAATTATAATTTCGATATGGAAACATATTCAAATTTTGTGAAAGAGTGGAAACAAATTCATAATATCTTTGTGACAGATCAGATCATCGAAAAGAAAATGAGACGAGATTCAACAAAAGGTGTTGATGTAATGTCAAATCTTCAATCGAGAGTTGCTTTACGAAAATATTATCTGAATAAGTTATATGTCATTCGCGAAACTTATAAGAATCTTTATAAAGCTAATTCAAAGATGGAAGAGCTTGAAAATGCATGATCCTGTTCTATACATTCTTATGAGAACTGATCTAGATTCTCTTAATCCAGGAAAGGCGATGGCGCAAGCGTGCCACGCTGCTAATCAAATGGTTTGGACTATTGAGAATGAAGGAAATTCTGTTTCAAAAGAATCTCTAAAAAGATGGCAAAGCCAGGCCGGAACATTTGGAACGACTATTGTTCTAGATGCTGGATCTGAAAATTCCATTAGAAACAAGGTTGATTTTATTCAACGTAATGTCTCTATTGATAATGCCATTTCGGAGATTACCATCGATCCTGAATATCCAATTCGAGATGGAAAAGTCATTCACATCATTGGAGATTTTCTTACATGTGCGTGGGTTTTTAGCCCAAATGGAAGGCTTTCTGAACTAGATGATATGAAACTTCATCCTTAGGTAAAAATTTAACAGTGTACAATTGCGGTCATTTGATTATAATAAAAAAATCAAATGGCCGTAATGCTATGAGGATGTGAAATGACAAAAGTTCTAATGTTATTTGTTATATTGAACACCAATGGAGATGTGATATATAATGAATCAAAACCCTTCATTCTAGATTATGAAACGTGTCTAGAGGCAATTCCAGGAACCAAAAGTTATCTGGAAAGTTATGCAAGAGTTTATCAAAATGAGGTGATCCATGTCGAATTGTCCTGTATCAGTCGGTAATTATCCAGATGAAATCGCAGTCAATTTTGTGAAAATGTCAATTCCTTTTTTCATGTCCAGACATGAATTTAAGGCTATTGATTGGGACATGTTGGAAATCACATTTGATTACGATATAGACGATAATTCTATGGCAAGCGCCACGGTTGATACGATTTACATCAACATGTATCATCATGCGTCTATGCCAGAACTTCTTAAGAGTCTCGCACATGAACTTGCACATGTAGCTCAATATCATTCTGGAAGGCTTAAAAAACTACCCATGAGTTCAAAATATATTTATGATGGAAAAGAATATGCTGCAAGTAGGACATATGCTCAGTATTGGAATTCTCCTGACGAAGTTGACGCAAGGAAGCATGAACATCTGGGCAGAAAGGCATATTCCTATATCTTAGTAGCTGCCTCCGCCGCCTAAGATATATCTATCAGATGGATTCATTTCAGGTGTGGTGCGTGGAGTTCCTGATGGTCTTCCACCACCATTTCCTCTTCTTGAATTGTTGGTTGTATTTGTTGTAGGAGCATACACAATCGTAGCACCCTGAGCATCATTTTGGCTTATTGTGTCATATAGATCTCTAACTTTTTCATTAGGATCTGTTACACCAGATACTTTAATTTTTTCTTCGCCAAGAACTTTATTGATGACCCAATCAGGTATGCTGAGGCCTTTAGCACCGTTTCGTATAATATTTACAATATCATCCATTGATGGTATCATGTCTGATATGTATTGAAATAGTTCTACTATTTTCTTCTGCAACATATCAATAGGATTATATTTCACAACAAAATTAATACCATCATCAATTATAGATACAATAGAATCTCTAATGCTTTTGAAAAATCCTTCAATTTTATCTCCTATAAATCTAAAGAATCTGGCTATTCCTTCAACAACAGTTTCACCTTCTTTTAGTCCCATCATTTGATCTAAATCCAAAAGATCTAGAATGAAAGTGACTAAATTATCAACTGTGTTGAAAATAAATTTTACTAACGATCCTATCAAATTTTCAATTCCCATATAAAAATCACCAAATGATTCAGGAGCAAAAATCTGTTTTAAAGCGGGCAATAAGTCCTGTATGAATACAATAATGTCTTCAAACAATCTTAAAAAGCCCCTGAAAACAGCAGGTAATATAATCGTTGCAGAATTGATGAGTTCCTTAGCAATGTTTCCAATAAATTCTAGAACTGGAGATATCGCTTTAATTGCCTGAGTTACCAGATCAAAAATAGGTGGTAGAATATCTCTAAAGAGAATGTTCAAACCATCAATGAAAATGTCTGTAAAGTTTGTGATATATCTATCAATATCCGCGGGACCTGATGAATTCCACCATTCATTAAATGCTTCTACACCAGGCTGAATATATTTTTCAAAAAGCATTTTAATATTGTCAGCCATTCTAACCAATAAATCAAAATAAATGGCTCTAAACATTGGCATAATATGGTTTGTAACAAGATCACCAATGTTTGATATTAACTCATTGAATTTATCAGAAAATTCAAACATAGAACCTAAGTCAGATTGCATAGCTTCAAACATGTTGATAAGATTTTCACCGATATTTGAAAAACCTCCAGTGAAAAGTTTATTCAGAGCTTCTGAAGTTTTAGCAAAATCAGCTGTAAAATCGAACATTGAATAGATCATTGAAAGTGCAGCTCCTCCAACCATCAATGATTTGAATGGTAATAGTATAGCAGCAAATCTACCAACGAAAGCCAAAAGGTTTCCAATAATACCAAAACCCTTGCTAGCACCAAAAAGACTAGTTTTAATTAGAGTTGGTGTGTTTCTTTTATATGAATCGATCATAACCTCTTTCACAGATTCCATAATATCCTTCATACTCATTTTTAACTGATCAACGTATGATAGACCCATTTTTGAAAAATCCGGTAGTTCGCGTACGCGTTGTCTCAACAAAAGAGTTTTCAAAGATTCATTTTGCTCAGTTATAGCATTATAAATTTGAAGTTCAGTTGTATATGATTTATCAGTCGTTTTACTCATATGATTTGTAATATCTTTAAGTTCAAACAACTTTTTAGAAAGATATATAAAAGGCCTTTTAATTTCAGGAAAAGCATTTGTAAGATTTTTTAATGATGATAAAACTTGTTTCTGCGTTTCTTCTTTTGAAACATCAACAAATCCACCCGTCATATTATCGATAATAGGGCCTTGTTGAACAATATCCATTGAAACTGGAGTGAACATTTTTTCAGGTGTTTTAGTTAATGCCCCAAAAGATTGAACTTTATCAATGATTGTCTTGCTAATAAAATCTGTATTGAGTTTATTTGCTAGAAAAGATTTTACAAATGTCTCTTTATTGAATGGATCTTTTTCAACTGTTTTATTTAATTTTTCAGTTGTCGAAGACATTCTTTCGATTTTATCTGAAAGAGTTTTGAATATAGCTCTCTGTTCTTGACGATCCCTAATATCATTCGCAGAACTTTCTTTTCTAGCGTTCTTTAGTGCTTGTGATACTGAAGGATTGTCTTCATTCATTAATAATCTTCCTCATTTACTTCAACATTTTTACCCTTTACCATCCAGGCTGTTGAACCCATATAACCAAGAACAATGCCAGAAAATGTGATATAAATCCATTCTGCTGAACTTGTAATGTTATCCGTCCATTCCTGCGCTGGAACACTCATATATTGATACCATACTGGAACAACAAACCATAAAAGGAATGTGAAAACTATCATAGCTATAAATGAATACCATGCCATTCGCTGGCGATTTTTCCATCGTATAAGGTATCTGGTATCGTTAGAATCTCTATCTTCAGAAATTTTGATTGATACAGAGCCGTTTGGCCCTTTAATTTTTTGTGAAACACCTTTTTCAGTTTCTGGCATTTTATGTCCTTTTATTTATATTTATTGAAAATATCTATTTACATTACCGAAAAATAGTGTATAGTATCATTATCGAAATAATCATGGAGAACATCCGATGACAGAATATTATAAAAGTGAAGCTTCTTTGAAAAATGCTATCAAACGTCAGGGAATGCACTTAATGAATTATGAAATAAAATATGTCAGTGGAAATGAATATGGATGGACTGCTGTATTTTATGTTCATGACGCAGAAGATTTTCGCGAAGTAACGAAGCGCGGTTTCAATGCATTGATCAACACTGAAAAGGCGGCTTAAATGAAAGTTTATCAAGTTGGCGGATGCGTCCGCGACAAAATCCTTGGTCTTGAACCTAATGATATTGATTGGGTTGTGACTGGTTCAACACCAGAAGAAATGCTTTCTCTTGGATATAAACAAGTTGGAGCAGATTTTCCTGTGTTTCTTCACCCTGAAACAGGTGAAGAATACGCATTGGCTCGCAAAGAAATTTCAACAGGAGATGGATATCATGATTTCAGTGTTGAATTTGGTCCTCATGTGACAATTGAAGAAGATCTTGCTCGCCGTGATTTCACAATTAATTCAATAGCATATGACATTGAAAATGATGTTTATATTGATCCAATTGGTGGATATCGTGATTTAGAGAATCATATTCTTCGTGAAAACGATCTTTATAAGACAATGAAGGATGATCCAGTTCGACAACTGCGTGCTGCAAGGTTTCTTGCGAAGTTTCCATTTTTGAATGATAACATTCGAAGCATGGAATGGGCACCATCTCTTGTAAATGTAACACCTGAACGTGTTTATCTTGAACTTGAAAAGGCTTTGATGACTGTAAAGCCATCCAACTTTTTCAGGTTTTTGGTAAAGCATAATGCTGGTAAAACTTGGTTCAAGGAAATCTTTGATATGGTCGATGTTCCACAGACTTACAAGTGGCACATGGAAGGTGATGTTTTTGAACATACTATGATGGTTCTGGATTCTGCTGCTCGTGCAAACGAGACTTTGGAAATCAGGTTTGCTGCTCTTACTCATGATTTTGGTAAGACAACAACACCAGATGATGTTCTACCAAGTCATTCAGGCCATGAAATGCGTGGTTATTACATGTTGGATGAGTTTTTCAATCGTTTGAAGGCTCCTACTCATGTAAGACATTCATCGAAGGTGACTGCTCGTTATCATACTCATATCCACAATTTTGACAAGTTGAAGCCAAAGACCAAGGTCAAGATGTATATGGATATGAAAAATGTACAATACGCATGGGAAGTTGTAGCGTGGACTGCTTTTCATGACAACGAAGGTAAACTACCATATCGTCCTGGTTACCCAAATGCTCAATTGTTCATGGCAAGCATGAGAGAATTGGCGAAGTGGGACAAACTGACCCTGCATTATACTGTGGAGGAAGTTATGGCAATGAAGCCTGAGCGACGTAGCGAAGCTTTGTACAGGAAACTGATAAATGTAGCAAAAGCGCTGTAATTTTAGCAGCTTATACAAGAATTAATTAACCCGCTTTAACCAGCGGGTTTTTTTATTTATATAAATAATAATAAAATATCAATTGGGAATTTAAGATGGAAAAAAAAGAAAAGGACGATAAAAAGCCTATTGATAAAAAGGCGAAAAAGTCCCCCGAAAAAGCAAAAAACAATATTGATTTTGAACCTGAAACTGATGATAGTTTAGAAGAAGCAATTGAATATGTCCTTGAGGGTGACCTCTCAGATGCTGAAGAGGTTCATATTGTATCTATATTAGAAGAATTAAAAGAAGCTCTGTCGGTCACCCAGCGTATGAAGAAACGTATGGTGATGAAAAGATACAGATCAAAGATAAAAGTTGGTCGTAAAAGAGCTATGAAAAGAAGAGCAAATCGCAAGACTCTTCAAAAAAGAGCAAAAAGACAGGCTATCGGAAATGTTAAAAAGTTTCTTTCCAAGGGTAGAAATCTCAAAAAAGCTTCAGCATCAGAAAAAAATCGTATTGAAAGGCTTGTTAATCGACGTAAAAAGCTCGTAGATCGTATGTCTCGTAAACTTATAAATAAGAAAAGAGAAGCTGAAAGAAAACGTTTTCAAAAGAATTCCGTTGAGATGACAGGAAATACTCTTACTGAAACATTTAATACATTCTATAACACATTCATAAAGGAAGACTAATGGCTACGAACGGCAATAACGACAAATATTCAGATGCACCAACATTTCAGGTAGATGACAAAAATAATAAAGGGCAGGCTCAATTTGGAAATACTGTTTTCGGTGTAGATGCTGTTGAAACATCTGTAGCATCTGGCGTAAGCCATCAGGGATGGGTGCGTAGAGTTGCTGGAACAGGACCTATTGCATCGTTTGTTATTAATGATGGTGGAGCTGATTATGCAAATGACGATACTATTGACGTTGAAGGTGGTACTGGAGCAAATGCTGTAGGAACAATTGTAACTGATGCAAATGGTACAATTACATCCATCGCTGTTACAACCGATGGAGCAGGTTTTACCGGGCCAGGCTCTGCCACACTCACAGTTAATACTAGTGCTGGTACTGGAGCGAATGTTGAAGTTACAACTGGCGGAAGATCTGGTAGAGTTTCATATGAAACTTTATCAACTGCTCGAATTATTGGTGATGCTACAAGCTTTGCTAATACAGGAACAGCTAACACAACAGGAACAGCGGACGACACACTATTCCCTGATTCTTAATATCTTACTGGAGAATAAATTATGACAACAGAAGATGTTCAGGGTTTTGTAATAAATCAGAAAACGTTGAGTTTTCTATTAGCATTATTAACTCTCATATCAATAGTTATTGGAGGCGTCACAGTTTTCAATAACTATACATTTAGAATTGATCAATTAGAAAAACAAAACACACAGCTTCTTGCAGAAGTAACAAATTTAAATAAAAAAATAGACCTATTATCTGAAAAAATTATCAATCTTACAATATCTTTAAATCGTGTTGAAGATAGATCGGCAGCAAAAAAATGATTTTCAATCCTATTTTCACCGGTTTTGTTGAGGCTTTTATATGGACTTTGATTTTTGTGGCTCTTTTGGTATTATCATATAATGCAATTCCATATGTTGAAAATAAATTTTTTCCTGTTATAGATAAAAAAACATTTAAAGTTGATTATGTCTCTGAATTATCAGATGATATGGTGAATATTGATTTATCATTTAACAAATTACGTAAATGCGATCCCATTTTAGAAAGATTTTCATGGTATTCTTCAGATGAAAATGAATATTTTGAGCGTGTTCATTTCACAATGCCTGAAACGGTTGGAGATCCATCACGTCCAGTTGGATTAAATATTTCAAAAGGATGGCATGTGAATTTGAGCGATAAATCAGGATTCGATAAAAAGCAAAAAGTTATTTTTTATCATGAATGCAATCCTTTTTGGGTAACAAGAACAGAGATTATTATACCAGATGCTAAAAATAGACGAAACTAATTTTCTTTTATTCGCTGCAAAAAATTATGAAAATGTCTATTATGACACGACAGAATTTTACGATGATTTGAAGCGATTTACTTATATTAAAAGACTTTTTAATCAATATGAAACTCGTGGCGATATCAAAGTAAATCTCATATTGAATCACATTATCATTCTATATAACGTCTTTGGTCCCCGAACAACAGAAATGCTTTTTCTTAAACTTGAAGGACAGGAATCTATGTTGAAAACATTCCTGGTTTATCTACAGAGAATGCCTGACCGTATCACAAATTTAGGTGTTAAATGTCGCATTATAAATAATGATGAGATACCAATTAATCATCAAATAATGGCAGAACTGGAAAAATTGTGATAAATTTTAAATCCTATTTAGCAGAATTAAACAAACCATTTGAATTGCGTAAATTCAAATCTGCTGTTGCTGACGTAAAAGATGTTGATACTCGCGATCCATCATGGCAGGGCACTTTACCTGAATTATTCTCTAAATATGGATTTGTTAATGTTGGCGACGGAAAATATGGAACTGTTTTTGTAAATTCAAAGTATCCATATGCAGTGAAAGTGTTTATGAAAGACACCGCATATTTAAAATTCATTCAGTTTGTGCTCAAGAATCAATCAAATCCATATGTGCCGAAGATTCGTGGTAAAGTTGTAAAAATCAATGATATGTTTATGGCAATTCGTATGGAAAAATTATCTCCATCACATACGATTGGAAAAGATATAGCTCTTAAAGAATTTGTAGAAATGATACAAGATCCTGAGTATTTTTTACAGGGCAAATTAAATTTGATCACTATACATAATGAAGATAAGCATGCTATTAATTTATGCAAGTTTTTATTAGCAAATGAAAATCTATTGGATATTCATTTGGGAAATATCATGATGAGAAGAAATCAACCAGTGTTGATCGACCCATTATATAACTGGTATAAGGGTGCCCAATTCACAATGGATCCAAACGATATTTCAAATCTAAAAGATGTGTTTTAATGATTTCGTTTAAAGACTATCTTAAAGAAAATCTTCTTCCCAAAAAATATATAGCTGTATATTTTACAGAAGAGACGAATAAAAAATTATATAATTATGCAATATCACAGAATTTTGATATATCATACAATTGGGATAGAATAAAAATAGATCCAAAAAAATTCAAATTTCATTGTACGCTTTTTTATTCTAAAAATAGAATGGACATTGAGAATATAACTTATAAAGTGCCGCCTTTAAAAAGTAAAGTATTAGGATTAAGAGTTTTCGGTAATAAAAAAGATGTTTTGGTTCTAAGATTAGATAATGCATTCGGCGAATTAAGAAAAAAATATTTAGACATGGGTTTGAAAGACACTTTTCCTAAATGGCGTCCACATGTATCTGTTTCTTATAAATATGATAATAAAGAAGATATAGCAAGCGTAGCAAATTTACCAGATTTTGAACTGGTAGCTTCACATGTTACCATTGAGGATCATAAATGATAGTTGATATTTACCTTTTATATTCATTTGTTAGAAGACTTGTAACACCATTTAATAAATGGAAAGCTTATGATGATGGAACAATTGATGAGAATGGAAATATTCTAATTCCTAGAAAAGATCTTTCTGGTAATGCGAAAAATAATTTTGGTCTATTTGACTTGCTTATCTTAAATTTGAAGAAACTTCTAGCCAAATTGCCAGGCGGATCAACTAAGATTGCCACATTTGGCGCGGCATTGTTTCTCATTAAAGAAGAGAAAAATATCACAGAAGATAATATTGAAGAAATTATTAACAGAATTCCGACTCTTTTAGAATCTCATATACGCGAAGCTAAATTACTCGTTGAAGATGGAGCTCCTGCTGGTATTGTTGGTGGTGGAACAACTCCAATCACATCAAATAGCGTAGGAAATATTGCTCGAAAGAACGACAAATCTACTCTTCTTTTCAAAAAAACTGTAAAGAGAAAGAAGAAAAAAGATGAAGAGCTTTAAAGATTATCTTATAGAAGGTCGCGATGCTCCATTATATCATGGAACCGATTTTCATAGCGCAGCTCTTATTATTCAAACAAATAAAATGAAAGCTACAAACAGACATTACGATGGAAAAGGTAATGCTGTATCTATGACTAGAAATATGAAATATGCTTTTAGGTTTCCACTATGGGCTGGCGATGCTTATGATGACAATGATGTAGTAGTATTTGAATTAGATCAAAGAAAACTTGCACAAAGATATAAAATAGTTTCATTTGCATTTGATATTGGTACAGGAAGATCTATGGCAAGAGGGCCGAATGAAATGAGTGAATTTGAAGAAAGAGTGTACTCAAACATCGCGAATATTAACAATTTTATAACAAAAATATATGTAAAAGATTTTAAAGCTATGAAGAAAGACTTAGAAAGACAGGCTCCGGACGGTTATATACCTTTATTAAATAATTGGAAATTATATGATCTTAAAACAAACAAATTCGTCAACAGTGTTAGCAAAAAATCTAACGATAAATTAACAGCATTAAAGATAAAAAATAAGAAACTTGACCATGCTATGTCATGGGAATTAGGTTAAAACTGTTTACATCAACATAATCATGTGATATAAAGTAACAATATGAATGATTTAGATATACTATTCACTCAGCAAAGATATGCTGAGCAATTATCCACACGACTAGATAAATTTACCTTGAAAAGATCATCACCTTTTCAAGCGGCTTTTCGTTGTGATATATGTGGAGACTCTCAGAAAAATAGAAATAAACGTAGAGGTGGTATTATCGAAAGAGATATGAATCTCTTTTATAACTGTTTCAACTGCGGTGCTTCTCATATTTTACCTCATTACCTCCAATTATATCATCCAGATTTATATTCAAAGTACATATTTGATGTGAAATTGAATAAAACTCATGCATATGAATATAAAGAACCTGAGCCTAAAGAAGAATTACAGAAAAATCCTCTTCGTGATATTCAGTTGGCAAGAGAGAACACTTTCGCTTATCAATATCTAAAATCTCGAAAAATACCTGAAGATAAAATGGATCTATTCTATTTTACTCATAAATTTTACGAATATGTAAATTCGGTCATTCCCGGAAAATTCGACGAATACGCATTAAAACATGATCATGAAAGAATTGTCATACCATTCTTTGATATCATGGGAACATGCTTCGCTATCCAGGGAAGATCGTTATCAAATAATTCAGATGATATTAAGTATATTACAATCCTATTTGATGATGATAAAAGCCCAATATATGGTCTTGATCGTGTGGATTGGAATAAACAGGTTTATTGTACTGAAGGTCCTATTGACTCTCTTTTCTTAGAAAATGCTATTGCAACAGCAAGTTCTGATAATATGAATGTCGATAAAAAAGTTGTTATTGTTCTGGATAATGAACCCCGGAACAAGCTAATCATAAGGAAGTACGATAAATATATTCATATGAATTACAAGGTCTGTATATGGCCTGAAGACGTGACCTTCAAAGACATAAATGAAATGATAGAAAACGGCCTCTCTTCAGAGGAGATACAATCTATTATAGATCGAAATACCCATCAGGGAATTAAAGCAAGGATAAAATTTAACAAATGGAAGAAGATGTAAAAGAAATCTATGTAAGTAAAATTATAGAAGAGGACGGAGAGATTGTGATGTTATTTCAGCCAGACCTTCTTAAGAAAATGAATTTTAGAGGAAATACTTTATGGCAATGGGAACCACAAGAAAATGGTTCCATTATTCTTTCACAGGTAGGTGAAGTTTAATGGCTTTATTTGATGAATTTATTCCACGAAAACCTAATCATTATCCATGGACGCAGGAATTCATTGATAAAATGTGGCAGGGACATTGGACTCCAAATGAATTTGATTTTAAAGGAGATTACAATCAATTTCATTCTGAGATGTCTGAACAGGAAAAGCAAATTATTGTAAGAACACTTTCTGCGATTGGCCAAGTAGAAGTTGCAGTGAAAAGATTTTGGGCAGAACTTGGTAATAATCTTCCACATCCAGCAATGTATGATCTTGGTTATGTCATGGCCAATATTGAAGTAATTCATAATCAAGCCTATGAAAAACTTCTTGAAACTCTTCGTATTCGAGATATTTTTGAAAAAAATTTAAATGAACCTGTTGTTGCAGGGCGAGTGAATTATCTAAGAAAATATAATTCAAAGGTTTTCAAAGATAATAAAAAGCAATATATTTACTCAATTGTATTATTTACTCTTTTCGTTGAATACGTTTCCCTCTTTACTCAATTTTATATCGTTCTTTGGTTTAACCGTAATAAGAACATTCTCAAAGATACAGCACAACAGGTTCAATATACGCGTAATGAAGAATTAATTCATGCTTATGTAGGAATTAAAATCATCAATACTCTCAGAGAAGAATATCCTTATTATTTTGATGCTGAACTTGAAGCAAAAGTTCAGGAAGAAGTATATGAAGCATTCATTGCTGAATCAGCTCTAATTGACTGGATGCTTGGAGATTTTAATGAAGAAGGTTTAAATCCTGCTATTCTTAAAATTTATGTAAAGAATAGATTAAATTGGTCTCTTGAGCAGATTGGAATGAAAACAAAGTTTGTCCTAAGCCCATATGACATTCAATTACTGAATAAAACCTATTGGATGGAAGAAGAGTTATTTGGCAACTCTATGACAGACTTTTTTGCAAAAAAGCCAGTAGATTACGCAAAAAACAACAAAACATATAATGAGGATGATATTTTTTAATGTTTTTGAATAATAAATACACGAAAATTTATTTTTCTATAATAGAAAAGAGAAAAAATTCAAATTCATTAACTGATGTTAATTATGAAAAACACCACATAATTCCCAAATCTTTAGGCGGAAATAACAAAAAAGATAATCTCATATCTTTAACGGTAAAGGAACATTTTATTTGTCATTTATTACTAACGAAAATGACTGAAGGAAATAATAAGACCAAAATGGTCTGGGCATTACATAGAATGTGCTATTCAGAAAATTCAAATATGAATAGAAAATTCACAGCTAAACAGTATGAATTAGTAAGAAAAATATATATTAAAGAAGTTGCGTCAAAACCAAAGTCTGAAAAAACTAAAGAAAAAATGAGAAAAAAGAAAAGTAAAGAACATTGCGAAAATATTTCCAAGGGTAGAAAAGAATATTGTGATTCTTTAAATGATGATGAAAGAAAAAGAAATAATATATCAACCAAGAAATGGATTGATACTATTTCAGAATTATATCCCAATGGTTTACGTCACGGTTTAAAACATTCTCAAGATAGCAAAGATAAAATATCAAAATCTTTAATAGGATTTAAACATTCTCATGAAACCGTTAAAACAATGAAAGATAATAATACGGGATCAGGTAATCCCATGTATGGAAAAATAAGAATAACAAATGGAATAGAGAATAAATCGATAAATTTATATGATATTATACCAAACGGCTGGTATAGAGGAATGACTAGATTTAATAAAAAAGAAGGAAAGTAACCTATGACAAAAGCAACTTGGCTGAACAAGGATTCACGAACATTTTTATCACGAGGATATTTGAGAGAAGGCCAAGAAGCCGAAGAACGAATTAGAGAAATTGCGGAAGCAGCTGAAAGAATTTTGGGTAAAAAATTCAAAGGTTTTGCAGATAAATTTGAAGAATATATGTTGAGGGGCTGGATTAGTTTATCCAGCCCCGTTTGGTCAAACTTTGGTAATGATCGCGGTCTTCCCATATCATGTAACAATGTCTGGATAGATGATACAATCGATGATATTATCTATAAGAATATGGAAGTTGGAGCACAGACTAAAAATGGCGCTGGTACTTCAGGATTTTTTGGTGAATTAAGACCGAGAAATGCTCCGATTTCTGCTGGTGGTTTCACATCAGGCCCCGTTCATTTTATGGAAATGTTTGAAACAACAATCAATATTATTTCTCAATCAAATATTCGTAGAGGTAATTTTGCAGCATATCTTCCAGTAGAGCATCTAGATATTATGGAATTTCTTGAAGCCCGTGAAGAAGGTCATCCTATTCAAAAACTTTCTCTAGGAGTATGTGTTACAGACGCATGGATGAATTCTATGCTAGCAGGAGATAAAGATAAGCGTAAAATATGGATGAGAATTCTTAAAAAACGTTTTGAAACTGGATATCCATATATTTTCTATACAGATACAGTGAATAATAATGCTCCTGATGTTTATAAAGACAAAGGGATGAAAATTCATTCGTCGAATCTCTGCTCAGAAATTACTCAACCATCATCATTAAATGAGTCATTTGTATGTTGCTTAGCTTCAATTCCAATTCTTGGATATGAGGAATGGAAAGAAACAGATCTTGTAGAGACATTAACATATTTTCTTGATGCTGTGATGTCTGATTATATTGAGAAAATCAAAAACAAGCCAAATATGGCTACTTCTTACAACTTTGCAGTAAATCATAGAGCGCTTGGTATTGGAACACTGGGTTGGCATTCGTATCTTCAGTCAAAATCAATTCCATTCGAATCATCTGAAGCTGAGGATTTGAATATAGAAGTTCATAAGTTTATTTCTGAGAAATCATTAAAAGCATCTCAACATATGGCCAATATTATTGGCGAACCTCCTTTGATGAAGGGTTATGGTAGACGTAATGCAACTCTTATGGCAATTGCTCCTACCACATCAAGTTCATTTATTCTCGGACAGATTTCCCCTTCCATAGAACCTTTAAATTCAAATTACTTCACAAAAGACCTCGCAAAAGGCAAGTTCACATATAAAAATCCATATCTTGAAAGAGTTCTTGAAGAAAAATATGATAAGAACTCGCAGGAAGTATGGCATTCAATTCTATTAAAAGGTGGGTCTGTACAACATCTTGAATTCATGGATGAACATGATAAGAATGTATTCAAGACTTTTGGTGAAATTACACAGATGAATATCATCATTCAAGCTGCTGATAGACAGAAATATATTGATCAGTCACAGAGCTTGAATTTAATGATACATCCAAATACACCCGTAAAAGATGTGTCGCAACTTCTTATTGAAGCATGGAAGCTTGGTGTAAAAACTCTTTATTATCAACGTTCTACAAATCCAGCCCAAGAATTAGCTCGTAATCTAACTAAATGCGAAGCATGTGAGGTATAAATGAACGAATTTTTAATCTTTATAATGGTTCTTTTCCACCCTTCTCCAGAATCAGAGGGAATTAAGATACCATTTACAATGAAACCAGCAATATATAATACAGCAAAAGAATGCGAATTGGAAAATATTAACAAAGTAAAGAAATATTTACAGGAATTTTCATCGCAAGAGAGATTAATAGCTCCGCGTGCTACAATTTTCGTCATATGTAAACCAAATGGAATTCCTACATAAATAATCATAAAGGGTGTTTTATGATTAATTTTAAAGAATTTTTAAATGAGCATATTGTAGTAGGGGATTTGAAAAAGTCTCCTACTGATTTGTATTATGTATCTCCAGGGAGGGATGACAAGTCAAAATTGTTCATCTATCCAAAAATCAAAGATATGCAATATGATTTTAAAATGGTATATACTGAAAAAGGTTTCGATGTCATTGATGAAGCTATATCTCTATGGGACAAGACAGAAAAATATCCATACCCAGAATTAAAAAAGATATTGATGTCAAAATCAAAAGAGATTATGCAAAATACATATCTAAAAGCTGAGGAAATTTTAGATAAGAATTTGGTGTTAGAAATTGAAAAACAGTTTAATAAACCCGAAAACATTCAACGCGCTATGGAAAGTCTGAGTTCAAGTATAACATATTCAGGATTTCTGAATAATTATGATTCATACAGAGATTATGCGAAGAAAAACACAAATTCTTATGGTAGAATAATCGTAACATTACAGTCAATATATAAAATTATCGTTAATACAAACACAAAATCTATATATCCTGAATCAAACCCTATTCAACTTGCTTCAAGAATTGGAAAAATAGGATACGATGGCCAAAGCAAACAGACGTATATTATTCCTATGTCTGAGGTTTCTATTGATTCTCCCAGAGAAATATATAAAATACTTCAATCATTGGTAAAAAAATATCCAGAATTAGCCAATTATTCATATATTGATGCTATGTCCAGATCACAAGAAAGAACTTTAATCAAAGATGTTCTTGATGGCGCAGGCGAAGTTGGCAAAATGAACACTTCATATAATAACATGTTTTCTCGAAGAAATTCTATCACAGTCTATCATGGAACATCTGAAAAAATTTATAATGATTATATTAAAAATAGCGGATTACAACCTGATAAAGGACACCATTATAGCGACAAAATTATGGGACATTCTGATAAAAATGTATATTTCACAGCAAATATAGGTGATGCTCGAAAATATGCAGTAAGAGCTTCTGGTGCAAGCTCTAGATCAATGGTTCTTGAAGTTAAAATTACTGATTTCGATAAAATCACATTTGATGAAGATAATATGTATGGCGCACTGAGAAGAATACCTGAAAAAATTATGAAAGAAATAAAAGTTAGATTTTACAATCTCTATCTTCAGAATGATACAATATGGCCATTTGAACACACAAAAGAACATGTTGCAGACGTTGGTTTAGATCAAACAGAAATTTCTATTCATAGCTTAAAATACAATCTAGAAAAAAATCCTGGTAATATGAAATTGATAAAACCACTATTAGATTTCATTGGATATTATGCTGTGAAAGGCTCAACATTTACTTTCGCATATAATGGAATTATCTCTCCACGCGATATTAAAGTGAAAGAGACATTTAAATCAAAAGCATATAAAGATTCTGGCGGAGAGGCGGGCGACTGGGAAACAAAGAATTTCAAAAAGAAATATTCAGGGATTTTGAAAAGTTTCAAATCAGGAAAATAAATATGTACATTGTTGAGAAATAGTGTATATTTAATATTATAGAAACAAACTGGAGATATGATATGACTGCTATTAGATTTGCTATTGCTGAATTTTTGGTTCGACCAGAAGGTCTTTTTTATCTTCTTGTAATCGCAGAGCGAATTTTTTCGTAATGAAAAAATTGACTCGAGTAATGGTAAAGAGCTCTCCAAATCATTCAGAAGAAATTGGAGAGCTCCTCGAAACCACAACTAAAGGTGTAAAGGTTCTTTGGCCAAATAGGTCAATTGGAATTTATACTTTCGAAACGAATGATATTGTTTTCATAGGAGAAAATAATGAGTAAATTTCTTGATAAATTAGCTTTTGTGCTATCTATTGCAACAGTACTTGGCATCATGTTTATTAATGTGCTGCCAGAAATTTCTATTCTAACACTTTTGACGATTGGATTTATCGCGTATTTCGCATTTTTAAATATCGTTACGTGGTTTAAACCTGAAATTTTCAGTGAAAGTGTAATGAAAAAATAATGAGGTAGCTAAATGAAGTATTATGCTGGAATCGGAGCAAGAAAAACTCCAAAAATTACATTAGATGAAATGAAAGTGATTGCGAGTATTCTTTCGAAAGAAGGATATACGCTTCGTTCCGGTGGTGCTCATGGAGCTGATCAGGCTTTCGAAAAAGGTTGTAAAGGGCCGAAGGAAATTTATATTCCATGGTTTCTCTTCAATGGCTATATTGAAGATGATCAAATTTTCAATGCAGCACGCTTAAACAATTATCAGGAAGCGAAGACAATAGCAGCAAAATTTCATCCAACATGGAATACATTGTCTTCTACTTCACGTAAATATCACACAAGAAATGTGTATCAAATTCTTGGAAAAGATCTGAACACACCTTCAAATCTTGTTGTGTGCTGGACTTCTGACGGAAAAGCCTCTGGAGGAACTGGTCAAGCATTACGAATGGCAAAACATTACAAAATACCAATCATAAATCTGAAAATTCACTCATTTGACTTACACAATCTAAGTCAATTTCAATAAGAGAAAGATTATATTATGAATATTGAGAAAATTGTAGAAGTACTCATCGTAGTAGCTTTATCTATTGTCCTTACGACAGTAACTTACCTTATTGGTCTTCAATTAGGATGGATTCTTCTTATTGACAATATTGAATTTATTGGTGTTGTCCTGAATTATTCATGCGTTATTCTTACTGTTCGGCAAAACATCTGGGCATGGCCTATTGGTATTTTAGCTGTAATTTTTCTGGGAATTCTTTTCTGGAATTATTCTCTATATTCAAGTTTAGCTCTTTCCATTCTTTACTTCCTTCCGGTTCAGTTTCTTGGCTGGTGGGCGTGGCTTAAAGGCGGTAAAGATCGAACTGAATTAAATGTCTCAAATCTCACATTCAACCAATGGGGTATGATTATTATTAGTGTACTTCCTCTATATTTTGGTGTATCATATCTTAATGTGTTTTTAGGTGGAGCCTCTCCATTTCTTGACACTGCAATTTTGATTGTTTCAATTCTTGCTCAATATCTTCTTATCTGGAAGAAAATTGAGAGTTGGGGAGCTTGGATTATTGTGAATATTGTGTCGATCTATGTTTATGGTACAACTGGAGCGTTCCTACTAGCAACACAATATCTATTATTCCTTGGAAATGCCGTATATGGATACATCATGTGGAAAAAGGATTCGAAAAATGTCTAGAATTGCAATCACGCTTGGAAAGTTCTATCCTTTTCACGAAGGTCATAAAGCATTAATAGATTTTATGCTTGAATATCCGTTGGATTTTGATGAACATTTCACATTGGTATGTGGAAAACCTGGAGATTTAATTCCAACTAAAGTGCGATTTGAGGCAGTACGTCAATATAATCACAGAAATAATTATGATGTTGATTATATTGACGACCCTGATATGCCAGATTATCCAAAGGATGATGTAGACTTTTGGGAAAAATGGGTGAATGTAATTGAAAAAAATCTGTGGAAAGATACAGATGAAGTTTATCTTTTTACATCCGAAGTATACGGCGAACAGTTTGCTCGAGAGATTCAAGCAAGAATTCCATATGTAAAGAAATGTGTTCATATTCCATTTGATCCAGATCGAACATCTTATTCTATTTCTGGATCTGAAATTAGGGATGATTTTCTCAATATGGAATATGCTGTTGACAAACATATTATCAATTATTTGACTAAATATGTTTATTTTGTCGGGGCAGAGTCCACAGGTAAAACTACAACAGCTAAAAGAATTTCAAATAGAATTCTTTCCTCGCTATATGTGTCTGAATATGCTCGCGGATATCTTGAAATGAAGGGTGCTCGATTAACGCCTGAAAAATTTCATGATATCATTAATGGCCAATATGCACAGGAATTATCATCTACTAGATCTTGTCATCTGTTCAAATTTTATGACACATGTCTTATCACAACCTATGGCTGGGCTAAACTGTATTATCCTGAAATTGCTTTCTATATTAAAAAAATGTTTGACCTGAAAGCAATTTACACTAGCAGAAATACTCTTTTTGTGATGATGGATGATGACATTCCATTCACGCCTGATAGTTTACGATATGGTGTGGATAAAAGAGATACAACAACAGAATATTGGGCAAGTATTCTGAACGAATTCGATATTCCATTTGTGATGTATAATCGTGAAATGGAAAACAAAATTATTGACGTATTTAACGAAAAGGGTTTATATAATGGAATTTCCTGAACTGTATAAAAAAGATGAAAATGAAAACATTCGCGTATGGTGGATGGAAGTAGAAGAAGATCGATATCGCGCACATTCTGGTGTATTGGGTGGTAAGATTGTGACTTCTAAATGGAAAACTGCTATTCCAAAAAATGAGGGTAAAACAAACTCTACAACCGGTGCTGAACAAGCATTATCTGAAATTGAAGCGAAATATACGTTTCAGAAATTTCAGGGAAAGTATTTTGAAACCGTTGAGGAAGCACAGAAAACAAAGGCACAATATTTTAATCCTATGCTTGCTAAAAAATATGAGGATGTTAATTTTACATTTCCTATTTTTGCACAACCAAAGCTTGATGGTGTGAGATGCATTGCCACTAAAGAAGGACTGTTTTCGCGTAATGGAAAACGCCTTGTCGCGACACCTCATATTTCAGAAGCGCTTGAGGAGTTTTTTGATAACAATCCAGAAGCAGTTCTTGATGGAGAACTTTATAATCATGAACTAAAACACGATTTTGAGCGAATTATTTCTCTTGCTCGTAAAACAAAGCCAACAGATCTTGATTTAGAAGAGTCTGAAATGATTCAATATCACATCTATGATATTGTCTCAGACAAAACATTTAATGATAGGTTCTACACAGCTAAAGATGATATTGAGGCAATTCTAACTTCAGCTTATGATTTTGGTTGTATTAAGATTGTTGATACATTTCTTGTTGATTCTCAGGAAATGCTTGATATGTATTATGGTAAATTTCTTGAGGATGGCTATGAAGGTCAAATGCTTCGTGACACTTCTACCGGATATGAACAGAAGAGGTCAAAGTCTCTTCTAAAGCGTAAAGAATTTGAGGATGCTGAATTTGAGATTGTTTCTATTGAAGAAGGAATCGGAAATTGGGCAGGATACGCAAAAGTATGTGTGATTCGCCTTGAGGATGGCACAACTCAGAAAGCGTCTCTACGAGGAAACTTCAAGGATAATAAAAAACTTCTTGATGAAAGAGAAGAATATGCTGGAGGTGAAGCAACCGTTCGTTATCAGAACCGCACATCAGATGGAAAATTACGATTTGGTGTTGTAACAGCTTTTTATAAAAATAAGCGCGATCTATGATAACAACTTACTATTTATTAGGTGCATTGATTTGCCATACTCTACTTTTACAGTGGATAAATGGCAAATCAATGATGCCAATACAACCTCTATTGCAAATGGCATTAGCTTTAGTATCTCTGGCGTGGCCCCTTTTATTAGTTGCTTATATTATAGATCTTATGCAAAAGTAGTGTACATTGAACATCTTTTAGTTTATATTAAAAGATGAAAGGAATATTATATGTTTGTAAGTGATAAAGTAGATAACGCAATGATCAAAATCACTCTGGACTTTGATCCAGAGACTGGTTCTTTTCAGCTTATTGAAGAAAATGGAGCTCTTGAACTTTATTGCAATAAACATCATATTTCACGACCTGAATTAGCATTTCTTATGGGTATTTGCAAAGTAAATGATTACTATGCTGATAGATATATCGAATTTATAGATGAAACATATTACATGACAAACAATCCGGCATTCTATCGTCATTGGTGTAAAGCTGTTATCGATATTTCTTTTACATATCTATACACTAAAGTCGAAAATTTTTATTCTTCTCAGGGATTGAAGGGTAAAAAACTGGAGAATAAATGTATAAAAGTGGTTTTTGATGCATATAACAAATTTGTGGATGGCGAGGATGAATGGTATATTTTTTCATAATTTATTGCATTGGAGTGATAATAGTTGCTCCAATGATGTATTACAAATATGTTTTAGAAAATACAAGAAATAAAACTAAAACAGATATGTTTCAAATGTGCGACATATTTTTTTCGGCTTTTCTTTGGCCTATTGTTATGCCATTTTTATTTTTGGAAATAGTAATCAGTAAAACAATAGATATATTTTATTCTATTCATATTACGCTTTATAATTTTTTTGAAAAGAGAGTGAAAGAGAAAAAATGAAATATGATGTGATTGAACGAGAAATCAAAACATCTAGTGAAAATGCCAAGAAAATCAAGTTAAAGGCTGGATCCAAGGCCTTTAAAATTCTTTTTGGTAGTATCTATAAAGACATCATTAAAGGTGTCGTACGAGAACTCTTCACAAACGGATGGGATTCTCAAAAGATGGCCGGCACACTGGATATTCCAATTCAAATTCACGCTCCATCTAAATTTGAACCATATTTCTCAATCAGAGATTTTGGAACTGGTATGACACCGGAAATTGTTGATGAAATCTATTCAGTTGGTTTTGCATCAACAAAAGATGATTCAAATGAACAAGCGGGTTTCATGGGTCTTGGATCAAAGACTCCACTTGGATATAGCGATATCTTTTCTCTTGTTTCATATGTTGATGATAAATACTACGCATACGAGATTTATCTTGATGGCGATGGTGACCCTGTCATTAATCTTCAGGATAGTGGTGATACAACAGAACATAATGGTGTTCTTGTTCAGCTTCCAGTTGAAGATGGTGACATCCTGCACTTCACTAAGATGATTAATGACTTTGTTATTATGTCTACTGCAAATGTGAAGATCGATGGTAAAAAGATCGAAAATAATCTAGAGATTGATTTCATTTCATCAGAAGGTCATAAAATTTATGTATCTGACGCGTTTTCAGGTGTTTATTTGAAAATGGGTTGTGTTCTATATAAGTATTCGAATGACAATGCATATCATCTTAGAATTCCAGATAAGTTGAATCTTATTATGGATTTTCCTATTGGTACTTTCAATGTGACTGCGTCTCGTGATGATATCATTTATAATAATACTGTTGAGAATCTAATTAAAGAATCATACACCAAGTTTCTGGAAGAATATAAAATCCACTTTGAAAAGAAATTAGAAAAATTCCGAACATTTATTGATGCGAACACATATGTTCACCAACATCGAAATTTGCTAAACACTTTATATGGATATAATGTATTTTTTAAATGGCGTTCTACCGAAATAAACGGTAGAGATACTGATTATGTTCAAAAATTCAGGTTTAAACATCGTGGATACGATATTACACCACTATCATTTAGATGGGGTTCTAATAAACCAAATTTTAAGAGATCGGCCGAAAAATATAATAAGAATAAGACCTTCATATCAAAATATATAGCATTTTTTGATGATGGTTCAAATAAAAATGTATATTATAAAATTCAGAGATATATTGAAGAGTATAATAAGAGTGATACTCAATATGTCTACATTAAGGGAGATAGTAGAAAAAATCTGAAATTTCTTCTATTGACATACAGTCTTGGTGTTACAACTGTTGTTGATCTATCACTTCTGGATTATAAGTGTCCTAAAAAAATAGTTGAAAAAGAGAAAAAACATTATGTAAGAATGTGCAATTCAAGGTGTACTCCAGGCAGTACACGTGATATAAGTAATATCGAAAAGGATGATGTTTACCATTTCATCTTTAAAGATGATGATGAATCTATTGTAGATAGTGCAATTAATTACTTTGAATTAAATCACGAAGATGTTATTTATGCATATAAGAAAGACATAAGCTATTTCAATAAACATCCAGGACACTTTGTCAATTTGATTGAGACATTCAAAGCTTCAGCAGAAACATTGAATTTTTCTGATTTAGAAATCGATGAATACATTTTCAATTCAGAACAAAATTATCGCGAAAAAAATATGTTGTATTTTATCTTTCATGATAAAGTAGATTCATTTAAGAAAAAAAATATCATTTCAAAAATGAATTTGAAATGGCTTTCTGATAATGCGAGAGATAAAATTGAGAAGAGAATTCAAGAGATAAACGACATCCAGGAAAATTTAAAAAACCAATATTATTATGATATGCTTGTTGCATATTCCAGCAGATTTGGTGATAAAGAGCATAGAGAAAACACAATTAAACTTTTGAGAAAAGCAGGAGAAATCACATGATTCCATATACAATTACACCTCGTGGAGTATCTTTCATCATTGAAGGTCGTCCACGCAACATTTTAAACAGCCATCCAATGTTCGATAAAATTATTGAGGCAATTCATTCATATGATATTAATTTGCTTAAAGAACTATGTGATCTTGGTAAATTCGTTGCTAAGATTTCACATGGAGCAGTTCAGATTAATGATGACGAAGTTCGTTATAATGGTATGAAGGTAAATCAATATCTTGCTGAACGTATTATTGAACATTGGAAGAAAGACTTTCCAATCGAACCTCTCTGTAATTTTACAGAGCGCTTAATGCAAAATCCTACTTTTGACGTGCGCGAAGACCTATTCCGTTGGCTTGAAAATGGTAATATGCCGGTTTGTTCAAATGGTAATTTTATCGCGTATAAATTTGTGCGTTCTAATTTCACTCCAATTCATAATGGTCCATATGGACAAGATCAGTCTGTCGGACAAACGGTTGAGATGCCACGCGAAGCATGTGATAGTAATCGAAATTCAACGTGTTCAACAGGTCTTCATTTCTGTTCTTTTGAATATCTTCCATCATTTGGATATGATAGAAGTGGTAATGTAGTTATTATCCTGGAAATTGATCCTGCTGATGTAGTGGCAATCCCAACCGATTATAATCTTTCAAAGGGCCGCACCTGTAAGTTCAAAGTGATTGGTACAGTACATCATGAAGATGCAAAGGAAATCATGGGTTCAAATATATATGATTACGATTATAATGATGAAGATTTTGATGATTATAACGATGAGGTTGATGAAGAGGAAGATTATAATGATCACATCATGTATTTCTATCATAAAGCGACTAATCAGACATTTTCAAGTGATGATCTGATGCTGATGAAGGATGAATTGGGAACATACGCAGCAATGTCTCGTCAAACTAGAGTTCCTGCTGATACAATTAGTGGTTGGTATTCAAAAATCGTAAAGGCTGGTTTATGCTAACTTTTATAATTATGTTGGTGATATTCATATTAATTTTAAGGAAAGTAAAATGGAAATGAAAGTTGGAGAAACAAAAGATTTAACTCCCGAGGAGTTTGAGAATATCGAATATAGTGATTCTTATAAAGAAATTGAAAGCGAGATTGTAGATCAGTCTCGCTGGGAGACCTGGCATACTTCAGTTTATGAAAAAGACGGAGAGTTTTTTCGAGTAGATTATAGTAGAGGATCCACAGAATATCAAGACGAAGGACCTCAGAATATCACAATTCAGAGGGTTGAGAAAAAAGAAAAAATTATTTGGGTTTATGAATAATGGTTAGCGCTTATATCAGACCATGTTATTTAAATCTTGATAAACCATTCATCATTGAAGGTCGTATACATGATCTTGGTGGTACTGTTTATTGGACTATTGCTAGATTAACTGAAGATGATGCTAGATTGTTGGTTGATGAAGGTTTAAATTGGCGCGATGTTATTGACTGGGAAAAGCATTGGTATAAATTAGAAATTCTAAAACTTGAAAAACAACAAAATGAAATTGCGAACAAGCTAAAGGAGCTTAAAAATGAAAATTAATAAAGATGCTTGGCATTACAAATTCTATCGTTGGTATGCCACAATGCGAAGAGACGTCGGCCGAGAAAGAGTAAGTAATGGTGGATCCTATGACAGATATTTCGATAATTTTCTGTATATGCCACACGATTTTTGTACTTATTGGCGAGGTGTTATTTTATGGCCATTGGTTAATCTAATTATCAATATTGTTATCTTTGGAGGAGTTATTGTAGCATCGATTTTCAGCGTTGTGAATAGCGGATACATCTTAGTCGGATTTGCTGCAATCGGGTTTTTAATCGCCGCCATCGTTGTAGCAATATCACTTATTGGTGGATATTTAAGTAAAATTGCTCGTAAAAGCAATACTATTTTTAAAGATGATAATTTTGTAGCTCAGATTTACAAGAGCAATAAAGATAAAATTTGTCCCGTAATTGAATATGAAAAAGGTGAATAATATGAAAAAATACGCTTTTGATTTATTTTTCGATGATATGTATAAAATGTTTGCAATAGTCATTCTAATAGTATTATTTTTCATAAATATACCATCATTTGTTGAAACAAGTGAAAAAACACATGAAAGTTATTCATGTGTTATAAGCACTGTGAATCTCGTAGATGATAAACTATCATGTACTTTGTATAAATAAGAAAAAGAAAGCAAATAATATATGAGCAAACAAAAATATGTTTATGGTATATGGTGTGAATATGATATGGGTTTTGATGGAATCTTATTTGAGGATTTAGAAGAAGCTTGGGATTATGCCAAAAAAACCGCAAAAGTATATGAAGAAGATAGTGAAATGTCTTTTAGTGAACTTGTTGAAAATGCCTTAATTGGATATGATACATATACACTTAACATATCAACGAAGACATAATTCATTTAATAATGTACATTTACATGGATTGTGTATAAATAAAAATGTAATACGGAACATCAGTTGTTCTAGGGAATATCGAATACAGACTTAAATAGCAAAGGAGTTTTGCATGTCAAATATTAATCTCATTCTACAAGCCGATTCATACAAATATTCACACTTTCAGTTGTTTCCTGAAGGAACTGAAATCAATAACTCGTATATTGAATCTCGAGGTGTTGATAATACATCAGGTCTTCCAGCAAACACTGAAATTGTGTTTTTCGGCCTGCAAGCATACATTCAAGAATATCTCACTAAGCCAGTTACGATGAATGACGTTGACGAAGCTGAAAAGCTTATTACAGCTCACGGTCTTCCATTCAATCGTAGTGATTGGGAAATCATCGTAAATGAGTTTGACGGATATCTTCCAATTTATATTGAAGCTCTACCTGAAGGAACAGTTGTAAAACCTGGAGTTGCAATGGTTCAGGTTCGTAATACTGATCCACGTTTCGCATGGCTTGCAAGCTTTATGGAAACAGCAATTCTTCGTGCTGTATGGTATCCTTCAACTGTTGCAACACTATCACGCGAAGCAAAGAAAATCATTAAGAAGTTTCTTGTTGATACTGCTGATAATACGGATGGTCTCCCATTCAAACTTCATGACTTTGGTGCTCGCGGAACCTCAAGCTCTGAAACAGCAATGCTTGGTGGTATGGCCCACCTTGTGAACTTCATGGGAACCGATACTGTGGAAGCTCTCGTTGGAGCAATTCGTTATTATGGAGCTGATGGTCCAGTTGGATACTCAATTCCAGCATCTGAACACTCAACAATTACATCATGGGGCCGCGAAAATGAAGTCAAGGCATATGAAAATATGCTTGACAAATTTGCGAAACCAGACGCAATTATCGCATGTGTGAGTGATAGCTACAATATCTATAATGCCGTGGAAAATCTATGGCCTTCCCTGAAGGACAAGATCGTAGAATCTGGTGTGACACTTGTTATTCGTCCTGACTCTGGAGACCCTGTAACTGTTGTAACAGAGATTACAGAAACTCTTTCTCAGAAATTTGGTTACACTACGAATAGTAAGGGATATAAAGTTCTGAATAATGTACGTGTTATTCAGGGTGATGGTATTGATATCACATCTCTTCGTAGCATTCTGTATGGTCTTATGAGCAAAGGTTTCTCTGCTGATAATATCGCGTTCGGTATGGGCGGCGGCCTTCTTCAGAAGGTCAATCGAGATACCCTTAAATTCGCAATGAAAACTAATGCTATCCGTAACGATGGAAAATGGATCGATGTATACAAGCAACCCATCGGTTCTGAATTTAAGAAGTCAAAGGCTGGTATTCTCAAAACTGTAAATAGGAATGGCGAATTTATTACAGTTCGAGCTAGTGAAGCTGATGATGAATTAAATTCAATGTTGACGGTGTTTATAAACGGTAATATTCCAACACCGTACACTTTTGACCAAGTACGTGCTAATGCGGAGGTGAAGTAATGCGTAAAGTTAGTATTTTCATTGGCCGTTTTCAACCGTTCCATATGGGACATTATGCAATTGTTAAGTCTGCTCTTGAGCAGACTGACTTCCTTGTGATGGTTTTGGGATCACATAAGAAATCCATTAATACACGTGACCCACTCACGACACACCAGCGAATTGATATTATCAAAAGATCTTTATCTCAAGAACAGCTAGAGCGTATTCGATTTGTAAAAGTTGAAGACTATGAATATAATCTGGATAAGTGGATCGCATCTGTAAATACTGCTATTGCGAATGCTAATCTTCCTTGGCATTCTGGACCAACTTCATATTATCTTGCTGGTATGATGAAGGATCATAGTTCGTTTTATCTTAATCTTTTTCCTAATTACAAATCAATTATTTGTGAGACAGACGAGAATAATACTCTTAGCTCAACATTTATTCGTAAAATGTGGTATGAAGGAGAACAAGGTCTATATGATGCGTTTGTTTCAACAGAAGCATATAATTTGTTCGATGTGTATATTGAACAAAATGATAAGAAATATAGTCTAAAATACGAATACAATTTTGAACAGGAATATCCTGGAAAATGGGGTAAAGGTCCTCACCTAACTGTTGATTCTTGTGTTGTTCAAGCTGGACATGTGCTTCTTATTCAACGCGGTAAGGAATATGGCCACAATAAGTGGGCATTACCAGGTGGGTTTGTGAATCCTTATGAAACCACTCTTGATGCCTCACTTCGCGAATTGGATGAAGAAACACAGATTAAATTACCAATGAAGATTTTACGTGGTAGTTTGGTTTCTTCTAAACTTTATGACTCTCCATATAGGTCAAACCGTGGTAGAGTTGTAACGAATGCATTTCAATATCGTCTTTCCGATGTTGGACCTTTGCCTAAAGTTGTTGGTTCTGATGACGCAAAAGATGCACAATTTGTTCCAATTTCTAAGTTTTTGACAATGCAGGATGAAATGTTTGAAGATCACTACTCCATGATTTGCGATATATTAAAATTATAAATATCATAAAGGAGAAATAATGATTTATAAATTACTAGCAACACAAATAAGCTTATCAACAGCAAATACTGTATATGATTCAAAATATGTTAGATGCGCAAACGATTCTGCAAATAGTTCGGTTATAACTCTTGCAAATACAAGTGGAACAATAGGAACTGTTACTCTTGCAGGTCATTCATATATAGTTATTAATAAAAATACTGCTGATACTCTACAGGGTAATAATATAGTAGGAGCCCCAGTTTCAGTTACTGGATAATTTAACTGTGTACATCTCAGTTGATTTGACTTATATTAAATTATTAAATCAACGGAGATTATATCATGTCGATGGTGGAAAAGGTACTTCAGCTTACTCAATCAGCATATTCTATTAATCGATATCGTTCTTGGGAGGGTGTTGCAAAGACAATCCTCTCATTTGGATATTCGGTTGAAGAAACTGCTGCTATCATGAATAGCAAGCAGAACTTACTCGAGCTGAATTTGCTGCACGAGCAAATAAAGAACTCGCAGAAGGCCTTGGTGGTCCTGAAGCATATCTTCGTTATATCTATATTCGTATGCTTGAAGAAAGTGGTAATGAAGGACAAATTATCTACATTCCCACTGAAGCAGGTATGCCAATTCTTGAAGCTGGAAAAAGGTAAGAGTAATGCATAATTTGCTGTTCATCTTTTTAACTGTACTTGTGTGGTTTCTTCTAATTATGGTTGCTTATATGTATGATGAGAAAAACAATATCATTATATGTTATGAAAGCGGAAATCATTATTTTCAAGGCGTATGTTTAAAAGAAAAACCTGTTATTGCTAATAAGGATAAATAATGAAACCCTGGATTCATAGTAGAAATAGTGTTAGACGATATGGCGGGAAGGAAGAGGATTATCTTCCCATTCATGATTGGTTCGACCAAACAAAAGCAGCATATCCAGATGTGAAACACCGTGCAATTCTTCATCACTCATTTGGTATTTACATTTGTGAACAGGTTTTCGGTACTACACTTACAAATAGTGATGGAAAAGTTATTTCTGTTCGTGATGTAGCTGAAGATCACGTGAAAGAAGATTTTGGAGGAGTGATTCCAACAATTGAGCATTGGTTAAAAAATATGGAAACTGTGAATTGGATGACTGGTCGAGGTCAGAAAAAATTCGCAGAAAAAGAAAACGTATATTCAGATTAAAGGGAAAGTATAATGTTAAATGTAAAGACTATTGAAGCTGAAATTGAAAACGAGATTGCAGAAGCCAAAGCAGCAATCGAAAAGTTGAATGAAGAAATCAAGAATCGTTCTCAACAGGTATTTGCAAATGCAATCAGTAAGTATTTTACTGCATTTCCAATTGTTGAATATATCACATGGACTCAGTATACACCTGGATTTAATGATGGTGAACCATGCGAGTTCGGTGTGAATGGTCCATATATTCGTCTAAAAGGCGATCCATTTGACGATGAAGATGATTATGATGAGGGTACCTATATTCCAAGTGAATGGAGTCGAAAGAATTATCCAAAAGATGCTGCAAAATTTGATGAAAAATATGGAACACATTTGAATTCAATTCAGAAAGCAAAGTCTGTTGCTGAGAGTATTATTGGATGTATGGATGAATCTGTATTGAATATGATGTATGGCGATGGAAGTAAGATTAAAATCTATGCCGATCGCATCGATGTAACTGATTATGATTGTGGGTACTAATTATGAGAGTCGTTCAGGGAGATTTACTTGAAGCGAAAGAAGAAATCATTGCGCATGGGTGTAACTGCCAGGGTGTAATGGGTTCGGGTGTTGCAAAAGTTATTAAAGAAAAATGGCCAGAAGCATTTGAAAGGTATGTAGACGATTTAAGTAACTTTTCCACCAAACTTGGCGATGCGACAATAGTTTTTACTGAAGAAGGTAAATGCGTTTTTAATCTTCTTACTCAGAACAATTATGGTACAGTAGATCGTATGGTAAACTATGCGGCTCTTATTACATCTCTGCAATTCGCTATTGTATTGTATCATATTGAGACAGGCAAAAATGTTACAAGTATAGCTATTCCAAAGATAGGTGCTGGTTTAGGTGGTGGTAACTGGGAAATTATTCATCAACTTTTAGAAGATTTTGAAAAAATGTATAATGTGGAATTTGTATTATATATCATTTAAACTGTGTACAAACATAGATATTGGTATATAATATAAAAATAAATGGAGATATGATCATGCCAAGACTTATCATTGTTCGCGGAGCTCCTGGTTCTGGAAAGTCTACTTTCGTAAAGAGCTATATTCAGTATCTGGAGCCTCAGAAGAGTTATGCTCATTTCGAAGCTGATATGTATTTTGAGATTAAAGGTGAATATCTCTTTAATCCAAGTCTTCTCAAGAATGCACATAATTGGTGTAAAGAACAAACCGAAAAATCAATGAAGAATTTAGTTGATTGTGTTTTTGTGAGCAACACCTTCACAAAACATTGGGAGATGCAAGCGTATCTCAATCTCGCAAAGAAGTATAATTACGAAGTCAATGTTTATTATTTGAAATCTTCATATCAGAATGTTCACGGTGTTCCCGAAGAAGTTGTTCAGCGTATGATTTCTCAATATGAACCTTATGAGGATGAAGAAATTGTTTATTGAAATCTATCTTATTATTGGTATGCTATTATTGCTATACGCAATTTATAAGAATGGAAAAGATATTGAAGAAGGTTGGCTTCCTGTTTTAGTCGCAATGGTTGTTTTCGTGTGTCTATGGCCATTTGTAATAATTTATTTTTCTATAAGAAAGGAAAAAAAATGATTTATTATTTTATTATTGGAGTGGTGTTAGCATTGGCAGGACATTTTGCTGCTGAATATCTAGATCCTAAATATAAAGAATTTAACTTTAAAACTAAAATTGCCGCATTTATGACAAATGTGATTTTATGGCCTATTACTATTACATTAGCTGTTTGGAGAAAAATGAATGGCGAGTGATTTAATTATTGACTTTGAAACACTCGGAAATGGTTCTGAAACCGATTCTTTTATTGTAGTTGATATTTCATATCTTTTTTTCGATATCACTCAATCTGAAAAATTTGATGATCTTGTTGAACGAGCTGTACGTTGTAAGTTTTTACTTGATGAACAACGCGAAATTGGTTGGAAAGCTGAAAAAGATACTATGGAATGGTGGAAAACTCAATCCAAGGAAGCTTTAGCAGAGTTAAAATCAACTGATGGCGCTATGACATTATCTGATTTCACTTCAAAATTTAAGTCAGATGTTTCTAAACATAAAGTTAAGAGGGCGTGGTCACGTGGTACCGATTTTGATTTTCCTATCCTTAAAAGGATATTCAGAGAAGTTGATGATAACATCAACAAAGTTTTCAAATATTCGTCTGTCCGGGATATTAGAACATATATGGATGTTATGGGTAATTTTGAATTAAAGGACCTTGGTGCAATTCCTCCTACAGCTGAAGGTGTGAATTTTATTAAACATGATTCGCGGCATGACGTAGCAATGGACGTCATGCGTCTACAATATTTTATGAACTAGGAGAAAGCTATGACATTTCTGATTTATATTTTGATTGGTATCGTTTATTCTATTTACGATGTTTATATGGCTGAAAAAACAAATGAACTTGGATATAGAGACCATAGTATTGCATTAAAATCATTCGTTTTCATCATTACAACGCTTATCTGGCCTTTTGCTATTCTGATGTTTGTTATTAGAGCCATCACTAAACTAGCAAGAAAGAATTAAGATGACAGAAAAAATGATGCCTGGAATTGATGGCACAAAGGATTTTTATTGGGATGCAAACGACACAGGTCTCTATGGGTATTACAAAGATATAAATACCAATAGTGGTCCTGTTGGAGATTGGTTTGCATCGCATAAAGACGTTATTCAGAAAATACCTAGTGATCGCCGTAATACTGTTATTCAGGCTGGCGGAGCGTTCGGCATGTATCCGATTCTTCTTAGTAGGTATTTTAAAACTGTATTTACGTTTGAACCTGATCCTGTTAACTATCGGATACTTTGCAAGAATCTTCAACATCATGAAGTAGATAATGTTTTCGAAAGTAATTTAGCTCTAACATCAGAAGAAAGCAAAAATTACTTAGCATTAGTTGATGGGGATCCTTCAAATCGTGGAACCACAAGAGTGCAAACTCATTTAAGTTTTATCAATAATTCACTTGCTGCTACTACAATCGACTATATGTTTGAACAGAGTGATAAAAAGATCGATTTAATATGGTTAGATATTGAGGGACATGAATATTCAGCTCTTCAAGGAGCAGTTAAAACCATTCGTAAGCATAATCCTATTATCGGAGTTGAACGTCCTACAAACGAAGTATTTGATTTCATGAATCGAAATGGTTATATTCCATGGAAGAATTCTAAGATGGATGTGTTTTTTGTGGGAACAGTAGGTAGACAAATTTAATGCCGTTTCTGAGCTTCGGCTTCCATTTTTTTACGCTCTTCTTTATCTTTCACTAAAGCAACGACAATATCCCGTTCATAAGGAACTAGATTATCATATTCATCAACAGAATAGTGATAGTTATCCTTTAGAAGAAACTGTAGCTGGTAATAATTTTCGATGTTATTACCAGCTAGACATATCATAAAAAATTTCGAATATCCTTGATGGTTACTTCTTTTCCGCTATCTAATTTGAATGTATACTGGATAGATGGCATAGTTTCCATAAACTTATAAAGCTTAGTTGAAATACCACTCAGAGAACCTACGAAAGTTTCAAGTTCTTCACGTGTAGTATCATCTCCAATTGTGTATACTTTGTCGGAGTCATATATGGATTCAATACAATCAAGTATTGAATCGTATGTGACTTCGGCTTTTTTCGTTTCATCAGAATTACTTAGCTTTTCCTGATATGATAGGATTTTATCAAATGTAAGATCCTTCATGATGAAACCAACCTCAGCATTAATTTCAATCTTATATTCATGATCTTCTGGAAATGTTACATCGATTTTCTCAAGATCGATTTCGAGTTTTTTCTTTTCTTTGGTTTCTTCATCAACATAATCAATTTCAACAATTTCACCTGAAGACTTAGCACGAATTTTAAGTAAAAGATTTTCAACATCATATGATGCAAGTTTTGAAATGGATACATCAGGATCAAGAATACAACCCTGTAAAACTTTTCTAATATTTGTGTTGATAAAAACTGGGTCAGTTGATTGAGAAACCATCATCAAAATCTTTTCTTCTCCAACTGTATATGGTCTGTATTCAACCTTTTTCTTTACCGAATGTAAATGAATTGTGTAGGATGGTTGTTTTACGATAGGTAGCATAATATCTCCTTATGTTATAATAGAATTTGTAATTTCAATCGCGTCAGTCACTGATAGCGAGTTATCCAGTGATGTGTTTTTTTCTGTAGTAGTATTTATTGTCTCTTCGGTAGAGAATGATCTATATGCAAATGTGACAGGTAAACGAGCAATCGCATCATTATTTTCCCAGCCCAATGTAATACTTCCCATATTCAAAGGAAAAACCTTTTCCATATTATATGTTATCACTTTCCCATCAGCAATATTTTTAATTGTAATTTCCATTGTTCCATAATATTCTTCTGGGTAATTGAATGATTCCAGAGACATTCCATTTACCTTTTCTCTACTGTGATTGGGATCAAATGAATAAACCATTTGTACCCATTTCTGGAAGAAACCCAGTATCACATTTGAGTTATCAATGAAGAAGGTAGCAGTGATATCATCCATTTCCATTGATGTAGGTCTTTTTTCAATAAGACCATATCCCTTATGTTTGATTTGTTCAGATGCGAACTGAACTCCAGGTATATTGACTGTATCACACAGAAATGGAATATCACGCGATATTGAAATAAGCTGTGATGGCGGCGTGATTTGAACTGTAAAGCGATTAAGTGTGGCCAGACCATCTAATTTATTGATTGTAGACATGATGTCAACGATTCGGGACATTGTTCCTCTTTTTATAAATAATAAGAATTCTTAATTATATTTATAAGGAAAAAGATGAACAGTTTTAAACAATTTCTCGAAGAAGGTAGAGATGCTCCTTTATATCATGGGACTGATACTCATGCTGCAATTCAAATCATTGATGCCGATACACTCGAAGGAAGAACCGACAACCATTCAAGACTCGAGCCTTTAAATTCATGGGGCGAAAAGAAAAAAGAGTTAGTTGTAAATGTGAATCATTTCAAACCAAAAAAATATACAAAATTTAACGGTTCGTCTTTTTCTCGCGATATGAGGAGATCATTGCATTGGAGAGGCGGAGGACTGTGTTTTGAAGTAGATCAGAGAAAACTATCTCAAAGACATAAGTTAGTTCCTATCAACATCTTTATGGCTATGGGTTATAATAAACATGCGAAGGACGAAGAACTTGCAGAAGAATTTGTGATTGGAGATATTAAAAACTTTAGACGATATATAACAAGAATCATATTTCTAAAAGAATGGGATTTATCCACATTTTTATTAAATGCTCAATTCTCTTTAAACCCAGACAAACTTCTGGGTTTCAGATATTTTCTATATTCAGAAAAGAAAACATATGATGTAAAATCGAAAAAGGATTTTATTAATATGTTGAAAGATTTGAAAATTTATGAAAAGATTATGAATGGCTAAGTATAAACAAGGCGTCTTCAAACCGCTTAGACCAGAAAAATATAAGGGAGACCTTAAGAAGAACCCACCGGTGTATCGCTCAAGCTGGGAATTAAAGCTTATGGTCAAATTGGACAATCACCCTGACGTGATCCAGTGGTCATCAGAAGGTATCGTAATTCCCTATAAGTCTCCAATCGATAATAAGTATCATAGATATTTTGTGGATTTCTATGTTAAGTTAAAAGATAAAGATGGAAATATACAGGAAATGATTATTGAAGTTAAACCATTGGGCCAAGTTATGGAACCAAAAAGAAGAAAGAATCAACAGGATAGAACTTTTCTACGTGAAGTAATGACCTGGGGAGTGAACCAAGCAAAATGGGATGCTGCTCGCGCTGCTGCAAAAAATAAAGGATGGAAATTTGAAATATTCACAGAGGATGATCTTAATGTCCTTTAAACAATTCCTAGAAGAAGGTAGAGATGCTCCTTTATATCATGTTACTCCATTGGATAACTTTTTTGATATAGCTATGTCAAATAGACTAAATGCAAGTAATTTATGGACATATGGAGCTAAACCCACAGTATCATTTACTCGTAATTATAAATTTTGTTTCGAATTTGCCAGACAACATCTGGATACTGGAACAGGCCAATTGAGAGATACGAAAGATATCGCAATACTTGAAATCGATCAAAGAAGACTTTCACAGAGATATAAGATTATTCCTTATAGAGATTTAATTAATTTGGGTGATGGATCAAGACTACATTATAATGAATTTGAAGAATATATTCAGGGAGATGTGAAGAATGTAAGCGACTATATTATAAAAACTCATATACCCGCAAGAGAATATTGGCATTCAAACGATGTTGCGTTATCGTATAAAAAGAAATACAGGAGATTTATATCATTAGTAATGGACTTTAAACCCTGGGATACTAAATCAAGAAAGTTTATTGATGCCATATAGTTTCAAACAATTTCTTGAAGAGGGACGAGACGCTCCGTTATATCATAGCACTGCTTATCGTTCAGGTTGTATCATCTTTGAAGATAATGAAATACGCGCGAGAACATATCATATCAAAAAGTCCATGTTAGATGATAAAGCAAAAATAAAAAAAGCGTTCTCCAAGCGTGTTTTTGGTGGCTCTGATGAATATGTTGATGGTGTTGCAGGTGTTTCACTAACTCGTAATTTTAAGTTTGCAAAATCCTGGGGTGATATAATATTTGAAGTAGATCAGAAAAGATTAACTCAAAGATATAAGATTATTCCATTTAACTATTTTGTTGACCAGAGCAGTAAACCCGCAAATTTTAGAAAAGAAGCAGAAGAATTTGTAATTGGCAACATATTTCCTTTAAATAAATATCTTATAAAAATACATATAAGCGTTGATTATATGTCTGAATTTGAAGAACGATATGGAAATAAACTTAAAGGAATTGAAGTTGTTGGGGTTTAAAGAATATTTATTAGAAGGACGAGATGCTCCTTTGTTTCATGGTTCGTCATCAGGCAATGTAAACAACATGCTTGAAGAGAATATGATATCCTCGGAAACACTCCAGAAGATTGACGGAAAAAACCTAAAAGGTGTATCTCTTACAAGATCATATAAATTTGCATTAACTCATATTGGTCCAGCTTCATTTAAGCATGGCTATGACGTAATACTTGAATTAGATCAAAGACTTCTTTCTCAGAACTATAAGATTATTCCTTTTAATTGGTCTCCATCGTGGAAAGGCCCGCCTAAAGCAAGATATATGGATGATCTAGGTTCAGAGTTTGAAGAATTTGTGGTCGGTCCTATTCGTAATTTGAATAAGTATATTGTTAAAATACACGCATCACACGAAATCTATTATAATGCTTCACAGGAAACAAAAGATAGATCTTCATTTTTATTGAAACATCCTAAACTCTTTATTGATAGAAAGTTTGTCAATGCTTAATTTCAAACAATACTTGGAAGAAGGTAGAGATGCTCCTTTATATCATGCAACTGAGTACAGAGCTCTTTTGAATATTCTTATAACGAATAAATTGGAAGCCCTGAATTATCATGAGTTTAATAGTAAAATAAAAAAGAAACATAGAAATTCCTGGGGTGATGTGAAGATTATATCATTTACACGAAACATAAGATTTGCTAGAGCTTGGTTAAATCAATTAATGGGTTATGGACCTATACTTGAACTAGATCAGAGAAAACTTGCGCAGAGATATAAATTTGTTCCATTTAACTTTTTTTCCTATGGTGCTAGAGTCGACACCGATGAACTTGGTATAGACTATGATGGCGATTATGGTATGAATTTCCCATATAATCAATTTGAGGAAAATGTGATAGGTGATATTAAGAACCTCGATAAATATTTAACTAAAATAATAGTTGTAGATGATAGATGGAAATCCGATAAAATAATATCGTCACATCCTCTTTTATATGATCTAAAAACGAAAAGGTTTATCAATGCTTAATTTTAAACAATTCCTAGAAGAAGGTAGAGATGCTCCTTTATATCACGGGACTGATGCAACACTTAAAATTCTTGAGACAAATACATTGAAAGGTACACGCAGCCATTCATATCAGAGCCTGATGATTGATAAGGATGGAGAAGCAAAAGGAGTTTCTCTTACAAGAAACATAAAAGTAGCTTCACAGTTTCAAAAATGGGCTGATCACAGCAATTATGCAATCTTTGAGTTGGATCAGAAGAAACTTGCTCAGAATCATAAAATCATTCCTGTAAACTTCTGGGGAGCTCTGAAAGGTGAGCCCGCAAGATCAAAATCAATTCCAAAAGATGAAGTGGGTTCTGAATATGAAGAATTTGTGATGGGTGATATTAAGAACCTCGATAAATATATCATAAGAATATTCATTTTTAGTAAGAAGAGTAAGTTGTATGGAAAGCCGAATGTTCTTCTTGTAAAGAAGAACGATCTCATACTTGGAAAGCATAGAAGAAGATGAACAGTTTTAAGCAATATTTGGAAGAAGGTCGAGCTGGGCCTCTGTATCATGCTACGAATGTCGATAGAGCTTCGTTTATTGTGGGTGATAATAAAATAATGGCTAAAACGATACATAAGTTAAAGCCAGATTATAGAACAATAAATGGTGTTTCTCTTACACGCGATTATAAATTTGCGATACATTTCGGTTTTCATGAAATGAGATATTTTACTCTTGTTATATTTGAACTTGATCAAGCAAAACTTTCTCAAAAATTTAAAATAATGCCAATCAATTATTATAACACAACATTTCCAATAGAACAAGGGTTTAGACCATATAAAGGTGCTAGAAGATCTCAAGGTCGTCACCTGCTGGGTGATGAGAACAATGAATCGGAAGAGTTTGTGCTAGGTAATATAAAAGATGTATCAAAATATATTGTAAAAATTCATGTATGTTCTGACTTAACAAAGGAAAGAATAGATGAACATTATCCAAGACTGGCGAAACATCCTAAACTTTGGTTTGCTGAAAAGAATAACGAAAAAGGTTATTTCTACAATGCTTAATTTCAAACAATACTTGGAAGAAGGACGAGATGCTCCACTTTATCATACTACAGATGAATCTTATATGCGCTACATCATCGAAAAAAATTCAATAAAAGCGAAAACAGAACATCAAGTTGGTTATAGACCTGGTAATAGATCAGGTAATAAATGGAAAGATGTGATATCTCTTACACGTTCTATAAAATTTGCTCATCGTTGGGGAGAAAGAAAAGGTTCTGGTTATTATTTTATATTTGAACTAGATCAGAGAAAACTTTCTCAGAGACATAAATTTGTTCCCTATAACCATTTTGGCGATCATTATTATAATGACGAAAAAGGTGCAGCTCGTAGAATGAATGATGTTACTGATTTTAATTTTCCTATTAATCAATATGAGGAGAATATTATTGGAGATATCAAAAATTTAAATCAATATTTAACTAAAATAATATTATCCGAAAAATTATATAATGGATATTTTTCAGAAAAAAATTCAGATAGACAAGATGCAGTTATTAAATATGGAAAAGAAGTAGTGTATCATAAACTGTTATGGTATAATGGAAAATTCATCAATGCTCATTATTATAAGTAGGAATCAATGAATAACTTTAAACAATTCTTAGAAGAAGGTCGCGATGCTCCTTTATATCATGGAACATATGCTGAAGCAGCTGATGAAATTATAAAAGATAACACTATGATAGCCTATACAAATCACGGAAGAAAAGTAACTTCATTTTCTTATTATTCAAAAAATTTTAGAGGTAAAGTTGAGCAGGATGGCATATCTCTTACGCGTGATATTCGCTTTGCATGGTCGTGGAATGGACAAGTAGTATTTGAACTTGACCAAAGAAAGCTTGCGCAAACTCATAAGATTGTTCCCATTAAGATAGAAGGTGTTTTAAGAGGAAAAAATCGAAATGCTTTTATGCATATGGCAGAAGAATTTGTAATCGGACCTATTAAAAACTTTGATAAATACTTAATAAGAATTCATTTAAAAAAAGAATGGACTTATCCAGAATCTTTATTAAAACATCCTCTAATTAAGTGGCATTAATGACATCATTACTCTTTACAAAAGTATTAGAAAAAGCAGCAAGATCAGGAAACCCGAAATTCGGATCTGTTGAATTGCGAGATTTCCTGCGTGATAAAGCTTTGGCAGCTACATCTCGTAATGTGAGCAGTAAAAGATTCGTTGAGACAAAGAAAGCAAAAGCAAATGTAGTCACAACAATCAAACCTGGAACAATGGTTTGTTATTTCTATGATGCGAAACATAAAGCTACATTACCATATTATGATAAATTTCCAGTTGGATTTGTTATTGATGTTCAAAAAGATTATAATTTATTCTTAAATCTGCATTACTTACCGCCGATTTTTAGAGCTAGATTAATGGATGCATTATACGATTTATTAAATAATCAAAAATATGACGACACTACAAAGCTTAAAATGTCATATGACATTTTAAGAAGTGCTGCTAAATTTAAATATTTTAAACCGTGTATAAAAAAACATTTACATAATCGAATACAAAGTCATATGATTCAAATAGATGTAAGAGAGTGGGATTATGTGGCATTTTTACCTTTAAATCGTTTTTCTGGTGCAAATCAAAGAAAAGTGTGGGATGACTCAATTAAGATCATTAATAAGTCTTGATTTACACTTATCAAAATGCCATCTTAACATGATCCGACCACCTGATTTTAAACAATGTGGACATGTGTATGTTTTATTATGTGTTTCTGCTATAGCTTTCTTATGTTCAAATGTTTTAGGAACATTCTTAAGCTTTTTGCTAACTTTAATAGCATGTTCAGGTCTTTTCTTTCCATAAAATGGGTTTTTGTCCCCAGATTTTGATTCCGATAGTTTAAGTTTAGTTTTATCGCTATGCTTTTTTCCATAAAAACCGTTTAAATTACCTATTTTCTTTTTGCCAGCTTTTGATAATTTTTCTTTTGTTTCATCATATAATATCCATCCTTTAACCCAATCATCCCCTGGACATTCTAAAGAAAGAGTATTTTTAACACCATTATTCCATCTTGATAAATCATTTATGTCTATACTATGAGAAGATGTTATATTTAAAAATTTTTTCCACATATTATATTTCCGTATCTTCTTTAAAAAATTATGCTCCCATAATTGAGCAGATTTAGCATCTTCAAACGTTTTTCTTATTTGTATAATATCAGGCTCACCATATTTTTCTCTAAACATTTTCACATGTTTAGAGGAAGTAAAATATGTTTTCCATAAATCATCTGGGTGACATCCGCTATCATATAATGAGCAAAATCTTTTAGCAGTTCTAACACCATAGTAAAATTTTTGGTGTTCGCTCCAGCCTATAAGATAAGTATAAGGTGTATAAATAGACATATCATATTTCTCCTTCTTATAATGTATATAATATTTATGATATTATGAAGAAAAGGATAATAAATATCATAAAAGGACTTAAATGGTAGCTTCAAATAACCCAAATGAAACATCAGGATCAGCAAACGCTAGAGTTTCAAACCTCTCATTTCCAGTGGGAGAGATGTTAACAAAACGAACTGTTCTGCGATTTGAACAATACAATAGAGAAACACCAAGCAGTTCTATCAACTCCAACACAACCGCCATCATAAATTTACCTATGCCGATGCAAATTCCTGATAATATGTCAATGAAATCCGGTGCTGTTGATATGGACTTTACTGAAAACGTTGGCGCATTATATGAAGCAGCATCAGGAACTTCTGTTGCAGACTTAAAAGCCAAAATTGGTGGCGTATTTAATGGAAATACGAACAAAAATTTAGCTCGTGCTGCTGCTCTTGTTCCTGCAATTGTGAGTGATGACCGTAGAACTGCTGCTTCAATCGTCGGCGGTGTGGTGAAAAATCCTCACACAACCGCGTTCTTTGATGGTGTAAACCTACGTGGCTATTTTCTCAACTGGAGATTTTCTCCAAGATCACAACAAGAATCAGATGAACTAAAGAGAATTATTGATACAATCAGAGAAAGAATTCACCCTGCCGAAACATTGGGCGGTTATGCATTGGATTATCCTGATCTTGTATATGTTGATTTTGAAGGCGAGTCAAAAGAATATTTACCTAAATTCTATCGTTCATTCATCAGTGAAGTTACAGTAAATAGTTCTGTTGGCGAAGGTATGGCATTTTATAAATCAGGCGCTCCAATTGTTGTGGAACTTGGTTTACGTCTGAACGAAACAAACATCGTTACTCGTGACGTTCTTTCAAGAGGAAGTTTCTAATGGATATCTTTAAATTTTTCCCACAGATCACATATAATGGAAAGTCTTCTCGTAATATTATTTCAAAGTCTGCGTTTGTGAAGAATGTTCTGGAAAGATATAAGATCTATTACCCATACACAATCAAAGATGGTGAAAGACCGGATACAATTGCATTTGACTATTACGGACAGTCATCCTATGAATGGCTGGTGTGTTATCCCAACAACATTATAGACATTCATTCAGACTGGCCGAAGTCCTATGCCGAGTTCTACAGGTATCTGAACACTTCATATGGTGATATCAATACCACTAAAACAACAGTACACCATTACAAATATACAGGAATTAACGATACTCCAGCTTCTGAAATTGCGAGAAAGACATGGTTTATCACTCCATATTCATGGTCTAAACTCTCTACTGAAGAAAAAACTGGTTGGGAAGCTGTATATCTATATGACTATGAAATGGAATTAAATGAAAGAAAGAGAAATATAAAGCTTCTTTCAAATGAGTATCTTCCACAGATCAATCGTGAAGTGAGAGAATTGTACTCGTAATGGAAGCTTTAACACAGATTGAAGAAGTTGTTTTATACAAGTTTGGATATAATCCTATATCTTTAACAAATGATTTCATAAACATTGCTCCACAGACTTTGGAAGTGAATATTTTTGACAGTATATTCTCACCTGTTGTGAGAGCAGAAATCGTGGTGAATGACGCAATTGGTCTCTTTACTAACTTTCCTCTTACTGGTGAAGAGATTGTAAAGATATCAATTAAAAATGATGATTATAGCAGAACCGAATTCTTTGTAATTGATTTAATTAAAGAAATTGAAATATCGGATGATAACAGAGTTGCAACCTATAATATGAATCTGGTAAGCATGGAATCATGGGCAAATGCTCGTAGAACAGTTCAGAAAGCATATAATATGCCTCTGATGGAGGCTGCTGGCGAAATTTATAATGAATACATTATTAAAGAATTAAAGAAAATTCTTCCATATTACGAACCAAAGCCATTTAATGAAGGTTTATCTGATGAAAGCACGAAGCTCACAATCATACCAAACCTAAATCCATTTGCTGCAATCAATATGTTGGCTAAGTTGATTGAGCCTGCAAAGGATTCTCCTCTTACATCATATATGTTTTATCAGAACGTGGATGGATATCACCTGAAATCTTTACAGGAAATGTTTGATGATATGAGAGCATATGCGCAACGTAAGTTAGCTTATGAGAACAAATACAGATATACATCAGATGACATTCCAGGTAATGATAAATTCTCGAATGATGGGCGAATTGTTTCAAATATTGTATTCAATAAGAGACATTCTCCTCTTCAGAAGATTCAACTGGGTTATTTTCAGAATAAATTATTTGAAATAAACATTGCTCAGAAGGGTTATCATATCACTGAAACAAAACCTGATGAGATTGAACGAATTTCTGCGCATCGTCTAAATACAACAAAATATGAAGCACTCACTCCAATATTTGAAGGCGAAGAGTATTCAAACCGCACAAGATACGCAGTTACCACACAAAAAGAAAACGATCTCTCTTTTCCTGTATCGGAAAGAAGAAATCGTTGGGGTAGAGATTTGATATCTCATATTGCAATGTCACAGATTGATTTGACTATCACAATTGATGGTAATCCTGATCTAAAACCAGGCGGATTGATTTATCTAGAAGTTGCAAAAGCACATGGCTTCAATGAGAATGAGGAAGACGATCTGATATCTGGTTATTTTCTTATAACAGAAAAAAGGGATGTTGTATCGCAAACTGGGCAATACAAATCATCCCTTCGAATTCAGAAAGATTCTTACGAATCAGATGTGAATAGACCTTCTGAATATAAAGTTGGTGTAGAGAAAGAATTATTCTATTTCTAGTACGTAACTTTTAAGAACGTTGGGCAGTCACTTCTATTACAAACATATCCCATCACAGTTTGTAATGAAAGACCACATACTGAACAAGTACACGCACTTGTTTTATCATATGGTGGCCATGTAAATGGCGATGGAATACTTGGCGATGGAACAAGAGGCTTAATCTTCTTAGGTTTGTCTTTAATATCCATTACAACTTGATATATAGCATCCTCAAAGTTTTCTGTAATCAGAAGATGTTCCATATCATGATACTTCAAAGTTTCATAAACATTTGTGTAACGATAATATAATTCAGGACACCAAACAAGAATTCTTTTATTTGAATTAATTGCTAAGCCAAGCTCGAGAAGAGTAATAGGACTTGTTGTATTCTCATCAAAGAAGAAAACAATTAGATCTGAGATTTCCTGAGCATTCAGCTCCCAATCAATCTGTTCACGAACTGCATCCACAGTTGCATCTGGATCCCAATTTTCTCTACGCGGATTAAAAATGATCACATTATCACCGAATTTATTCTGTAGATTTTGTGCAAGAGATTTCTGCCAATTCTTTGCTCTGCCATTCTCAATTGAGCCAGCAAGAAAAACTTTTGTAGTGCTTTTTTCGTCACAGGCTTTCATGGCCTTGAATGTTAATTTTGTTTCAGGTGTGAGTATCATTTGTTTCCTTTATTGTGATTTTCCCAGTTTTGACCAACCATCCTAAATATGTTTGCATTGGTCCTACAGCAGTGAATGTATCAATCATAGTTCGTTTTGAATATACATCCCTAAATTCGTGATGGAAGTTTAATAAACTTGATGCAACAAAAATAGGATCAATACACTCCTGTGCTTCCTCTAATGTGATTTTTTTCTCTTCAGGCTTTTTGAAATATTTGAAAATATTCATTCGTCCCTCACATATGCTAAATATGATTCAGCAAAATCTTCTTCCATAGAATCTGTCACAAGACTGTATAGAACATCGCTTTCTACACGAATATTTATCGGCCTATCGTCTTCATATAGTTGATAATCAGCGATGATAGGCGAATATTCAACGCCATCATCGTCTTCAAGTGTGAGAGTGATATTATACACTTCATCATCGATCTGAATATCAGTGTAATAATCTTTTGTGAAATAACCCATCTTACTCTTCCTTTACTACTGCTTGAGCATACAAATCCCGGTAACCATTCGTATGCGATACCGAAACACCACCATGTAATTTATATCCATAATCATTCACCCACATTAACACCTGTTTTTCCAGAGAAAGTGTGCTATATGCTGTTAATACACGATATTTCATTACATTGCTTCCTTGTCAATATATGTAATCACAATATCCTGACCAGGAACACTTCGCATTGAGGCAAAGATGTAATCAGGGTTATCCTTTTCAAACTCAGCAATAAGAATATCATTCTCCTCTTCTGTGTTCTTCAGAGGAAGAGTAAGGCTTTTCATAGTGTCATTTTTCAGAAGTTCAAAAAATTCTTTTGAAAAAGTCATGGCTTATATCTTTCTTAGATTATTAATCATAGAGTTCATTGAGCAAATCCTCATTATCTATCCGTAAATTTCTCATTTTACTTTCAATTTGCTGAAGTAATAATAGAGCTTCGTCAATGTCGTCATCGTCATACATTGCTTCGATGATTAAATCACGTAGTTTCTTTTCAGGACTTTCAATCAACATTTAAACCTCACTTAAAAACAAAACTTCTTCAGAAATCTTATATGCCAACACATCGATTTGATCATAATGAGATTTTAAAATATTCATAATTTTAATAATTTCATCTCGAGTGCAAGCGATGCGTACTGGGATCATTCTTTCACGATATTCTATACCAGTTGTTTGATCCTGCCATATGCCAATAGATGGTGTATAGATAGTCAAACCTTTAGAAATAGATTTTACACGTCTATCCCATTCACGATGATGACGGGTTCTGAAAGGTTTACCTTCATTTGATATAGTAGGTACCATTATTTCCCATAAAGCTTTCATTTCAATCCCCAGTAAATTCTAATGGGATTTCTTCTTCAAGATCATTCATATATCTCCAACACAGGATTTCTGTTGAAAAATCCCATTCAAAGAGACCATCAATAATAACCATATATCCATTGCTGATTTTAACACTCTTATACACAGCAAATCGACTTTTATGTCTAGGCTCTGCTAGATAAATGAGTACATTTTCACCATCAGGTGGTTTCTGATCTTTGAATTTGATCCATGGAGAATTAGACATTTAGTTTCCAAACTTATCTTTAAGGCGCTCATATTCCGCCTTTTCTTTTTCCTCTTTGAATTTTGCAGCTGCATCATCCTTTGCTTTTTCTTCAAGTTCCTTGATTTGAAGAAGTTCTTTTTTAATACGTTCTTCTTTTTCATAACAAGTTGGATCGCCCAGATAGGACTGTGGAAAGATGACATATATAGTATCGCCGCCGCCCTGATTGCTCCAATAAAATCGAACTACAACCACTTCTTTATTTGGTGGATAATTCACATTACACTCAGGATAATATCCAGGGTCACCAAATATTTTTAAGTCATAAGAATCAAACCCATAGCGCCTCGAATCTATATCAGATCCAGTTCGAATCTTATAGATTTTTGCTGCAATATTTGATAATTCAACCCCAATTTGATTGATTTTTTCTTCAGCCTTTAGAATTTCATTCGCAGTAACCATAACAATTCTCCTTAGTCTGGATCGTCCAAAACCTGAACTAAAGTTTCGTATTCCCAAGTGCTTCTACCATATGATGGTACTAAAACATGATCTCGATAATATTCGGCTTTTTCTTGACAAGAAAAAACACCGACAACACCACCACCACTATCTATAACTTCGTTGTAGACGTCACAAACAGGGTAGCTAAATAATATCCATACTATCATAACGTCTCTCCTTCATTTAACTTTAATATATACAAATTTCTCGACATGTACACAATAAATATCAATAAAAGGATAAAAATGAATTTCTATGGAGATAATGTCCGCCATTGGGTGGGCATCGTAAAAGAAAAAGTTGATGAGACATATGTAAAGGTACGTATATTCGGAATTCATCCTCTGGAAGAATCTGAATTAAGCTCATCTGACTTACCACTCGCTGTTGTGCTTTATCCTACAACAGGAGCACAGATGGGCTTTGGTAATGTATCTCATAATTTAGAACCTGACACATGGGTGATGGGTATCTCTCTGGATGATACATTTATGCAGCCAATTATTACTGGAGTGATACAGGGAACTGATTATTCAATGTCTACATCGTCTTCGGGCGGCGGTGTTTTTCCTAATGATGAAAACTACACCGGTAATGGCGAAAATCCAAATGTAGATACGACCGCTGTCACAAATATTCCAGGTGGTTCTAATATAGAAAAGACTTATAATTATGTGTATTCGAAACTCACTGCGGAAGGATCGTCGAATGATCCACATCTTCATGCGTCTGCACTTGTTGGTGTTCTACGTCTAGAGACCACTAATATAAATCCTGCTGTAGTAGGCGGCTATAAAGGAAGAGCATGGGGTATATGTCAATGGTTAGGAAGTCGTAGAGTTAAATTATTTAAAAAATACGGAAGAACAAAGAGATTAGATCATCAGTTGGATTTTATGTGGTGGGAATTGAATGGTGATGAAGCACGAGCAAAAAGAAGATGGCTTTCAGCAACAAACCTTCCTGATGCTGTCGCAGGTTTTGCAGCATTTGAAAGAAATGAGAACTGGGATTTAAAGACGGCACAAGTGAAGCGAGGTCACCCCAATTTTAAGAAACAGTTAAGATATGCGTATGAAGTTTACAATACAATCAGTCATACGAAATATCCACAGGAAAATTCTGCATATAGAGGACCACAATGACGCGTAAAAAAATCAAAGAGAACACAGCGATTGGTAATGGGTTAGATCCAAGTTCTTCAAACATAACAAATGCATCTTCACCTTTAAGATCACAAGTTTCTACTGGATCACGCAATCCACATTACGAAGAAGAAAGTGAATCAGCTACATCATTGATGGGGCCAGGAGACGGTGTTCCACAGGTTGGTGGATCCATATTAAGCCAAAAATATGGTTGGGTTGGAGCATCTGGAACTTCAATAGTGATGGATGATACTCCAGGTAATGAAACGGTTGAAATTACACATCATTCCGGTGCAACAGTAAGAATAGATCCTGATGGTTCTGTATTTCTAGTATCTTCTTCATCAAAAGGAATTGGTGTATCTGCTCCATATGGTGATGCTTACATGAGCGCTGCTGGAGATATTGTGTTGAAAGGCTCCTCTCTTTCATTTGATACAACCGGTGATGCTACATTCTCTGTTGGTGGAACTTTTAATCTCGTATGTGATGCTTATAAACTTACAACAAATGTGATGGATGAAACAATAGATGGTTCAGCTTCTCGTTCTGTTACAAATGATGATTCGGAAGTGATTGGAGGCATTCAAAGATCTACTGTTGCTGGAGATCGTATGCAACAAACAACAGGTAAAAATCTTACACATGTTGGAGGAGATAACAGTACAAACGTAAATGGTAAAGAAACAATTGATGTAATGGGTGATAGAGATATCGCTGTTGGTGGAGATGCACAATATTCTGCTGTTGGAACACAGAAAATAGTATCTGAGGGAGATGCTTTCCTTAGTTCTTCTGGTAATTCGAAAGTGTTGGCTGGCGCTGATGCTGTTGTTGCCGGTGCAACTGAAGCGAGAGTACTTGGTGGATCTTCTGTGAAAGTTTCTGCTCCCACTGCAATTATGTCGGGTGATGCAACAAAGGTAACAGCAACAGGAACTATTAACGTAACAGGTGGTCTATCTGCGAAGGTATCTGCACCTGATGCTTCAGTTCATGGTAATGCCATTACTCTTGGTACTGGAAATCTAATCGCTCCTGAACCATCAGGTTCTCCATCTGCTTCTATTGGTGCGGCTGAGACCGTTGATGGCCCAGATGATACTGAAGCAACATGTGAATCTTCTGAAGCACAGATTGTTCCAGCAAATGATATTGTTGATTCACTTACATCAACTAGAAAATATCCGCAATTCCCAGGAAATGGATATCGTATGTCTGCTGATGCTGGATCGATTTACACAGTATCGCATGACAGTTCGCCAGGAGCTGAGGAAGTATACAGCTCCTATTCTTCACAAAATTATGGCAACGCAAATCCAGCTTCTATGGAGTCATATGGTTCTGTTCCAGAAATCGATAATGGATCTAGACGTGAAGGTATTACGGGAACAGAACCAGGAATATCAGTGCCTGGTAAACATAATAATTCTTCTAAGATTTCAAGATTCTTTACGCTTGGCGCTTTGGTAAATGCTAAACATTCACATAGAATTCCTCCTAGTGTTTATGAAAATGTAGTAAAGAACCACATCTATGCTGCGTATAATGTGCTGGATCCAATTAAAGAAAGATTTCCTAACATTATTATCACGTCTGCATATAGAGGAAATAGTTCTAATCATAGAACAGGTCTCGCAATTGATTTGGTTGTGGAATCTCGTTCATTAGATCAACATGCTGAAATTGCACGATTTGTAAGAGATAATCTACCAGTAGATCAGGTTTTCCTTGAAAGAAATACATCAGGGAGAACTCATGTTCATATACGCGCATCAAGATCTGGTGCTACTCCAACTGTATTAACATGCGGCGATCCTCGTTGTAGATCCAGAACATCAGGAATATCTATTGAATATTTAAGAAAAAAGGGCGTTAGATAATGGCTGAACAAGATCCTTCGCGTGGTACGGTAAACGATACATCAACTGTAGTTCTGGACGCGGACACTCTGGCAGATGTACAGCGTGGTAAAATAAAGAGACCTGAATTCTACGGAGATATGTCAATGTCTGCGATGGGTTTCGGTAATTTCCAACAAGCTGTAAGCACCGCCGGAACATATTTTAATTTTGCAAAAAATATAGCCGACAGTTTGACTGATGCAAGATCTGCTGATGATCGAGTATTTCGTCTCACAAGAGATGAATATACACAGATTGAAAAGAAAGCTGCAAGCATCTCGAGATTCGGTTCTGTTCCATATGAAACAATACTTACCTTTATTACGATTCTTTGCTTGGTTGATAATAAAGTTGATATGGAAAAGATATCCTCAGTGCTTGAAATAGAGGAATTGAACGAGAGTGTGATACGTAAACCATATCTTATCATAGAAATACGAGACCTTTATAAGATTGTTTACATGGCTTCTGCTCTGGATTCGTTGATAAAACTCTTTAATCGTTATCTCACAGCATCACAGGCAACAGCACAGAATATTAATAGTGACGATATATCAGACTTATTTTCAAATATTGGTTCACTTCTGGGAGGTCTTTCTGGAGGTGGAGCGTCTTCAAAATTAGCGAATATGACCGGATCTGAGGATGCCCTGGGTCACTTTATGTCAGAATTGCTGGAAGGAAAGAGAATTCCGATGCCAGTGATCGCAAAGAACCCAATGAAACAATCACCATCATATACAGGTCAGGCTCTATTTGGAGAGTCTCCAACCCCACTTTCATTGATGGATATTACTGAAGTTTTTAATAAGAAAATTGCTGTCTTTCCTAAACCTTCAAATGGTGCAGGTATGAGTTCATTTGGTATGCAGAATTTCTCTTCTCTTTCAGGTTCTATGAACTTATCAACAATGATCAGTAAGCTGAATTTTGGCGGAAGCACACCTACTCCAGGTTCTTATATTGATAAACAGATTACTGCGATTGGCGAAAAGATAAAACTTATGACAGGTGTGAAGGATACTGAAACATTTGAATTAAATCGAGCTGATGTGGCAATTCCAATGCAGATTGCAATGTCAGCATCTAATTGTGGATTGGATAAGACTCCATTTGCTACGAAGTCGTTTCAGAATGGTTGGCAATTGTCAAATCATATAAATAATTTCATGCAAAATAACAATCCCGATTTCTTCAAAATAATTAAAGGTCTATCATAAAATGCAACCATATTCACTAATGCATAATCTATCCTTTAAAATGTTATTGGAGAATCGTATTGATTTTCTTCAGAAGTACTATGAAGATAAAGTATCTAAACATGGGTTTAGATTTAATATGCCCATGTGGGCTTCAATACTAAATGCCGATCCTACAAATAAAAAGATTTATCTTCAGTGGATCATTAATCAAGTATTCAATATGGGAAATGATAGACTTTATGATGAGGATCTTTATAAAGTAACAGATGCTTTGATCATTTATGATCGTATCAAAAGACAATTCTCTAAGAAAGACATTAATCAATATAAGACTTATAGAGAATTGGTGAATGAAGCTGATAATCTTTCAGATAATAAATCTGGTAAAGAAATTAAAAAAGATGAAATGAAAAAAGCTCTAGAGCAGTCAAAAATTGTATATAAAGGCTCAGATGGAAGCATCATCATTCCATATACAAAGGAAGCTTCTTGTATTCTTGGTCGTGGTACTAAATGGTGTACTGCTGCTACTGGTTCAAAGAATTTTTTCCAAGCATATAATAAAGATGGCCCTCTGTATGTTATTGAATATAAAAGTAAGAAATATCAATTTCATTTAGAATCTAATTCATATATGGATGAAAGAGACTATGAAATTAATGAAGATGAGCCTGTCGTTGCTTGGTTTTTCAATAAAATACCTATAAAGAATATATTGGACGCAGCTCGTATAGAAGCGAATGGCATTCTTAAATGGTATCCCAGCGCATCAAAACAAATACAGTTAGTCGCTGTGAAAGCTTCTCCATATTCAATATCATACATTCAAAATCCATCTGAAGATGTACAGCTTGCTGCTGTTAGATCAGAAGTTGAATGTATAGATCATTTCAAACCAACCGAAAAGGTTCAACTATATGCTGTTAAGACAGAACCTACAAATATTATGTATATAGAAAATCCAACTGAAGTTGTGCAGGAATATGTTGTAAGAAAAATATTCGCTAAAAAGAGCATTACGCCTTTAAATCTCACATTTTTTCCAAAAGAAGAAAAAGTGAGTGAAAAAATAAAGGAACTCTGTATATCACTGGAATCCAATAGTATATTTAGATTGTTTCGTCCATCAGAAAACCTTAAACGGTTTTATGAAAAGAAAACTGGTAAACTTTACATTAATGGCGGAAAATAAATGAGACAAGTAATATACAGAGACCTTAAAAAGTCATTCGACAAACATCCTGTGAGTAATGATCTTCTCACAATATCCGAAGAGGATGCTGTAAAAGACTCTATTATGAATATTGTCTTCACATCTCCGTATGAGAGATATCGTAATCCAAGATTTGGCGCAGGAATTCCTGCTGATTTGTTTGAAAATTTGAGCCCACAGACCGAATACCAAGTAAAGAACCGTATTGAGAATGCAATTAATACATACGAGCCACGTGCTATTCTTCAGAATGTTGCTGTTGCAGCAAATCTAGATCAGAATAATTATGTTGTGAGTATTCAATTCCGCGTGAGAAACAGTTTTGAAATTATTACTGTACAGAATATTCTAAGGAGAATACGATGACATTTAAAGAGTATCTAACAGAGCTATTCGACAGACCTGCCAAAATCTATACACTTGCTGATAATTTGACGGACAGGGAAGCCATATTCACTGTTGGAAATAACAAGTACAGTATATATTTAAGTAAGGAACCCATCAGAAAAATCGTATGGAACGTAACATTTGCTATTATAGAAATAGATGGTATGCCTGTGGGTGGTATAGATAGCATTAAAACAACAAATCTGAATGTTGATAAAAATGTTGTATTCGCAACAGTAATTAAGTTTATTGAGTCACATCACAGAAAAGAAGATACATATAAATTTACCACATGGAAGATTGAAAAGTCGCGCATTAGACTTTATGATACATTATCCAAAAGATTGGCAAAAAAATATAATATGAAAGTAGAGAAATCAGTATTTGGAAATGTTATTGAATGGCAATTGTCATAAATAATAATAAAAAGGGTTAAATGGCAAACTTTCTATCTACATCAGACCTAAATGCTGAGTCTCTGAAGACTAATTTTATTACTTATCTACAGTCGCAGGATAAGTTTAAAGATTACGATTTCACTGGTTCTAACATGTCTGTTCTCATCGACATTCTGATGCAGAATACAATGTATAACAATCACTATTTGAATATGATGGGCGCTGAATCTTATCTTGACTCAGCGCAACTTCGTGAATCGATTGTATCTCGTGCAAAGGAACTGAACTATGTTCCTCGTTCAAGAACGGCTTCTCGCGCAGTCATTACAGTTGAAATCTTTCCTGAAGACTCTCCTAACTCTATATTGATTCCAAAGGGATATGTTTTCAAATCCACAATTAATAACGAGACATATTACTTTCACACACGCCAGAATTACACGATTACGAAATCAAATGACAGATATGTTCTATCAAATATTGAAATATTTGAAGGGTATGCTGTGCAGGAATTCTTCTCTGTAGTATCTGAAATTGGAACAGATGGTTACACAACTTATTCTTCATCACATGTGATTAATTCAGAGAACTGTGATACAAACTCTCTGGATGTATACGTTACATTAAACGGCGTAAGAACAAAGTTTGAAAGAGCAACCTCATTATATGGTCTTACATCAGAATCAAATGTATACTTCCTTCAGGGATATAAAGATAATTTTTATGAAGTTGTTTTCGGTGATGGTGTATTTGGTAAAGCAATTGCTACAGGAACTGAAGTTGATATTACATACACTGATACTCTAGGACCGGGCGCAAATGGTATCTCTGTTTTTTCTAAAACAACATCAATTTCAGGCTATTCATCTGTAAGCATTACAACAACCACAACTTCATATGGTGGTGGAGATGCTGAAACAAATGAGAATATAAAGTTTAATTCGGTTCGTCATTTTCAGACACAGGAAAGAGCTGTTATTGAGAATGATTATCGAAACCTTGTAATTACTAACTTCCCTGAAATACAGGCTGTGAATGTATATGGCGGCGAAAATGATAATCAATACGGTAAAGTAATTGTTTGCGTAAAGCCATTTAATACTACAAAGATTTCAGACTCGTTAAAAAATCGTATCACACAATTTCTTGAAAGTAAAAATCTTGTAACGGAACCTGTTATTAAAGAACTCGAATATTTCTATATTAAAGTTGATGCTGCTGTAAGATATATTCGAAACAATACTACAAGCACTGAGGGCGAACTGAAATCTACTGTTATTTCCAAACTATTGGAATTGAATGACAACCGTTTCAATAAATTTAATCAGAGCGTATATTCATCATTCTTATCACGTACAATCGATGAGTCTGATCTCGCGATTACAAGCAACAGTCTCTTTCTTAAAATCATCAAGAAATTGTTTCCTGTTCCGAATGTAGAAACAACATATATTCTTGAATTTGACAATGCGTTACCTGATTTTGGTTCTGCTGATAAAGCAGGTCAGACATTTCCGTCCAACCACCCAGCAATGATTGAATCAAGCAAGTTTACCTATACTATGAATGGAACCGACTACGAAGCATGGGTTCAGGACAACGGAGCTGGAATATTAGGTGTATACACATATGACAGTGAGGGAATTAAAGTTAGGTTGAAAGTTGTTGGAACAGTTGATTATTCAATTGGTAAATGTGTGATGACTCTGGCAATTAAAGGATACACGGGAAATGTTTCTGTGTATGCGAAACCAAGATCACGTGATATTATTATTTCAAAGAATAAATTCATTATACTTGATTCCGCAGACTTTAATATAACGATGGTTGCAGATGCTGAATAAAACATCTATTACAGATAAAGTAAAATCTCAATTCCCTGAATTCTATAATGAATATGGGCTCAGTTTTATTGACTTCATTCAACTGTATTATCAGTGGATGGAAGCAAGAAAGTATACAGGACCAACGAAAGACGTTCCATCTCTCTTAGATATTGATGAAACAACTGAATTGTTTCTTGAATTCTTTAAAAAACAGTATATGGCAGGTCTTCCTGAGAAAATTATCGGTAACCAGAGATTTCTTCAGAAGCATATATTAGATCTTTATAGAGCAAAGGGAAGTGAAGAAGGTTTTAGACTTTTATTTAGACTTCTATATAATAAAGAAATCGATATATACATACCTGGAAAAGATATATTTAAACCTTCTCACGGTAAATGGCAACGAAAAAGATATATTCAAATCTCTAGTGAACCTATCTCATCAACATTTGAGGGTAAAACTATTACTGGAGAAATATCACAGGCTACAGCTGTTGTAGAATCATATGATAGAGTGAATTATAATGGTATTACAAATCATATTCTTTGGCTTTCATCAATTGAAGGAAGCTTTCTTGTAAATGAAAGAGTTTATGTTGATTTTGATGATATTGAAAGTTGCCCTGTTATAAAAGGATCTGTGATAGGATTCAATATTCTAAACTCTCATATTAATTTCAATGTTGGAGATATTGTAACATATTCTGAAGATACAAATCTAAAATTTTCTGTATCTGCATTGGATGTTATCGAATTGAATGGTATTCTTGAACCAGTAGTTCTTAAGATTGGTGATGGTTACCGTGAAGGCGAAATTACAACAGCATACACGCCGCGTGGAGCAAATGGATCTGGTGCTGAAATAGGATATTTTTTACGTCCATCAGGTGTGTATCGGTTATTCTCTGATGAACCATTGGCTCCTTATGCAAATACAGATTTGGATGCTTTGGATTATGATATGCCATCTGATGATGTTGATGATGTTGACTCTATCATTGCTGATGCGTTACTCTTTACAAATACAGAATTTAAAGAATTATATGGAGCATACACTATCGCTGGGTCTGGTTATGATGATGTTGTTGACATATATCCTGTTGATGAAGATGTTGTGAGACTGGAATGGGAAGTATCTCCTGGTGAATATTACGGAAATAACGCTATAGTTGAAGGTTATCCTGCATTTGGAACCAACAGAGCTTTAACTCTTGAATTGGTTAATTCGTCTTTCAACTATAGCGAACCTCTCTTTATAACATTAAATAATGGTATTCGTGAAATATATGGACAGCTTATAATTGGAGCTATTGGCATCGCTGAAGGATATTATAGTGATACAAACAGCTTTATCAGTGCTGATAAATATCTGCAGGATAGTTATTATTACCAAGAATATTCTTATGATATCAAGATTGATGAATTATTTACTCAATACTTTGACATATTAATTAAAACAATCCACCCATCTGGTAAGAAACCGTTTGGTAATCCTCGTATCATATCAACATATAATTTTGAACCAGATATAGAAACCATTTTTGAAGAAGTAAGATAATGACAAACAATATACGAACAAGCAAATATTTAATTGAAAAAATAACAGCTGACGTTGATGCAGGAAAATTTTATATTGTAATAGGAAATCATTCCGGTGTATCTTCTAATGTAGTAAATTATTCATATAATAATATTGAAGATGTGAAAACAAAGAACATATTTGGTAAAAAAGTGAAATCAGCCGACTGTTCTCCTGTGATTCCAAGTATAACATGGATCTCTGGTACTGTTTATGAGAGAGCTGATAATCACACCAATAATAATTTTTATGTGTTGAACCAAAATGATGATGTGTTCAAATGTATATGGAATAATGGTGGAGAAGCATCTACTTCAGAACCAATTACAAAATCTGAAACATATCTTACAACAGCCGATGGGTATATTTGGAAATATATGTACACAATTTCATCCGGTGATATGAGCAAATTTGCATTCACAGGTTATATTCCAGTTTCTTCAAATGCTTCTATTGTGAATACCGCGGTAAATGAGAGTATTGATTATATTGAAGTTTTGAATGGTGGTCAGAATTATTCTGTTCATAACTCTGGAACCATACAACAGAACATTGGATCCAACGTATATCGAATTGCAAATACTGCATCTGATATATTAAATGTTTATGTTGGATCTTCATTATATGTTGAGAACGGAACATCAGCTGGTCTTTTGAAAACAATTTCTGGCTCATTTTCAAATAGTAGTGGTAAATATATATCATTTTCAAGTAATACTACACTTTCAACAGACTCAGAGTATATCATATCACCACGTGTTGTTGTTGAATCTCATAGCGGAAGCGGATTTGAGGCATATTCAACCATTACAGAAAATAATACAGTAGATAAGATTGTTATCATTAATAATGGAAGTGATTATGTAAATCCAACAGTATCGCTTTATACAACTGCAACAGTTACAGCTGCAAATTTAAATATCATCACGTCTCCACAGAACGGACATGGTTATGATCCTGTTGAAGAGCTTGGAGCTACGCGTCTCGTATTTACATCGAATTTTCTATTAGCTGAGGATACAACATTACCTGAAAGTAATTTTTCATATTATAACACATCTCTCGTATATGCTCCAAATACAGCAGTAGCAGCACAGAATACAGCATCATGGGGAGCTTCATTTGATGTGAATGCCACATTCTCTACTGATGACTTTATCACAGGAGACACTTCATCTGCAAAGGGAATTGTGTATTGGGCAAACACTTCTCATGTGAAATTAAACACAATCATTGGAACATTCTCAAATAATGAGATAATTTTTAATCAAAGCGGCGTGAATTCTACAATAAATATAATTAAAGATAAGGATGTAGAGACTTCTTCAGGCAAATTACTTCAATATACTATACATGAAGATGGAATTCACAGAAGTTTAAACATATCGGAAAATATAAAATATATTTTTAAATTAGAAAGTAATTGATGACAAATAAAATTAACACTAACTTAAATATTTCTCCATATTGGGATGACTTCGATGAAGACAAACAGTATGTGAGAATCTTATTTAAGCCATCTGTTGCTGTTCAAACACGTGAACTAAATCAAATTCAGACTATACTTCAAAATCAGATTTCACGATTTGGTTCACATATATTTAAAGACGGCTCCATTGTGAATGGTGTTGCTATCACATATAACAATGCGCAGAAATATGTCCGCGTAAAGAACTTATTTAATGCAAATAACGAACGTGATTTAAATGAAATCGCAAATACATATCTTATTACTTCTAATACCGGTGTGCGAGCTGTTCCTACTCTTGTTGTAAAGGGATTTGAAACTCAATATCCAGATACAAACGTTCTATACATCAAATATATTTCAACAGGTAAAGATGTATCAAACAATGACGTAACAGAATTCCTTTCAGGCGAAACTCTTTCAATATATGATGAAAATCAGTTAAAAATTGGTTCATTGGATTCTAATAATTTAGTTGATAGCATTGATGTGTTAACTGCGAATGCGTCAATCACTGTAACAGGCAATGCTTATGCAATTACATGTTCTGATGGTATCGTTTATCAGAAGGGATATTTTTCTAAAGTATTACCACAAACTGTTCTGGTTAAAAAATATGATACAAATACAGCAAACTATGCTGTTGGTTTTGATACTTCTGAAAGCACTGTTACAACAGCGCAAGACTCTAGCTTGTTTGATAATGCAATTGGAGCTCCTAATGAAGCTGCTCCCGGCGCAGATAGACTGAAGCTTACTCCATCTCTTATATCTGTAAATAAAGATGAAATATCATCTAACTCTTCATTCTTTCCTATTGTTGAATTCAATGATAGTATGCCAGTTGAAGAAAATACAGATCCACAATACGACATACTTGGAGATGCTCTTGCTAAAACTGTATGGGAAGAATCTGGTGACTATGTTATCAAGCCTTTCCCAGTTGAAACACTTACTCACGCAAATTCACAGCTTATGTATTATGAAGTGTCTCCTGGTATCGGATATGTACAGGGGCGTAGAGTAGAACTTATTGGTGCTAAAAAAATCGCTACAACACGCGCTGTAGATACAGATGAAGGTCAAGCCCAGATTATTACTTCAAACTACGGTAACTATGTCATTGTTGATGAATATCTCGGTAATTTTGACATTAATGATATCGCCACAGTTTCAATCTATGATACGGCTCAGGATGCCGTATCTTCTGTTTCAGGTGCTGGTTCTGCTCCTACAGGAAATCTGATTGGTACAGCAAATATAAGATCTACTGTTTATGATAATGGTAGAAAAGGAACTCCCTCAGCTCAGTATAGATTGTATGTATTCAACATTGTGATGAATAGCGGCAAGTCGTTTTCAAATGATGCTAAATCTTTTTATATTGACGGTTCCTTCGGTAAAGCAAAAGCCGATATTGTACTTGAAAGTTCTAAAGCAGTTATCAAGGATAGTTTGAAAAATACTCTTCTTTTCGATATTGGTATTGACTCAATCAAAAGACTTACTGATAAGAATGGGGTGAATGATACACAGTTCATTATCAGAGACACTATTAGTGCGACACTTCAGTCAAATGGTTTTGCAACATTCACATTGAATACTCCATACGCTGGTGGTTCTGAAAGAATTAATTATTCTACAGGAACTCTATCTGATACAAATGAACTTAATTTTGACATCACTCTTTCAGCAGAAGCTTATTCAGCGAATGCAAGTGGAACATTAACAGCAGCGGGTACAACAGCAACAGGAACTGGCACATCTTTTACAACTGTTTTTGGTGTTGATGATTTCATTAGAATTCCTTCATCTGGGGCTGTGAGAAGAGTTACCGCAATTGCAAATAATACTTCTATGACTTTGAATGCATCACTTACAGAAACTGATGAGGCGTTCCAAAAATATTGGCCTGAAGGAACTGTTCTTGATGTATCCGGTGCCAATGGTTCAATTAACGTTCTTTCAAATACACAGTTCTCTGTTTCTACAGATGTTGAGACTGCTGGTGGATCTGGAACACAGACAATTCACGCAAATCTTCCAGTTCTAAGATCTACAGCAGTAGGTATTAAAAAGGAAATCAAAAAAGATACATATGTAAAGATTGACTGTTCATCAGCTGGTGTAATCGGACCATTTAATCTTGGTCTTGTTGACGTTACAAAACTTAAAAATGTATATGTTGGTACTGATTATCTTGACACAAACCCAGATAGATCTGTTTGGTTTGAATTAAATACAGGTCAAACAGCAAACACATATGAACACGCTAAATTAGTTGTGAAGCCAGAATTTAAGAGCATGCTTTCAACCGCAAGTAGAATTCTTGTAAAATTAGACCATTTTGTTGCAAATACAACAGCTGGTGCAGGATTCTTCTCAGTTGATTCATACCCAATTAAAGGCGAAGCCGATACATCAAACTCAACTAACATTGATATTGGTGATATCCCAACAATCGGCGGTCTGGACACAAGAAGATATATTGATTACAGACTACAGCGTTATAATACAGCAAATACAGCCACAACAATTGGTGGAGCAACTGTAAACCCTGCTGCAGCAAATACATCGTTTATTAAAGTTTCAACTGGATCATATATACCAGATCCAGATAGCAACTTCCAAGCTGATATTGAATATTATCTACCTCGTATAGATCTATTGTCTATTACAAAGAATGGTGATTTGGTTGTGAATAATGGAAGAGCATCGCTTACTCCAAAATCACCAAAACCTTCAGATGACTCTATGGAAATTGCGAATATCTATGTGCCTGGATATCCTTCACTCACAACAAGAGAAGGGGAAGCATTCAATAGAACCGATATCAAAACTAAGATTAATCTGGTATACAATGTAGGTCATACTATGAAAGACATTGGTACTCTGAAAGAAAGAATTAAGAGACTTGAATATTACTCTGTTCTAAACTTGCTAGAACAATCAGCAAAAGATCTTACAATTTCAGACGAAAATGGATTGGATAGATTTAAGAATGGATTCTTCGCTGAACCGTTCATGAGTCATAAACTCGGCAATGTTTCAGATTTTGAGTATAAAATTGCTATAGATGCTGATAATAAATTAGCTAGACCATTTTTCGAGAAACACTCAATTGATTATACACTGAATTCAGCTAATTCTACAAATATTCAAGTAAGTGGATCAAAGGTTACTCTTCCATATACTTCTGTTGAATACATCAAACAACCATATGCTACAAAATTCAGAAATTGTACTGAGAGTGTGTGGCAGTGGAATGGCTCTATATCTCTATATCCTGAATACGACCATCATAAAAATGAATCATCTATTCCTGCTGTCAATGTGAATATTGATTTGGCTACACCGTTTGAACAGTTTGCTGCGTCACCATTTGGAACTACTTTTGGTGATTGGAGAACGGTAAATCAATCAACTCGTACAGACGTGTCAATATTAGGAAACACTCAAGTCACCTCAAGCACAACATCAACTAATCAACAAAGATCACAGTCTATTCTAAATGTTGATGTAAGTTCACAAACTTATAACTTCGGTTCATTTGTAAAAGATATATCATTAAACCCATATATGAGAAGCCGCGAAATTGCGTTTGTTGTTACAGGTCTTAAACCAAATACTAGAATGTATGCGTTTTTTGATAGCGAACCTGTAAGTTTATACTGTGGTCAGGGTGTTCTATCCGGCGTATCATCAGTATTAGAAGGTCAGGAAAATAGAATAGTGAGCAGAACCAACTCTTTTGGTTCTCCTATGTTAACAGATTCCGCAGGTAACTTATACGGTATATTTAGAATTCCCGACAATATGTTTAGAGTTGGGGATAGAGAGTTTGTAATATGTAATGTTGACAATCTAGAAACTGGAACAGATGCGATATTATCAGCAGCTAGAGCAATTTATACTGCTTCAAATCTTTCAGTATCTACTCAACAAATATCTCTTAATACTAGAACTCCTTCATTGTCTACATCTGTGGGTATTAACACTAGAGTTCTTACCGATACTATCACAAACACAGGAAATCTTAATAATGGCTTTGGTGGCATTAATGGTGGCGGTGCTGCTGGTGGCGACGGCGCCGATCCAATATCACAGTCGTTCCTTGTGACAACTCCAAATTCGACAGTTATGTTTTTGGATAAAGTTGGAGTGTATTTTAAGAGTAAAGATCCTACACTTGGCGTTACTGTTTATATTACAGAAATGGCGAATGGATATCCAAATTCAAGCAAAATTATAGCGAAAAAATATCTTCCAGCAGCATCAGTGAATGTATCAGATGATGCATCTCTTGAAACAGTATTCAATTTTGATGATGTAATTGCTCTTACACGTGGTATGTATTATGCATTCCAGGTAAAACCAGATGGTGATTCGCCTGAATATACTATTTGGATGTCTGAAATTGGCGGAAAAGATATTGCTTCAAATCAACAAGTATTCTCAAACCCATATGTTGGAGTAGCATTTATTTCTGCTAATATGAACACATGGACAGCAATACAGACAGAGGATATTAAATTCAATATCTACAGAGCTTCATTCACATCTCTATCTGGTACTGCGTATTTTGAAAACGAAGACGATGATTATATCACTGTCGATGGTTTAAATAAAGCAAACTCATCAGTTGCAGTTGAAGTTGGAGATATTGTTTATTCTGCCAACTCAACTGGTGGTCTACTCACAGCGAACACAGATCCGGTTGGATATATCCAAAGGGTTGATGAAGCAAGAAATTCTATCATAATTGATAAATCGAATGGATTGTTTGAAGCAAATACACCTCTTCAAATTCATAGAGAATTTATGAATGATCAGGAAACTCTGAATGCAAACACCCTTATTGCAACAGGAAATATTGTATCTATCGATAATAAATCATATTCAATTATAGTACCTCGCTTTGCTACGATCGCACCCGCTGGATCAAGTCTTGAATATTCATATAAGGGTACTGATGAATCGCTTATTGTTGACTCAGTGTATTACAGTGTTGTTCCTGAAAACGATAATGAAAAGTTTGATAAACTTAGAAATATTGTAAGTAAATCAAACGAAGTAGCTGATATGTCTTCAGCAAAATCATCACGATTCAATATCATATTATCAAGCGATAATGATTATGTATCTCCAGTTATTGATATGACTCGTAAGTCTTCGTATGTAATTGAGAATATCATAAACAATGATTCTACTGACGAGCATACACGTTATGGTAATGCTTTAACAAAATATATTAGCAGAGGGATTACATTAGAAGAAGGACAAGATGCTGAAGATATTGAAATATATGTTGGAGCATATCGTCCTGTAGGTTCAAATATTGAATTGTATGTCAAATTCTTAAATAATGAAGATTATGAAAGCATAAACGATAAGGTTTGGACTAAAATGTCATTCAAATCTGGAGAGTTTACTTATTCTTCAACAGGCAACGTAAAAGACTTTAGAGAGTATAAATTCGGTCTCCCAATCGCTGTTGGAGAAGATTATACAGCTTTTGCAAATACTGACAATAACAACATCATTCAATACACAGATGCGAATGGATCAGTGTATGTCGGATATAAATCATTCATGATTAAAGTTGTTCTATTGTCTGATAATAAAGTAAAAGTTCCAATGCTGTCAGATTTGAGAGCTATTTGTCTTCAGATTTAAGGAAAATGGATATGAAAGATCAGTTTATAAAAAGATCAGATGAGAATCCTGGAGCTATATTGAATACTGATACGGAAGGCTTAAAGCAATACAAAAAACTTAAAAATTCAAGAAGGATTCTTGAAGATGAGATAAATATATTAAAAGAAGAATTAAGAATGATTAAGGAAATGCTTACTAAATGACAACTCGTTATTCAAATATTGTTATTGCAACAGATAACTTTTCCACATGGATTGAGAGAACAAACCAGATTCTTTATGCTCTGGATACGATAGTTGTCACAACAAATTCGAACACGGCCGTTGGAAATTCGGCCATTACTGGAACATTTACTTCAAATAATATTTTCACAAATGAAATATCAGGTGGATCTTTTGGTAATACTCAACCACTTGTAATATCAACCAATACTTCTATTAGTGGAACGTTATCTACAAATGGAGCGGTTGTTTTAAGTTCTACACTTACAGTTGGCGGAATTTTAACTGTAAATGCAAATACTTCAGTCAACGGAGATTTATCTTCAACTGGAAACACTTCTATTGGTGGAGCATTAACCGTTGGAAATACTCTATCGGTAAATACTGCTACGGTAAGTAACACATCACATGATTTCTTTCTATCTGGAACTGGTAATACAGTTTTTAAGAATGATGCATCGGGATTTAGAACTTCACTGGATGTTTATTCAAAAAATGAAGCAAATACAATCATAAATAACAAGACAGCAGAAGTAGATGCTTCTGCAATCGCTTACGCAATCGCACTAGGATAATAAATGGCAAACAATTTCAAAAGATATGCTTCAAGGGATGTAGGAACGGTTGCTGCTACTGTCGGTTCTTATACTGTTGCTGCAAACACACAAACAACTGCTATTGGTCTAACACTAGCAAATATCTCTAACTCTGCAATCACGGTAACAGCAATGCACAATGATGGTGCAAATGATACTCACATTGTTAAAGACGCAACACTACCTGCTGGTGGTGCACTGATTGTGATTGGTGGCAATCAGAAGTTGGTTATGGAGACAGGTGATTCAATCAAGGTAAGTGCATCTGCAAATACTTCTGTTGATGCTATTCTTTCTGTTTTGGAGATAACATAATATGTCATTTATTGGTAATCCATATCAGCCTCTAAGATTAGATCAATCTGTTCTGGACACTAAGCAGAATAAGACTTCATCAGAAAATCTTGATATGAATGGATTTGGAATATCCGGTGTTGGTAGTATCAACGGCGGCTCTCTGTCAGGCTTCCGTAACCGCCTGATCAATCCTTTGTTTCAAGTTGATATTGAAGGCAATGCTGCTGCTGTGACGACGAGCGGACACGTTGTTGAAGGATGGATTATTTCACATACCAACAGCGTCACAACACAAACACTAAGCCGTGTGACCGGAGACAGCGTTCCGTATGCTTTGCGCTATGCTGTCACGACAGGTAGCGATGCCAGCATTGCTGCATCCGAGTATGCGTTTATTCAAACTGCAGTCGAAGGGTACGACATTTCAGATGCTCTGTGGGGGACGGCAGACGCAAAGTCGATATGGATTAGTGGGCGCGTCAAGGCTCCGACAACAGGGACGTACTGCATCAGCCTTCGCAACTCTGCTGGCAACCGCTCTTACGTATTTGAGGTTTCTTGCACAGCAGGAACATGGGTTAACTTTGAAAAGGAAATCCCCGGCGACACATCTGGTACGTGGATCAAAACAAACAGTGTTGGACTGACTATTACATTTGTTGTTGCAGTAGGCTCGACGTTCCAAACGACAGCAGACACTTGGGCAAGCGGCTTGTACTTCGCCACTGTTAATCAAGCCAACGGCCTCGCAACCAACGGTAACATCTACGAAATCGAGAACATCCGCGTAAGCGTAGGTGGTCCGATCCCGACTGAATGGCGTCCGTATCAGGTCGATGAAGCGCATTGCATGAGATACTTTGAGAAGAATGTGACGGCGATATATGGATCATACTCAACGGTCGTTAATCAGAGCTACACTCGTTGGTCTTTTAAGGTCAGAAAGCGGGTTGTCCCCACTATTGCTAATGGCGCAGCGGCCACATCTACCGCTGATAACATTACAGTGGATGGTTTTAATGTATACGGCGTATCTACAGGTAACGGATATGCTGCCGTTGGTGGGTCTGCAACAGCTTCAGCTAGGCTCATCTAATGAACACCAGAATTTTATATAAACAAGGAAACTAAAATGAATATTACATCAAAGAAATGGACTAGTCCAGATCAAACTACAATCGAAGCTGTCATTGATGGTGTGACAATGTTCATACCGAATGATATGGCAAACATGCACCGTCAAGCAATTGAAGAAGATGTCAATAATGGTGGCGATCCGATTGCGGATTATACTCCACCAGCACCGACAAGTTCTGATGTTAACACCGAGAGAAATAGCAGAATTGAAGCAGGTTTCACATTCGGCGGCAAGGTATATGACTTTGATCCGAAGTCAAAAGCAAATATCTCTGGTGCTGCTTTGAATGCATTCATGGCAATTGTAGGTGGTGCACAGGTCGGTGATCTGAGATGGCACGGCGGATCATCTGATTTTGCTTGGATTGCACAGGACAATTCCTTGACGACAATGGATGCTCAAACAGTTGTTGCATTTGGTCAAGCTGCTGCTGCACATGAAACAGCACACATTTTTGCTGCAAGAGCATTGAAAGAATCCGATCCAATTCCAACTGATTATGCAGATGATGTGAATTGGCCATAAGGGGAACTAAGTGACTAAGATAGTACAAAATCTAGACAGACTCAATGAAGTAACAGCAAGCGGTTTGAATTTATTCGAGAATAGACTGATCAATCCTTTGTTTCAGGTGGACATTGAAGGCAATGCTGCTGGCGTGACGACGAGCGGAAAACATGTTGTTGAGGGTTGGATTACATTGTTCAACAACGACGTCACCGCACAGACAACAAGCCGTGTCACAGGCAATAGCGTACCTTATGCGCTACGATACACGGTTACAACAGGCTCAGATACTAGCATTACTACAGGACAGTATGCGGCGATTATGACTGCGGCTGAAGGCTACGATATTTCAGACGCGATGTGGGGAACATCCGACGCAAAGTCAGTTTGGGTATCTGGTAGGATCAAGGCCCCAACGACAGGGACGTATTGTGTTGCACTCGAAAACGCTGGTAATGATCGCTCTTATGTCTTCGAGGTTTCCTGCACGGCGGGGACATGGGTTAACTTTGAAAAGGAAATTCCCGGAGATACAAGTGGAACATGGGACAAAACAAACGGACGAGGGCTTCTAGTCGTCTTCACTATCGCCGCAAGTTCTGCATCACACACGACCTCTGACACATGGGCCGCAGGTGACTTTATCGCCACTTCCAACCAAGAAAATGGTCTTGCAACTAACGGTAACGCTTATGAAATCGAAGATATTCGCGTTTCAGTCAGCAAGCCAATCAAGACTGAATGGCGTCCGTATGCGCTCGATCTGGCGCATTGTGAGAGGTATTATGAAAGTCAAGCACTCTTTGTGACAACTTCCTCTAAAGCTGGTACTTGGCGAAAGCAAAAAAGGGCCACGCCGACTGCTTCTGGTGGTGGTGGTGCAGGCTTCACCACATCAGGTGTTTTGACACAAGATGCATTTAGCTACCTACAGACAACACCTGCATATCAAACTATTTACGGTAATGCGAGGCTAATCTAATGAACAAGGAAAATCAATGAGTTATTTAGGAAATAGCCCACAAACAGTTACCACGGTCGATTATCAGTTCATTGCAACTGCTGGTCAAACTGTATTCACTGGCAACGACTCTGATGGTAAGATACTCGCATTTGAATTAGGCAATGTTGATGTGTTTGTCAACGGTTTTCTAATGTCATCAGATGATTATACTGAAACAACTGGTACAATCACTTTGAATGATGCTAGAGACGCAAGTGACGTTGTACTAATCAGAGCAAAGGGTACTTATTCATCTACTGATCATTATACCAAAGCGGAAGTGGATGCTGAATATTTAAATTTCAGTTCTGATCTGGTCCCTGATGCTGACGGAACTCGCGACCTTGGCGCACCCTCGTTCGAGTTCGCGGAAGTCCACGCCAGAAAGCATTTCTCTGCCGGGAATGAGCTTATTCGCATTCTCGACATTGATGCCTACAGAGACGACGCGACTTACACCACTTCGTCCACAACGTCTTTTGCCGCCTCTGGCTGTACTGCCATCAACACCCGTACACCACTTACCGACACCTCAAGCATTAAGTTTAGCTCGAGCGCAGTAGTGCGTCATGTCCCTTCCGGGGATGACTTTGGAGTGCGAGCAAGACTGGAATACTTCGATGGAGCAAATTGGTATGGAGTCCCAAACAGTAATCTGCCTCGTCCATTGCTTGTAAATTGGACAGGTGGGTCGCCGATAATGGATTGGGATATTTCTGCTGGTGGGATTCTTACAAATGCTCAGAAGCGGTTGGATACTGGCGCTTGGCTCGTAAGGTGGAAATTTTCCAGCATCTATGCGGGGGTGTCCTCGATGTTTGAAGCATCAACACTTATCACTGAGTTTGAACCGGGGGCTTAACAAATGACCAGCTACACACAAGCAGCGGCAGAAGTCCTTGGCCATAACGAATTCAGCGTCGAGACGAAAGACGGCGTGCAGACAATCGTACTGTTTGCAGGTGGCAATCCCTCTTCGCAGCAAAAAGCTGACATCGACGCGCTTTGGCAGACCGATGCGTATCAGAACCCAGCTCCCTCATCTGATAACGTAAATACAGAACGCGAAAGAAGAATCATTGAAGGCACGCTTATCAATATTACAGGATACGGCGATGTTAATCTAGAAGGCAGAGCTATTGATAGAAGTAATCTATCTGATCTTGCATTTGCAGCTTCTCTTAGAATTTCAATAGGTGATACAACAACCACAACACCTTTTAGAGATAAAGATAATGTTAGTCATGATCTAACACCTCCAAATATCATCGAACTCTGGACAAAGGCCAGTGCTTATGTATCTTTTCTTTATGAAAAATCATGGGAAATAAAAGCAATGGACCCTATTCCAGATGATTATACAGATGATAGTTACTGGAGTGTCTAATGAGCCTTTACACAAACAAACTTCCAGTTGTTGCTCTTGGCGACAACACTTATATGACTGATATGCCTATCATCTGGGAAATCGGTAGAAAAGGTTCGGGCTTGAGATATATAGTTCCAGCAGGTTTTAGGTTTGATGTTTCAATTCCCAAGCTATTTCAGTGGGCATTCAATCCCAACGACAAACGATTTCTGAAAGCCGCCGCCCTACATGATCACATGCTTGTAAATGAATGGTCACGTATTGAAGCCGCCGCCGTCTTTCATGAAGCATTGAAAGCCGATCAAGTTGAAAAGTGGAAGAGATTTTCAATGTTTATAGCAGTTGTTATCTGGAAATATAAATAAAATAAAGGAAACAAAATGGCACGCAAACCAAAAACTCAAAAAACAGAAGATTTTATCTTTCCTAAAAGAGATGAAAAACGTAAAACCGAAGTAACAACATTACCGCTTACAGGTGAAGAAGTTCTTGTTCTCCTAAATAAGAAGGGCTTGAAAACTGGTAAATCTTTGGATGATAAATTGACAAAAACCGCAATCAAATTTTTCCAAAAAACAAACGGTTTAAAAATTACTTCTGATATAAATGACGAAACTCTGGCCAAATTGAAAGGCTAATATATGTCAACATCGCGTCCTGCAACACGAGCTGAATTTAAAGAATTTATGCTTAGACAGCTTGGTAAACCTGTTATTGAAATCAATGTGGATAATGACCAAGTTGAGGACGCTGTAGAAATTGCTCTTTCATATTATATAGACCATCACTTCGATGGAGCATTTCCTACTTTTCTTAAATTACAGCTAACTGCTGATAATGTTGCAAATGGTTATATCGACATACCTGAAGAAGTCGTTGCAATTCGTCGTGTAATGCCTCTGGGTGGTTCTTCTGGCATATCAAATATATTCTCATATGATTATCAATTTACACAATCATTAAGCAATGAATTAGCTTCTTCATATTCACTCATTCCATATTTTACAATGAGAATGCAATATGAACAGATTCAGGAAATGTTAATTGGTCAGTTTCCAATCCGTTATTCTAAACATTTTAATAAGCTTTATCTGGATTGTAATAAATCTAAATTGGCTGAGGGTAATTATATTGTTGCTGAAGCCTATACAGCTATCAATCCAGAAACACAAACAGATATATGGAATGATAGAATTCTTCAAAGACATGCGACAGCATTATTGAAGAAAACATGGGGACAGAGCATGTCTAAATATGAAGGTGTACAACTACCTGGTGGTCTCACAATGAATGGTCGACAAATATACGATGATGCTATCACCGAATTGCAACAAATTGAAGATGACTACATTACGAATTATTCGCTTCCACCGGAAGATTTGATAATGTAGGACTTTTGTCCACAATCGTAAATTTTCTTCCAGCCTCTATCTCTCATATAAGAATCTTCTGTTTCGTCTTCTTTTATATCCACAAATTTATGTCTTTGGGTTTGATATCTTGAAAGAGTTTGTATTCCGTTGTGATTTTTCCACCATATATATGATGGCGGACTAGTTTTAAAGAAAGAAAACCCATTTTTTTCATAAGAATTTCCAGAGAAAAATCTTCTTTGTGTATATGATATAATAGATTTTTCTGGATGATTTTTAATAAAATGATTTAAGAGTTTACTCATTCCTCCAATAACTATTGTATCTTTTAACGAACACATTCTATGTAATTCATAATCAAAACTTTTATTATATCTAGATTTACCAAATGTGAGAAGATACACAAGCTCATCCTGTAAATACAATCCATAGCAAATTGAACTACCCGCATTATATCCCTGTATATGATTATCATTTAAAAACTGTTTATAAGATTTTACTTCTTTAATAACACAATTTCTAGCATATATTTTTCTCTGGTTTAGATTACAATGAGATTTGATCATACTTTTTATAATATCAAATTTTTGCCCATCCATAATCTCATGTTCCATAAGGTGAATTAATCTAATTCCCTTTTCTTCACATAATTTAGTTTTGTTTAAATGATATTCTTTATTGTCTGAGTGCCAATTTAGTCCATTTACTTCTATGGCTAATTTTTTACTTGGAATATAGAAATCTAATTCTAATGGAGATATAACTTTTCTTATATTTGAAACAAAATCAATATTTAATTCCTTTAGAAATTCTTTCATTCTAAATTCTGGTTCAGATCTGTTTCGTGGAAGTTTAACTCCATTTTCACGAAGATTTTCACATATGTAACTTCTGCTAAGTCCCAATTCATCTGATAACATTGAACTTGTATATTTCTTATCTACTTTATCCTGAACCCATTCTTCATTTGATAATAATTCTAAAGAAGTTTTGTTATTAGAACTCCATTTATTTTTTATTAATCTTTTGAATCTTTCAGATATATATATTCATTCGTATATGTTTTCTGTACATAATCGCCAAATAGTGAAGATCCTATCTTACATATATCATCAAGTCTCATATCAGTATTTTCATATAGATGAATACAATGTTGAAAATTTTCTTCAAATTTTTTAAGTTTTTTTTCACGTCTCCTATCATTGGCAGATGACCCGAAATTATATTTTCTACAATTAATACTGCATGTTTCTGAATAACCGCCATTATAGAATTTTAGATTATTACCGCAATGGCACTTTGGTGGTGTCTCAGCATCTATTGAAGCTAAATAAATAGATTCACGTATATCTAGACCTTGATAGTTATTTGGTATATCTTCATCCATTATTAGGGAAATCTTTTTACTTGATACTCTTTTCTTATTGCGTTTAAGTTCTACACACTCAAAAAATGAATTCATTCTAAACCCTTATTTCAATATATTATAAATAATCATATAATATTTATAAGGAAATGTACATATAGATGGCCACAAATAGTTACTTTAACCAATTCAGCTCAAATACAGAACAAACTCTCATTGAAAATCTCATTGTAGAGGCGATCAAAATTTATGGTCATGATATGTATTATCTTCCACGTACTGGTGTGAATAAAGATGCTACTCTGAATGAATGGGAATACAGTGAATTTAATACAGCTCTACCATGTGAATTCTATATTAAGTCAAGTTCTTCATTCGAAGGGCAGGGTCAGCTTCTTGAAAAATTTGGCTTACAGATTAAAGATCAATTAACTCTGCAAATTTCTGTTCGTTCTTTTAATGAATTTATTAAACCTACAACAGGTGAAGAAAGACCTTTGGAAGGTGATTTGATCTACATCCCAATGATTAAAGCTCTTTATGAAGTGAATTATCTGGACAAAGCTGTAACATTCTTTCAATTGGGATCTCTTCAGAGTTATGACATTGTTCTAGAACTTTATGAATCAAACAATGATAAATTTGCCACAGGCATCGCTGCGATAGATGACACTTACAATGCTATAAACAATATTGTAAATGATCCATTTGATCAGGGCGACAACCTGGAGACAGAAGGCGAGACCGTTCTGGACTTTACTGAGAAGAATCCGTTTACAGATTTATACTAGGTTTCGCTTTTAAAATTGGTGGTATTAAAGAAAAAATTTCACCTTTAGGTTTTGTCATAGGTTGATGATTTATGATTAGAAAAATTGTCTGTGATGATACAACTTCACACTTCTCCATTATTTCTTGAATACGTCTCTTTGGAATATCATAATGAGGTTTATCTCCTCCATGATACCAACAACGTTTAATATTTAGTATGCGTGCCATTTCATGTAGATTTTCCACAGAATATGGCACGCATACTAAATGTCGTTTATTGTCGCAATAGAATTTCACAGAAAACTCATGTAATACTTTGATCCATTATAAACTTCATCTCGCATGAATTCGGGAAGCGTAATAAGAAACTCCTCAACATACATTGTATCAATCATATCTTCAACATTTTGAAAATCGGTATTCCTATTGTTGATAAGATACATTGCAACTGCATATCGGCATTTTTCTGTGGTTTCAATTTCATCAACCGAATCGAAATCCATGAATACATATTTTTGCAGATCTTCCATTTCATATCTCCATTTGTTCCGATAAGAATAATATACACTATTTCTCAACAATGTAAACTATAAATAAATAAAAAATAGGATTTATTATGGCATCAACATCACCGGGTTATTTTTATCATTCGTTAATTAAAAAAGCTATCCAAATTTTTGGTAGCAGGTTTAATGACATCCAGATCAAGAGAATGAACACTGATGATACAGTTGAGCAGACTTTATCAGTTCCTATCCAATATGGTCCTATTCAGAAATATCTAGCTCGTATACAGGGTGATAGAGATAACAAAAGAAATGTGAATGCGATCTTTCCTCGTATGGCATTTGAAATAACGGGTTTTCAACGAGATGCATTAAGAAAAATAAATCCAACTGAAAAATTAAATTATGGTGTAAATAGCGGTTATGTTCCAGTTCCATATGATATTCAATTTCAGCTAAATGTAGTAAGCATTAATGCTGAGGATGGTCTGAAGATTGTTGAACAGATTATTCCATATTTTAACCCACAACTTGGTCTATCTGCCAAACTGATGGACGGATATGATAAAGTTTTTAATATTCCACTTGTATTAGATTCTGTAAATATGACAGATACATATGAAGGTGACTTTATGTCCAGAAGAGCCATCATATGGCAATTGGATTTCACATTAAAATATTATTTCATTGGTCCGGTTACAGAATCTAAGTTGATTAAGTTTGTAAAGGTGAATACATACTCAACTCCTGAAATGGATGAGATTGATGAATTTTACACAGCACAACCAGGTCTTACTGCGAATGGACAGCCTACAACTGACATTAATGAAACGGTTGCTTATACATTGATTAATGAGGACGATGATTATGGATTTATTTTTCAAAGGAATCCTGAATGAATAGCTTTAAACAATTCCTAGAAGAAGGTCGCGATGCTCCTTTATATCATGCATTATACGATGAATATGCTGTTTCAGCGATAAAACACAATCATCTTTTAGCTAAATCTGTGCATAATATAAAGTTGGATATCAAACAGAATAGACTTAACAGATTTAGAGAAGCAAAAGTTATATCCCTCACCAGAAATTTAAGATTTGCTCTGAGATGGGCCGGCGGTGGAAGAGTTGATGGAGAATATAAAGTAATTTTCGAATTAGATCAAAGAAAACTAACTCAAAATTATAAACTTATTTCATATAACTTCTTTGCTAATTATGGAAAACATCCAACAAGAAAAGGTGATAATGAATTAGGGATGGATGAATATAACTTTCCAAAAAATCAATATGAAGAATCAATAATTGGTGATGTAAAAAATTTAAATAAATATTTAACAAAAATAATGTTTGTTGATGTTTCAAATGTTAAAAAAGAAAACGAATATATGAAAATACTATTGAAACACCCACTAGCATGGGATATGAAAACAAAAAGGTTTATAAATGGCTAATGATCCAGTCTATGACAAATTAAATTTGAGACCTATATCAAACAAGTCTATTGAATTGGTGCCTCTTGATAAAAACAAAGGCGAACAACTTTCAGATGATTTAGATGAAGCTCGCACAAATACGAGACATCTTATCAATGTCGGTGAAGAAGCTTTGAAAGAACTTCAGGATCTTTCGTCACAATCTCAAGATCCAAAGGCATATAGAGAACTTTCTGTTCTGATCAAAGTGATGTTAGATGCAAATAAATCACTTGTTGATACCGCGCGAGCTAGAAAAGAAATCGTCGTTGATGCGGATAAAGTTGTGAGTGATAATCCACAAACAGTTACAAATAATCTTTATGTTGGAACTACAACAGACGCTGTTGATATTCTTAAACAGAAGAGATCTATAAAAGATGACTAGTTTTAAACAATTTCTTGAAGAAGGTCGCGATGCTCCTTTATATCATGCCACGAGACTTGATAATATAGATAGCATTATTCAAGCCGGTTTAAAACCTACTTCATCCCACTTCAGAAAAAAGCTAGGTTTAAATAGAAAAGAAAATGATTCTACTTCAACTCATGGAATATCATTTACAAGAGATTTTAAAATAGCTCATAGATATGGCCAACATTATTTTGTTCAAAGATCATATGTTATATTTAAATTTGATCAGAGAAAACTTACACAAAGATATAAATCTATTCCTGTTGATTATTTTTCTGATATGAGATCTAAAAAGATTTATGACAAAAGTAATCCAGATTTAAGCACTCGTAGATTTTTTGAAGCTGAAAAATTTATCATAACGAAAAATCCCATACCATTATCATTTGCGACAGAAATATTTGTTCCTCAGGATATATCTGAACAATATTTAAAACTAATACAAGATACACATTTGAAAGTAACATATTTTAAATGACAGATAACATTGGTTATAACAGAAATCCCAATCTTCCTAAAGCTGGAGTCGAAAAACAATTCACTGATCATGAGTGGTCTGAGCTTGAAAAATGTATGGACGATCCAGTTTATTTTGCGAAGACATATTTTAAAATTGTTCATGTTGATCATGGACTGATACCATTCGATTTATACGATTATCAGGAAAAAGCAATTCGTATTTTTCAAAATCATAGAAATATGATTATGTGTGCATCACGTCAATGTGGTAAGACCTCATTTGCGACAGTTGTACTTCTTCATACAGCGCTTTTTAATAAAAACAAACTTATAGCCATTCTTGCTAACAAAGCAGCCACATCAAAAGAAATTCTAGAAAGAGTAAAAAGAGCATATGAATATCTGCCTTCATTCTTAAAGGGCGGTGTAAAAGAATGGAATAAAGGATCTGTTGAATTTGAAAATGGATCCAAAATTATGGCTGAAGCATCTTCATCCGATAACATTCGTGGTAAATCTGTATTCTTACTTTATATCGACGAACATGCCTTTATTGAGAATTGGGATGAGTTCTCTGCGTCTGTTTTACCTACACTTTCATCAGGTAAAACAACGAAGATGATATTCACATCAACTCCACATGGTCTGAATCACTTTTATTATTATGTTGAAGGAGCTAGACAAAAGAAAAATGGTTTTGGATATATTGAAGTTCCGTGGTGGGAAGTTCCTGGACGAGATGAAGAATGGAAAGAGAAGACTCTCCATGGAGAGTTAAATGGTGATCAGCAAAAATTCGACCAAGAATACGCCTTGGAATTTATTGGTTCTTCTGGAACTCTGATTTCTGGTGCTGCTCTTAAAATTATGCAATATCAAAATCCACTTGTTACAAATCCGCATCTTTATCAATATAAAGAAAAGGATGGAAATCATCAATATATTATGACGGTGGACACATCGCGCGGAAAGGGATTAGACTATTCAACCTTTCACGTAATTGATGTTTCTACAGAGCCATATGAGTCTGTATGCGTATATAGAAACAATATGGCAACACCTACGGACTTCGCTGATGTGTGTTATCAAATGGCAACATATTATAATAACGCTTTTATTCTCGTTGAACTCAATGACCTGGGGTCACAGGTAGCTGACATTCTTTTTGATTATGAGATGGATCTTATCTTTACGAAAACAAAGGGACGTCTGGGTAAGCAAGTTTCATATGAATCTGGTGCTGATAGAGGAATTGTGACAACACACGGTTCTAAGTCAGAAGGTTGTTCTATGCTTAAACTTTTGATAGAACAGAACAAACTTAAAATATGTGATAAAAATACAATTGAAGAATTGAAAACATTTTCATCAAAAGGCAAAGGATGGGAGGCTGAACCAGGAAAACATGATGACCTTGTAATGTGTCTTGTTCTTTTTTCTTGGTTAGCTTCAGCAGGCTTTATTGATCAGCTTACAGATGATTCTATTATGGCTAAATTACGTGAAAAAACGGAAGAAGACCTTGAATCCGATCTTCTTCCGTTTGGTATTATGATAGATGGTCATGATGATTTCGAAGAGATCATTGATCCTGAAACTCTTCGAAATCCTTTGAACGATCTATTTAATTAAGCTGCACGCTTTCCAAGATATGCGCGAATTGTCTGTTCATCACAAACCCAACGCTTGCCGTCCTTCATGTAAACAAAAGGCCGCTTCCAAGAACGCTGCTTGAAATCCACAAGCTTGATACCATTCCGTTCTGGAACAATGTTGTAAAGCTTGCAAAGATTCTCAATCTGAGAGCTTTGAGCTTCCTTTGCCTTTTCAGTTTCAGCGATCTTCACCTTCATTGTGAGAGAGACACTATCAAACTTTCCGCCTTCAGATGTAATGGTAAGTCCACGAGCTTTCGCAAATTCCTGAAGTTCTGCGATGATGTCCTTCGAGATCGTAGTTGCAGCTTTCTTGTCCATGAGAGTGTCTCCATGTTTGTTTCGATAATGGTACTATACACTATTTCTAGGATATGTACATATCTTTTTTGAAAAAAGTTATAGGTTTTTTGTCCATGAAATTTCAAAAGTTAAAAACATGAGAATAACAACCAGAAGCACATAAAGAAACGGCTGGCTCAATGCAACTGAAATTAGATATGTTGCGATCAACTTTCCGATAAATCCACCGATGTCGATTTTATATGTCACTTTCATTTCAGATCTCCTTCTCATCGTTATTATTATCTCCGTTTCGTTAATTATCTTATAAAACATATCCCATGCTTTGTAAACTGTATTTTTTATAAATATCAATAAAATATAAAAGGAGAAGAAACAAATGGCATTCAGTATTTCACCAGCCGTGACTGTGCGTGAATTTGACTTGAGCGGGTACATTTCTAATGTATCAATTACTATAGGAGCGATGGCCGGAGTATTTAGATGGGGACCTGTTGACGATGCTGGTTTAGTTTCATCTGAACAAGCCCTTGTTGCTCGTTATGGTAAACCAAATTCAAATAACTTTGAAACATTTTACACAGCATCAAACTATCTTGCTTATTCTGATAAATTATACGTATCAAGAGCTTCTGACGCAGCCGCATATAACGCTGGAGCAGGTTCAGGTGCTATTGCGAACACTCAGATCAAAAATGAAACCGATTTTAATAATAATGCTAACACTCTTCCAGCTGCTTCATATTTCTTTGCAAAATATCCTGGAGCAATTGGTAACAGCCTTAAAGTTTCTGTATGTGATTCTGCAAACGCATATGGAGAAACAATCACCCCATCAACAGCAAATCTTGAAATTGATTTCGTTGTAAATAGCAATGTTGCTACAATTACAGTGACAGGTGCTAATACTGCTGATGCTGAAACTCAGGCTAACACAGTCCTAAATCAGTTGCAGGTTGGAGATATTATCACAGCAGGTAATACAACAATCGGTAAACAGTTCCTTAAGATTTCTACACTTGGAACAATTTCTTCAAACGGTGCCGTTGCAACTTTTGATGTGAATACAACAACAAAATACACATTAAGCTCAAACAACACTCTTGAATCAGTAAAAAGAAACTGGGAATATTACAACTCTGTTGATCTTACACCAGGAACTTCTCCATATGTTGAAGCACGTGGCGGCGTAGGCGACCAGATGCATGTTATAGTTGTTGATGAGGATGGAGAATTCACAGGACAACCAGGTCAGATTCTTGAAGTATTTGAAAATGTTTCTCGTGCTACAGACGCAAGAGGTGAACAGGGTGGTTCAATCTATTACAAAGATGTGATTAATAACTCATCTAAATTCCTTTGGGCAACAAATGATAGAGCTGGATCAGTTTCAAACACATCAATCAATATGACAGCTGTTGATACTCAGCCATTCACAGCTTCAATGAGTGGTGGTACAGATTCTCTTTCTGAATCTGCGATTCCTCTTGTTGATCTTGCTCGCTCATATGATCTATACAAATCATCTGAAAAGTTTGATATCTCTGTTATTCTAACAGGTAAATCAGTTGGTGGTGTACATGGTGAAGGACTTGGTAATTACATTATTGACAATATTGTTGAAGCTCGTAAAGATTGTGTGGTAGTTCTATCACCTCAATTTGATGATGTTGTGAACAACCCTTATCAGGAAGCCGAAGCAATTGTTCAGTTTAGACAAGCTCTACGTTCAACATCATATGCATTCCTAGATTCTGGTTACAAATACCAGTACGACAGATATAATGATGTTTATCGTTGGATTCCATTAAACGGCGATATTGCTGGAACATTCTCAAGAACTGACGTTGATCGTGATCCTTGGTGGTCACCTGCTGGATACAATCGTGGTAATATCAAAAATGTTACTAAGCTTGCTTACAACCCAGATAAAGCTGATAGAGATATTCTTTACAAGAATTCAATTAACCCAGTTTTCCAGAGTGGTAATAGAGGACCAGTTCTATTCGGAGATAAAACTCTTCTAGCGAAGACTTCTGCTTTCGATAGAATTAACGTTCGTAGATTGTTCATTGTTCTTGAAAAAGCAATTGCAACTGCTGCACAAGATCTTCTATTCGAATTCAATGATGCATTCACAAGAACACAGTTCAGAAACCTTGTAGTGCCTTACCTAAGAAATATTCAGGGCCGTAGAGGTATCTACGAATTCAGAGTTGTTTGTGATGAAACTAACAACACAGGCGAAATTATCGATAATAACCAATTCGTTGGTGATATCTATATCAAACCTGCTAAGTCAATCAACGAAATTCAATTGAACTTCGTAGCAGTAAGAACTGCTGTTGACTTCGAAGAAGTTATCGGCAGATTCGGTTAATTTCTTCAATATATAAATTAAAAGGGGCTAATTAGCCCCTTTTTTTATTCTCTTCCTTCTAAAAGTTTATCAACCCACCATTGTGGTGCGTCACCCAAATCTACTCCATTTGCTTCATCTACATCACACACAACATATTCATGTCCCAATGATTTGAGATATTTTCCACCGGCACCAGGATCACAAACAGCAACCACATGTCTCATCTGCCTAATAGTCCACAACCATCTCTTAGTTGATTTATTTGGATTGTTGGAAAGAAGTGCTACACATGAATAACCCATCGATGTAAGACGTGTCGCATTGAATATTCCCTCAACAACAAACAAAGTCTTTGATAAATCCCATGATTCTAAACCCCAAACGCTTACTGCATCTTTATTTCGATAAGTGTAGTATCTTCCTTTTAAATCATTCTTCTGAACTTTTTCTCCATTTGGACGATAAGTTTGATATCCAACTAAATGTCCCGATAAATTCCATAGAGGAAATGTCGCACAATATTCATCCTCATCCAGCCATACTTTATGATGGGAGAGGTCCAAATATCTGGATTTCAAATGTTCTTCAAGTTTTGACATTTGGACCTCTCCCATTAATCCTTCTCTGCTTTTCTTACAGCGCCATATACAACTACAAGAACAGCATTGACAAATGCTAGAATAAGACCTATTATTGTTATTTCAGTGAATGCTAATGTAAGCATATAGCCAAAAAGACAGCCCTGAATAATTAGAATAATATTACTCATTTTCTTTCTCCATGTTTGTTTCGATAATGATACTATACACCGTTTCTCAGCAATGTAAACCATATTTTTTATAAATATCAATAAAATATAAAAGGAGAAGAAATGGCATTTAATATTAACGAAATGCGTGCTGGTTTAGTTGGTGGTGGAGCTCGTCCTTCGCTTTTTGAAGTTATCATTACAAACCCAATTTCATCAATTGCCGATATCCGCGTGCCTATTATGTGTAAAGCTACACAGTTACCAGGTCATACAATTGGTAAGATTGAAGTTCCATATTTTGGTCGTAAAATTCCTATTCCAGGCGACAGAATTGTACAGGATTGGACTGTTACAATCATCAATGATGAAACTTTTGATGTTAGAAACGCACTTGAAACTTGGTCAAATGCTATGAATTCTCAACAAGGGAACGTTGCAACCAGAGGAAGTTCTCCGTCTCTTTATACATCACAGGCATCTGTAAGACAGTTTGGTAAAGACGGAAGTGTTCTTCGTATTTATGAACTGAATGGAATATTCCCAATGGATATTTCTCCAATTGATCTGTCATGGGAATCAATTGATGTTATTGAAGAATTCCAGGTTACATGGGCAGTTTCCGATTTTGCTGTGGTTGGTGGATCTTCCGGCGACGCTGGCGGCATCTGATATTACCTAATTTTATAAAATGGGGCTTGGAATAGGCCCCATATTATTTTATAAATAATAATAAAATAAGGATTTTACTATGGAACTTTTCGGATGGAAAATAGAAAAAAAGGAAGAAGAAAAAGAGACTAAATCTCCTTTTCCTATGCTTGATGATGAAGGCTCTCTCATCATCGAAAAAAATTGGGTACCTGGTGCAGACCATGATGCCTATGCTGTTGCTACAAATTTTGATGATGTGGTTTCTTCTGAAAGCGAGCTTATCACAAAATATAGAGAGATGTCTCAGCTGCCCGAAGTTGATTATGCTGTCGACGACATCATTAATGAATTGATGTCTGTTGAAAAAGCAAATGATATTGTTGATATTGACCTTGATGAACTTGAATATTCTAAAGGTGTCAAAAACAAAATAACCGACGAATTCAATCACATTTTAACTCTATTGGATTTCAATAATTCTGCATATGAAATAGCGCGTAATTGGTACGTTGATGGTCGTTTAACGTACGAAATTATTGTCGATGAAAAAGATTATGTTAAGAATGGTATTAAAGAAGTTCGCTATATCGATCCAAGAACCATTAGAAAAATTAAAGAAATTAAGAACTCTCAGGGTAGAGCAAATGCCATTTTAAAACAGTTAGCGGATGAATATTACATTTATTCACCAACTGGCTTTGGTAGACAGTCATTTAATACCGGAAGTATTTCAGGAACTGATGTTGTTAAAATGTCAGATGATTCTGTCGTTCATGTGACATCAGGAATTATGAACCATAATAAGACAATGGTTCAATCACATCTTCACAAAGCAATTCGTCCTCTTAATCAGTTGCGTGCACTAGAAGATGCTTCTATCATTTATCGTATATCTCGTGCACCTGAAAGAAGAATTTTCTATATTGACGTTGGTAACTTGCCTAAAGGTAAAGCCGAACAACACCTTCAAAATATTGCTCAGAAATATAAAAATAAACTTGTATATGATGGTAAAACTGGCGAAATACGAGATGACCGCAAATTTATGACGATGACTGAGGATTATTTCCTTCCTCGTCGTTCTGATGGTAAAGCAACTGAAATCACAACGCTTCCAGGTGGTCAGAATCTTGGCGAATTAGAAGAAGTTAATTATTTCCTGAATAAATTCTATAGATCTCTTAATCTTCCAATTTCTCGTCTTGAAAGCCAAAGTGGATTCCAATTTGGTAGACAAACTGAAATTTCTCGGGATGAATTAAAATTTGCTAAGTTTGTTGCGAGACTAAGAAAAAGATTTGCTCAGTTGTTCATTAAGCTTTTGAGAAGACAATTAGTGTTGAAAAATATTATGACTGCTGAAGAATTTGATAGTATTAAAAACAATATATCATTTGAATTTTCTGCCGACAACCTTATTGCTGAAAATAAAGAACAAGAAGTTCTAGCAGGTAGACTTGATATCCTGAATAATATTGACACTTATAAGGGTGTATACTTTTCTAAACAATTCATTCTTCGTAATGTTCTTCGTATGTCTCAGGAAGATATTGATGAGATGGAACAACAGATCGGAAAAGAAAAGAAAACAAATGAATATGACGAGGATAATCAGCTTAAATCATATAATGCTGATCCGAATGCAATTGCACAAATGAACATGCAACAGGACCAACAAGATCACAGCCAAGAAGTTGAAAAAGATTCTCTAGAACATAAAAAGAAAATCGACAAAGAACTCCTTAAAAAAGGTTTAAATCCTAATCAACAAACACAATCTCAGGAAGAAAATGAATGATAAAATTTAAAAATTTTCTTTTTGAGTATGAAGATTATTATTCTAAAGACAAATCAGTCGGCTCCGGTTTAAAACGTAAAAAATATAAAAACAAAAAACCAGGTAGATGGGCAAAACGTATTGGATCCGGAGTAGGAGCTGCAATTGGTGGGGCTGTTGGATTTGCGGCACGAGGAAATTATGGATTAGCAGGTGGTGCTGCAGCTGGTGGTGCAATTGGTTATAAAGCTGGAGAGGCTGCATCAAACGCAAAAAGAAGAATTGCTGCAAATGCTTATGTTAAAAGAAGAAAAAAGCGTAATAGCTAATTAATATAAATATTATTAAAAAGGAGATATAAATGTCACTAGAAAAGTTACTTGTTGCGATAAAAGAAGGTAATTATGTTCAAGCTAAGGATGCTTTCTATCAAGAAGTGAATGAAAGAGTTAGCAATAAAATTGATGAAAAAAGATCTTCTATTTTAGAAGGCGAAGATAAAGAAGAATCAGAAGAAGAATCTGATGATGACGATGAAGAAGATGAAAACGACGACGACGATGATGACAGTATAAAGGAATCTCTTTATTCTATGTCTGAATCTGAAATGAATTCATTTGTTGATTCATTGAATGAAACTGAATTAAATGTTCTATTATCTATTATTGAGTCTGACGAATATTTAATGGAAGGTATCGGTTCTAAAATTAAATCTGGTCTAAAAAAGACAGGTAATTTGGTAAAAAGAACTGCAGTTGGAACAGCTAAAGATGTAGCAAGAAATCTTGGACGTGGTGCAGCTGTTGCTGCGGGCGGAGCTGCTGGTATGGCAGCGGGTGGAATTCCTGGAGCAGTTGCTGGCGGAGTTGCTGGTAACATGGCATATCAAGCTGGAAAAGATACACTAAAAAAGAAATTGGCGGCTAGAAACAAAAAATGAAAAAGATAACAGAAGGCATTTTAAATAAAAATTACGTTCAGGCTAAGGATGCCTTCTACGAAGAAGTTGACAGAAGAATCAACGAAAAAATAGAAGAAAAAAGAATTCAAATCCTTTCTGAAAAGAAATGGAAACATTCTGGTCTTGCTGGTACAATTGGTGGTATTGCCGGTACAGTAGCCGGTGCAGGAACATTAAATCCTGCTCTTGCTGTTGCTGGTGGTGCAGCGGGTCTTGCCGCTGGAGAAGCTGGAGAGTATGCAGCTAAAAAAGTAGGTAGATTTGTTAAAAATAAATACCTTAGAAGAAAAAGAAAAAAAGCACAAGCTCTAAAGGTGAAAAACAATGGTAGATAAGCAGAAGACAATCGGCGGCAAAAAAGCATTTAAAGATATGTTTGGTGATCCTAAGATCTATCAAATTGACGATCATGGGATTGAAGATCAGAAGGCCAAAAAAGATAAATCTCGTAAAGCTGATAAAGCTCCAGTTGCTGAGGGTATTAATGGTGAATGGACCAAGGAACGTTCACGCAGAGAAGATGAAAATATTAAAGCTGTAAAGAAGACATATGGCGATTTCAGAACTACTGTTGGAAAAAATTCAAAAGAGAAGATGAAAGAAATTGCTGCTTCTATGAATGAATCATGGGTTGTGACTATGCCTATATCTGATCCTGATAAAACTGGCAAAGAGATCAACAAAAGATTTATAGACCGCGGAATAGATTATCAGGATATGGGATGGGACAAGCAAGGTAATCTTACTGTTGAATTTGATGATGAAAAAGAAGCAAAACGTGCTGCAATGATTTTAAAATCTTTCAGACATTCTTCAAAAAATCAAATGCCTAAAGTTATGAAAGAATCTCTTTCTGATCTTAAATCTATGTATGCCTCATCAATACCTGAAATCGTCGATGAGATCAAAGAATTGTCATCAACTCTTATAGATTATTACATGGATCAAGAACAGGAATGGGCTGATACAAATGTTGCACCAGCTCCTGGTATGTATCTGGATTGGAAGGGTATCTATAGAGGTCTTGAAGATTTAAGAGATATTATGCTTTGTGCTGCACCAGATGAACTTGTTGGTATCGATGGAACAGATGATATGAATGAGTCTGCAAACGACTCAATGAGACAAAAAGTTATGTCAGCAATTGCAGCAGATATAAGAAAAACTAATGAAAAATTCAAAACTAAAAAAGATGTTGAAAGATATTTAGATTTCACCGGCGGCGACATCATTACTAAAATAACAAAGAATGATGATGATTTCAATAATATGCTTCAGTATGCTTCTGAAAAATTATCAAAGAATCTTAGAGAATCTAATCTCCATGAGATTTCAAAAGAAAGAAAAGATTCTTATGTAAAAAGATCTGCAACTGATGCCGGCTTAGCTAATTTTGGTAAAAGACAATCTGATAAACCAGATGAAAAAAAGAAATTTGGTGATGTAGAAAGAAAAAGAAGAGCAGGTCTAAATTTAGCTCTTGCTAAAGGCGGTGACAAGCCTGTTTATAAAAAAGAATCGCTTGATGAAGCATTCTCATCTGGATCATTGAAACTGATGGATGGATCAACATATAATTTAACATCAGACGAAGCAAAAGCTTTAAATAAAGTGATGTCTTCAACAAAAGAAAAAGATCGTATGACAAAAAGAATCACTAAAAGTAAAAGTGATTTGAAGTCTATGATAGAATTTTCAAAGGAAGTGTAATGAAACTTATAACAGAACAAAACTTTGATGTGAACTATATTAGAGAAAATCTAGAGGAAGGTAGAAAACCTACCTTATGGATCGAAGGAATTTTCATGCAGGGGGACATTAAAAACCGTAATGGTAGAATTTATCCTGCTACAATTCTTGAAAGACAAATGAACTATTATGTTGAAAATTTCGTCTCAAAACATAGATCGCTTGGAGAATTAAATCACCCAAATGGACCAACAATCAATCTTGATAAAGTATCTCATATGATTACTGAAATGAGACGTGATGGTTCTGATTTCTATGGTAAAGCAAAAATACTTGATACTCCAATGGGTAATATTGCGCGTTCATTAATTGATGAAGGTGCTTCTCTGGGAGTTTCAACAAGAGGTCTAGGATCTGTTAAACAATCTGGTGGTGCTATGGTTGTTCAAGAAGATTTTGTTCTGAATACAGTTGATATCGTTTCTCAGCCTTCTGCTATGGATGCGTGGGTAAATGGAATCATGGAAGGGGTGGAATGGATCTGGGATGGTGATACTTTGAAAGAAGTAACATTAAATGAAATTAAAAAAGATTTAGACAAGCCACTATTAACTGAAGCACAAGTGTTAAGAAATTGGAAGAAATTTCTCAAAACGCTATAATTTATAAATAATAAAAAATAAAAAATAGGAGTGATAAAATGGACAAGATTAAAAATACTCACGATTCTGGTGAAGCTGAAGTTGATAAAGTAACAGGCTCTCACAAAAGACCAAAGGATAAGAATGTTGGCGACAAAAATGCTGACACTTCAGCTGCTGAAAAGGTTCAGACAATGCCATCTGGTGCTGTAAGAAAAGAAGATCTTGATATTCTTTTTGATGGTACTGAATTATCTGAAGAATTCCAGGAACAAGCTTTTGTTCTTTTTGAAGGCGCAGTTTCCGCAAAAATTGAATCTTTGAAAGAAGCTATGGAAGCAGAATTTGAAGAAAAACTTGCTGAAAGCGTTGAGTCTTATGAAGACAAACTTTCAGATTTCATTGATATCTTTGTAGAAAATTACATGCAGGAAAATGAGCTTGCAATTGAAAATGGTATTAAAGCTGAAATTGCTGAATCACTTCTTGATGGACTAAAAAATCTATTCGTAGAACATAATGTTGAAATCGATGAAGACAAAGTTGAAATTGTTGAAGCCCTTTCAGAAAGAGTTGCAGAACTTGAAGGCGCTTTAAATGAAGCCCTTGAAAGCAAGGTAACAACTCAGAAACTTATTGAAAATTTCGAAAAAGAACGTATTCTCGCTGAAATGACATCTGATATGGATGAAGTTTCTAAGGATAGAATTAAGAAACTTACAGAAAATATCTCATTCAAAGATGCGACAAGCTTTGAAGCTTCTGTAAACATTCTTAAAGAATCTGTGTCTTCTAAGAAGACTGTTGTTAAAGAAGACATGCTGAATGAAGAAGTAGCTGTAACAGATGGTTTAACTGAAAAAGTTATTGATCCAAAAATGGCTGCAATTCTAAAAGCTCTTAGAGACTAATAGAAATTTCGAAATTTATAAATAATAATAAAAATAAAGGAGACTACGTTAATGTCAATGGTTAAAAAAGAAATTATCGCAAAGTGGGAAGATGTTCTTAATGAATCATCTGCCGGTTGCCCAGCAATCACAAATCCAGAAATTGCTGCTGTAACAGCTCAGCTTTTGGAAAACACTGATAAAGCTTATTCATCAGGTCTTTTTGAAAATGTTCCTTCAGGACTTTCAGAAGCAGCACCTACTTCTAACACAGGTAACGTAAAGAATTACGACCCTGTTCTTATCTCACTTCTAAGACGTGCGGCTCCTAAGCTTATCGGATATGAAATCATGGGAACTCAGGCTATGACTGGACCAACTGGCCAGATCTTCGCAATGAGATCACGTTACACTTCAAACACAGGTGCGGAAGCATTCTACAATGAAGCAAATACAGGTTTCTCAACAATTAATGGTGGTAACACTGAAATCGTTGGTGATGCAGGTCTTAACCTAGGTACAACTCCAACAGGTAATGCTGAAACATATAACGCTGCTGGCGCTATGTCTCTTGCACAGGCTGAAGCACTTGGTACTTCAGGTAATGCTGCTTTCGCTGAAATGACAGTGACAATCGAACAGCTTTCTGTTACTGCTGGATCACGTAAGCTAAAGGCTCACTACACACATGAATTCGCACAGGACTTGAAGGCTATTCACGGACTTGAAGCTGAAAAAGAACTTTCAAACGTTCTTTCAACAGAACTTGTTTCTGAAATTAACCGTCAGCTTGTAAGAACATGTTATCTAACATCTTCAGCTGGTGCTACTTCTGGTACCACAACAGCTGGTATTTTCGATCTTGACACTGACTCAAACGGTCGTTGGATGGGTGAAAAGTTCGCAGGACTACACTTCTTTATTGACCTAGAAGCTAACGCTATCGCTAAGTCAACACGTAGAGGTAAGGGTAATGTTCTTATTACTTCTTCAAACGTAGCTTCTGCCCTTCAGATGGCTGGAGTTCTTAAGTTCAATGATGCTGCTGCTTCATTAACTATCGATGACACCGGTGTTTCATACGCAGGTATGATTAACAATAAGATCAAAGTGTTCATTGATCCATATGCAACATCAGATTATATCGTTCTTGGATATAAGGGTGCCAACAGCTGGGATGCTGGTATGTACTACTGCCCTTACACACCTCTACAGATGGTAAGAGCAACTGAAACTGGATCACTTACACCAGTAATTGGTTTCCAGACAAGATACGGACTTGTAGCTAACCCATTCTCAAGAGGAGCAACTGCTTCTGACGGGTCAATGATGGCTAACAGTAACGTGTATTACAGAAGAACTGCTATCGCAAATATTCAGTAATAATAACCATAACATAAAAACAAATTCAGGGAGCTTCGGCTCCCTTTTTTTATTCCTGACCGTAATCCATTTCACTATGCTTCAATGTGAATCCTACGCCTGATTGATCAATTTCTGTTCGTGTATTTACCTTACATTCAACAGACCAAGTTCCATCCTTCTTCACAATCTTAAATGATTCATCATTAGCTTCATAAGACCAATATTGTTCATCACCATAATCAAAAATTTCATGTAACTCTGTCATAATGCAACGTGACATATCATATGGATAACCACGAGAAAATTCATACATATCACCGTCGCTAATTGTAGCGACCGATGAAAAAGCTAAAACAAGAATTGTATTAAACATTTGTGAAACTCCATTTAATTCTATTTTTTGATAGATCACTTAATTGATCTTTTGTAATGTCCTTTATGATGAATGTGCTATCGGTAAAGGACATTATCTGAACATTTTTAAGTGTGCTACAGACCTTATAGAGGTCCCTGGATGACACTTCAATAGTCACTTTAATCATTATCAATCTCTTTTCTAATTCTATTCAGAGTATACCGGGTTACCTTATAACCTTCACTCTGTAATTTTAGAATTTCATTATATAGATCTTTTGGATTGTTATATTTTGATTGAAAATGTGGAAGGCTTTCTTCCTCACAATTAGCAATTATATTGTAATGTATACCATCATTCCAAATATACATGTCACTGTCATTTCCAAATCGTGAATATGCCATAACATTCTCCCTTCAAACTTCGCTTAAGGTGATTCCAATATCAGAAGGATTAATACCATCAGGAAAATTAAGCACTACCGAAGGATATCCTTCATTCATTTGAACATAATCAAATTCTTCATAATCATCAGATAGAATATAATTACAATCTTCTTCATTAAACCATCGAATACTAGCAGAACCGTCGCCGCCATCAAAAATAATTCCATAAACTTTCATAATATTTTCTCCTAAATAGAGGGCTAGAGAAAATTTCTCTAGCCCTCATTTTGATTAAGATGCTTCAGCCATTTCGATAGCGGTGTTAAGTGCTACATGCTTGCGATTGGCATTACTTCCATACCATGCGGACTTCAGACGAGTGTCTGCAGAGCGACCAAGAAGATGGTCAGTAGCATATGTAACCGCGTTATAGGCATTCCACCAGCTACCTGGCTTGAACTCTGCGCCTGGTTGAGTATCAACAATTTCAAGCACCTGACGGGCAGGGCGAGAAAGCTCAGGCTTATCCAGATCGACATTGAAGACACGCTTCAGAAACACATTGAATGTTTCATCGGTGTACTTCTTACTACCCAGATATTCTGCAGCTTCCTTGTACTTTGCCATCTTTTCCTTGGAAATTCCAAGAGTTTCCTTCACAGCTTCAGCACTAAATACTGCTCGGTGATTGATGGAAACCTGAGATGCTGACTTCGTATTAATTGCAAGAGTGAGAGTGTTATTGCAAACAACTCGAATTGGTGTGAAGCGCACATCGATCGACTTGCCATACTTATGAGGATTTGTAAAGAGAAGATAGCTTTCAACATCATCCTTACCGAAGACTGTGAAACCTTCATTCATCTTAGCAAGAGCCCATACAATGCGACCATCTTCGAGGGCTCCAGCAGTATGCATCTGCATCTTGCCTTCGTTCACAAAATCATAGAAGAAGCCGAAAGCTTCAGCATTCTGAACTGGGTTCCAACCAGGACCGACAATATCAAGAACCTTGCTGTCGCGATCACGTACAAGAGCTTCGCGACCGGTGTTGATATACTTTCCATTTACATTTGCATATGTTGGAACACGTTCAACTGACCAATCAAGCTGTGCAGCTTCAAGCATCTGTTCAGGAGTGAGATCAGCTGGAACTTTACGACCAAGGCCATGCCATGGAGTTTCTCCAGCATAGGCAATTGATGCACCATTTTCAGTGATTTCAATCTTATGACATTCTTGCATGGTATTCTCCTTCGTTGTTAATAATGAGAATATATACTATTTCTCAGTAATGTAAACAACAAATTTGAAAAAAGTTATTTTTTCTTTGTGAACTTAAACGTGGCTTCGTATGACTCATTATAGGCCGGTTTGTCATAATAAACCGCCCATCCAGCTTCGATATAAATTTCTTCAATATCGAGCCATTTATTATCAAAAATATCTCGTCTTGACGTATTAGGTTGAATCTCTAATATTTTATCTATAAGATTGTCTTGGCGAATTATAGCATACCCACTTGAGAAATGTTTTGCTATCATATAGTTCACAGCTTCAAATACGAAATCAGGAATTATCTTTTCTTTTTTAAATTCCGTTACTTGATCTGGGGTAATGGGTTTTGTCATTTTCCATACTTTCCTACAATATCATCTAGAAGAATCGGCCTGTAACCGGTTTTTTCAACAGACACATTAATATGTGAAGAAGATGGTGCATCATTCTGGTGAATGTGTCCATGAACATTATATTTAGCTTTACGAATTTCTGACTGATGAATAGGAACATGTGTTAACAGAATATCATGCTCTTTAAATAATCTCCATAACATCATTTTTTGGAAATGTTTCTGTAGAACTCTGGATTTAATTTCATCATGATTACCAACAATCAATCTTTTCTTTCCATTTAATCGAGAAAGAATATCATCTGCAGCATCATCAGGACCAAAATACACATCACCTAAATGGTACACATGATCTTCAGGCCCAACAGTGTCATTCCAACTTCTAATCATAAATTCATTCATATCAGATACATTTTTAAAACCAGGTCTGACGGGATATCCTCCTTCATCAGTAAATTTAAGAATGTTCGCATGATTGAAATGTGTATCTGATATCACAAAAATTTTTGTCATTTTTCACTTTCTATATATTTGATATAACTATATCTTTTTCATTAATAATTATCTGTTTTTTATTCTTTAAATATTCTAAATGTAAAATTGAATCACCATATTTCCAATGAATAAATTGGACTAGCAAATAATACGGAAATGGACCATGATCATTTATAAGAGATAAAATCTCAGCATTTATTTGTTTTTCAGTTTGTTTTAACATATTTCTTTCGCAATGTAAACTAAATTGTTTTAGCTTTCTCAACAAACTTTCTAATTTCATTCATGTTAATGCCACATATCTTATTATATCTATAAAGTTTTTCTATCACATCTGCTACTTGTTGATTTGTTAAAGTTTCAGGATCAGGAAGTTTTCCTAACTGGGGACAGTTATATAATGTTGATGGCGGAGTTATAACAACTGTATCTATTGCGGGTAAATTTCTGCTTGCCGATTGACATGCTGACAGAACAATAACTGATAATATAAGCATTAGGTATTTCATTTGTTCAGCCTTCTGAATAATTCCTTTATTGATTTGGGAGCTTGATCTTTAGAATCTTCTCCCAAATCAACTGTTACATTTTCTAATGTTTCCTCTAAGACTTTTAGTTCCTGATCACGTATAGCAATGTGTTGGTCTTTTAAATTGTTTATAAGTTCAGTTCTTACTATAGTTTGTCTTTGTGTCTCTATAATTACTGATTGGCTTTCAATTATAGAGTCTTTTTCTCCATTTTCTTTGATTGTTGAAAACAGAACCCATAAGATAATAAAAATCACAACAGCTATGACAATATAAGCTATATATTTTATCATATCCGGTGAAATAAATTTAAATAGTAGAGATAACATTTGTAGCCTTTTATTATTATTTATTGAAAGACTTCTGCAAATTTGCTTTTTAAATTATCCAAATTAGTGCTAATAGTTTCATCTAGTGGATCTTCTATTTTTGTTATTTTATTCTGTTCTTCAGAATTAAACAATCTCATTTTTGGTCTATCAACTCCTACTAAGAATGATGGTTTGATAGAAATAGGACCGTATCTATTTTTCAATTGTTTGAACTTTAACATGTTGATTTTTTCAAGCTCTTCTGTAGCGATAATAGCTAAGAATAAATCCAGTGCGTGGACAAGACCCATTGATTCGGATGTCTCAGTCATGTCAAAGTCATTTGATTTTAGGCCATCACGATTTACCTGAGTAGCTGTCCATCCAACCATATTATATTCTACACAAAGGCCTCGTAATTCTTCACCAATTGATTTAACATATTCATACATTCCTTTGTTTGATTTATGTCTAAAGCTTGACATAATGTTAACATAATCAACAATCAAAACATCGGGAATAAAATTCTTCTTTAATTTCAATTCGCTTAAAAGATGACGAATATGTCCAACGTGAGCTGTTGATGTTGGATATTCTTTGATTATAAGTTTACCATGAATTTTGCTCTGTAGAGAATTTATCTTTCTCATAAAGTCGTCATGGCCAATATCAGCAATATGATTAATATCTATATCGAATAGATTTGCGTCAATTCTTTTGGAAATTTCTTCTTCTGCCATTTCCATTGTGACATATAGAACATTGTATCCCTGCGCGATATATGATGCAGCAAAATGACATAAAGCCATAGACTTTCCTACACCAGTACCAGCAAGCAGACAGTTCAGAGTTTTGCGTAGAACACCGCCCTGTGTAATCAGATTTAATAACTCTAAATCATATGCAATTTTATTTAGTTTTCTGCTATAAAATTCGTGACGTTCTTCAGCATCATTGAAATAATCATGTCCAATATGATTATCAAATGAAATGCTTAGTGCCTTTTTAAGAATTTCTGGAATTTCACCACGATCTTCACTTTCAGATTTATTGACAGCTTCCAACAGAGCATTTGATAAAGCTCTATCTTTACAGAACTGTTCAGTTTTTTCAAGAAGCCATTCATCATCATACACATCATCTGTTGATGATATTGATTTAATAGTTGTAACAGCGTCTTGATAAATTTTTTCTGGAAGATTTTTGTTCTCTAATTCTGAAAGGAGAACATTTCTTGACGGTAGAATTCTATATTTTTTACTATAATCACTAATTAGATGATGAACTATTTGGTGGCGATCTGCCTCAAAATATTCTGTTTGAATATGAGGAGTTGCAACTTTTGAGAAATGTTCGTTTCTCAAAAGTTGCGATAAGATGATGTCATCTATCATAAATACTTATTCCTCTTCTGATTGCGTAAACTTATTTATGCTCTCCTGATCATCTTCCTCTGAAATAAGCTTACCATATGAGACTTTATATTTCTTTTCAACATATTCTTTGAATTTTGGATTCTTAATCATAGATTCCCACAACTTAGAATCATATTCTACTTCTTTTCTCTTATATTTCACATCTTCAAGAACTTCACCAGTTTCTTGATCAATAAGACAATATGACTGAGTACTCACCTTTGATATGAATTCTCCTTCAACCGCAAGATCAAGAAGACCGGACCATCTCTTAATACCACCCTCAAATCCAACAGTAATAGGAATTTTTGATTTTTCTTTCACATAACGAGATTTCTCAACATTAATGATGAAGTTATAACCATTGAGTTCTGTTCCATCTTTATCCTGTTGTCTACCAAGAATGTAAACATTATCAGCTGCTAACATTGTTCCTTGGCCACCGGATACGACCTTTTTACTATACATTTCCATTGTATCATAAGTATGTTGTACAACATGCATGGGCATGTTCTTGATGCGAAGATGTGGAGTAACAATTCTGAAGAGAGACTTATTCTCCTTAGCACGTGTCATATCTGCTGCAGAGTTTTCTTTTAATGCATCTGCTGCTTCTTTCTTTGAAGCCAGATTACCCAACGAATCCACCATGATAAAGACATTGTCTTTTTCTTCAATTGCATCTAATTTCTTAGCAATATCAAACTTCAACTCTTCATAGTTCATAATAGGAATATGAACAACTCTGTTAGGATCAATTCCTACAGCTTCAAAATATGAAGGAGGTGTACCGAACTCAGAGTCATAGCATAAAATACATGCTTCTGGATCATCGATCTTCGCGTCAAGATATGCCTTTGCAGAAATCAATGTGAATAGTGATTTAAAATGTCTTGATGGACCACACCAAGCTGTCACTCCTGCTGATACGCCGCCATCTAACATTCCAGATAATGCAACATTTATCATTGGAACTTGTGTAGGATAAAAATCTCTTCTATTGTATGTCACACTGTCGGAAAGCATTCCTGAATGTTTTAATGATGATTCTTTTAATAGTTTGTCTCTTAGACCCATTATTTCTCCATTGTCTTTTCTAATTTATTGATAAAAGCATCAATTTGTTTATGTCGTTTGTCGCCTGGCCAATTGATTATATTGGAATCTTTATCGCCTTTCAAATTTTCCAGAAAGGTCTTCATCATCTCAAACATTTCCGATGTTCGATCAATTGGTTTAAAATCTTCTTCTGATTGGAATGTAAATCCAAAATCGTTAATATCTTCACTCATAAAATTGACTCATATCAGATTTATTTTCTAATGAAATGCCGGCTGGATTTGCTAGCGATGTGATTGGTTTAATGAAGGTTTTTTCAAACTGTCTATCATAATCTATGAATTGATCCAATCCAAACTCTTCTGGTAACTCATCTAAAGACGATATAACATCTTCACGTATAGGATTAGGCAATTTCAAATATGTGAATTTAATCTTATCACCACTTTGAATTTTCATATATGTCTTATCTAGATCATGATCCTCTAACAGTTTGTTATATAGTAAAGAACCTCTTACATGAAGCGGTGTTCCTTTCGTATATAGAGTATTTATATCACTATATTTCGAAACGCCATTTACTCCGCCTGGATTTGCAACTTTTTCAAATGGAAGTGAATAAAATTCTTCTCTACATTTTTCGATAAATGACAAAAGTCCATCTTTGTCATTGTTAAGAATTATTGGTATACTATTTTTGATATAATTTCTACATACTTCAGGAGTTGAAGATTTAACAGCTTCAATACCCTTCATCTTAATTTTCATTTCAGAATAGAATACACCTTCATTGAAGAATACGCCCATCACATAGTTCTTTGACTTACGCCAAATTACCTGAGCAATCACTTCAAGCTTCATATGTAATTTTTTCTGATATGCATTTGTTACTGAATATAGATCTTCCATAGCAGCTTGGATGACGTGTTCTTCAAGATGTTTTGAAAAATTTGATAAGAATTTAACAATTTCTTCTCTTTCACCACCATTCGGGAATGCTTTCTTAACAACGCCTTCCATATTAAAGTATGCTGAGTCTGTATCTACAGCGATAATATAATCCACATTGTCCGTCTTTAACATCTTATTTAGATATATATTAGCGTATTTCTCAACATATTTAGAAGCCAATTGGCCACTTAGTGTAATAGACTCTGCAATGTCGTAGCTAAACCAACGTGAATACGGATTCGCAAGTCCTCCATAGAAGGCATTCGCGAAAATTTTAGTTGCTAATTGTTGGTTGTTAAATTCAACAACACGTGATTTTGTCTTTTTATATTCTTCCTTTAATTTGGCATCATCTGGATTTGTTGAAAGTTTTTTCTTAATTTCTTCAAGCTTCTGTTCTTCGAGAAGCATGATGTCTTTATATTCTTTTCGTTTCGCAAAAACTTCTTCCATGATTTCAGCAAAGAATGATTTTTTAGCTCGAGAAAAAACTGTGCCTTTTGCAGTAATGCACATATTATTTTCCAGAAGTTTTTCTTTAATCTCATCATAAACTCTATCATTGATAATTCTATCTGGATTGTCAACATTGTCGAATTTATCAAGTTTACCCATATAAGCATCTGGAGAAATATTATATGTCATAATAATATGTGGATAAAGTGATGTGAAGTCATATGACATAACATATGGATACAAACCAGGAATCACTTCCTTCACATATCCACCAGCAATAATTCTGGAAAGCTCGCTACTTTCGGCTTTTTTATGTGGAATTACAACTTTATAATCCATCATTTTATTATGAATCACAACATCACAGGGTTTCACAGTCGCGAACGCGTCATGTAGGTTTGTTCGAGTAAAATGTGATAATGAGAAAATGAGTTCAATAAATTTCAACTCATGTTCAAGTTCTTCAACTCGAACAATATCGATTATGTTGTATGTATATGCCATAGCATATGATTCTTTATCGGCTTCTGCTTCTACTTTTTCTAATAATTTTTGTAAATCTTCAGTAGAAATTGTTTTTATATCTAAATTTAATATTTCTTCTATATTCATCTTTATTTTATCTTTCTGGAAATCAACGATATTATAAATATTTATATAACATTAAGGATAGAGTAATGAAAGAATTTATTAATTTTTCACATGATAACAATAACATAAAATCTAATAAATATTTTAAATGGTATATCCAAATTATATTTAATTCCATTTATTCTAATAGACCTTTATTTCATAGAGAATATGAAAAACACCATATTCTTCCTAAAAGCTGTGGTGGAAGCAACGAAATAAATAATATATGTATTTTAACATATAAAGAACATTATATATGTCACTTATTGCTAACTAAATTTCTTCTTAAATATGAACATAAGCGAAATATGCAATTTGCACTACATACTTTTTTTCATTTTGATAAAAATAGAGTTTTAGCCTCAAAAAGATCCTTAATATATGAAAATCATAAAAAATTATATAGTAAATATCTTTCTGAGAGAGAACCATCAAATGTTAGAGAAGAAATATATACTTTTAAAAACAAAAAAACCCATCAAATTTTTATAGGGCGACCAATAGATTTTATAAAATTTTCAGGTTTAACCCATCAAGAAATGAATCATCTACAAAATGTTTATAATAAAAAAGCTTCATATAAACATATAAAAAATTGGGGTATTTTTTTAGATGATAAACAAATTTTTTCTTATGAGATTCCATATAAGAAAAGAAAACATCCTACAATTAAATGTGAGTTTTGTGGCAAAGTCACAGCAAAATTTAATTATGTAAGATGGCATGGAAAAAACTGTAAATCACTTATCAGTCCTGTTTAATAGTTCATCTTTTATTTTATCTCTCATATAACACAACTTTTCTAGTTTTATCATATCTTTAATATTTTTATTTTTATCGTATTTAAATACTTTTGATCCTTCCAATAGTTTATGTAGCTGTGTCATTTCGCCAGCTTTAAGCTTTTTCTTATCCAAAACAACATGCGAAATGTAATCTAATTTAAATGACTCAGAGTTTTTAAATGAGAACTTTTTATAACACTCCATATAGTCAAGAGTTGGAATGCCAATGATATCATATTGTGTTTGTTCTCTACCATACATCATAAAAGTACTTTCTTCTATGATGCCAAAAGGTGATAGAGATTTAGCAAAATCTTCACCAAACAATCTCATCAATCTTCGAATAAGATACACATGGTCGTAGCCGTTAATGTTCCAACCAGTGATAACATCCATTTTGAGACGTTGCCACGTCTCTACAAATTTAAGCAGAAGATCGCGTTCATTATCACATTTAATGTATATCACATTTTTTGTGACGCCTTCACGGTCAAGAATTTCTTGAATAGGCTCAGCATCCTTAAGACCAAAGCAATACAACTCATTGTCAGACATCACACCGATTGAGATTGACGTGATCTCTTTATTTGCTGTTTTGATGTCGGCATAACCACCATCAGAGTCAGTTTCAATATCGTAATTACCGATACGAATTACACTATTATCAGATTGGAGATCTTTATAATTGTCATAGATCCATACATAATCGAAGTATGTAGATCCATATAGGTTATATCCATCAATTCCTTCATGATCACGAATAAACTGACGAGCTTCGAATGGCGATTTAAATTGCTTTTTCTCAACATAATTTCCATCCATGTTTTTGTATGGAGTTTTTTCCACCGAAGGAATAAACATATATGGATGTATTTTAATCTCTTCGTTAAATTTAATGCCGCCCTCATAATATGAAATTAATAATTTCGATTTCGATTGCTTAAAAAATGTGTAAAATTTACTTTTTGACAAATTTTATCCTTATAATTTTATAAATAATATGAGTCGCGGATTGCAGTCCCACTCATTCTAACACTTAAGGGAGTATCAGCTATGAGTATTTATACAGTATATCAAACTACTAATCTTGTAAACAACAAATTTTATATTGGTGTTCATAAAACAGATGATCCGCATGATGATTATTTGGGTTCTGGGAGACTGATAACTAGAGCAATAAAGAAGTATGGACAAGAAAACTTTGTGAAAAAGATTCTATTTATTTTTGATAATAGAGAAGATGCTTATGATAAAGAGAAAGAGCTTGTTAATATAATACTGCTTGAAAATTCATTATGTTATAATATGAAGGAAGGTGGGATAGGAGGAAAACATTCCAAAGAATCACGAGAAAATATATCAAAAGCCCAAATAGGTAAAAAACGTAATAGTGAGGCATGTGCTAATATATCAAAAGCTTTAAAGGGTAGAAAAATATCTAACAAACATAAAGAAAAACTATCAAAAGCAGCTAAAGATAGAAAATATACTAGAGAATTTTCAGAAGCTATGTCAAAGGCATTAAAGGGTAATGTTTTAGTATCCATGTCTCATTTAAAGTATCACTATAAGTTGATAGACCCAAGCGGAAATATTCAACTTGTTGAAACTGGATTAGTAAAATGGTTAAATGAAAACAATATGCCATTAAACTCAATAGCAGTTTTAAATAAGGCCTCTGGAAAAATTATATCCAGAGGCATTTTTAAAGGATGGATATCAATTAAGTATTTAATTCCTCCAGATCATAGCCAAGATACATTCTGACATATTTATACAGCGTAACCAAATCATTAATTTCGAAAGCTGTAAAATTATGTTTACGCTGCATATATCCGGGACATGTAATACACATATAAGCATCACCGTAGATTGATTGAGGGACATTGTCTGGGATACTCTTCACAATGAAGATGACCTTGTCCTTGATTTTCTGTTGTGTCATATTTCCAATATTCCACTTGCGAGTCCATGAAGAATCAAACCCGGTGATATTCTTCACATCGCCCTTCACAAAAATACGATCTGATCCAACATAAATCTCTTCGGGGGGAGCATTTGCGATAAAGTCTTTCTTGTATTCAATCGCTTCATCATTGGAAATATTGTCAATAAGAATATGACTTTCCCAACCTTCAAAATTGGTATTGATAAGCGACATCATAAATCCACTTTTCAAACCGCGAGCATCTCCGCCTTCAAGCATTTGCTTATGTAGATGTTTTGCTCGGGAATAATTTGATGACATTGATGAGGATTGCTTCACTGTATCTGTGTTGTAAATACCAACATAATACAGATTTCGCGATGGGTTTGTGTGGAGAACGACTGATTGAAGTTTCATAGTGATTTTCCTCTGTTGATAATGATAATATACACTATTTTAAGAGGATGTACACTAAATTCTTTCAAAAATTACACCAGTTTCTTTATACATTGCTGATGAATGTTCGAATGATTCACGCCATTTTTCAGGCAATTCGTGATCTCCAGGAAATGTGTAAAACACTTTTTTAATTCCTGATTGAATGATTGCTTTCGCACAATCACAACACGTTGGAAGACCGTAGACATAAATCTCAGAACCTTCTAATTGAACACCATTTTTAGCAGCATTAAGGATCGCATTTAATTCTGCGTGAATCACATACCGATATTTAATATCTCTATCATCTAGGCGAGCATTATCCTCAATACCTTCGGGAAATCCATTATAGCCTGTTGAAATGATTCTGCGATCTTTTACAATTACAGCTCCAATTCGAGTTGATGGATCCTTCGACCAAGTTGAAACTTGCATCGCGATCTTCATAAATCTGGTATCCCATTTGGTGATCATAATTTCGACCTCATCTCAACAATTCTTTTATCAATATCAGCTATTTTATATTTTGCTTCTTCTAAAGAAGTTGACTCTTCAACTTCTTTATCAAAATCATTTACTAACTCTGTTATATAAAAAATATCATCACTTGAAATTATTCTTTTTATGACAAGAAATTCTTGTATAACTTTTTTAGTTTCATGTTTGACAATATCACACGTCATAGGTTCTTGTTTTACTTTAACACGAAATATATTATCATATGGATCTCTAGAGTCAACGCCTTTTAATTGCCATGAAATTTTAAATCCTGATTTTAATGGAATCATGTTTATGTAAAAATCACTCACTTTAAGTAATCCTCAATCATATTGAAATGGCGTTCATACACATGAAGCGAAGATGTCTGCCAATAGATATTACCCTTATCAACTTCAAGATCATCACACATCATATTTAGAACATGATCTTGCCAATATCTATCATTACGATATCCGAAAACCACATCACAGGAGCGCATCTGTACGGTTGCATGTAGCTTATCATCGCGAATGACATAATTCACTGCATTAGTGCAAATAAAATCGTTCTTGCCATTTTCTTTATACTCTTCCCAAATAGATGGTCGATTATAAACCATTGTAGCTCTTCGAGAATCACGATTTGTTTGTAATTCAAAGACTGCTTCAGCATACTGAGAAAAATAAATTGGTGAAAAAATCAATTTACCATAATTAGAATTGATATTACCATATTCATCCGCAGAATATTGCCAGGCTTTTGGTGGTTCTTTATTTGAATAGATATCATTGATATTTGTTGAAAGAGAGTGATACCAAAAAATCTCTTTTTCCATATAATCACGGTTCAATTCACCGAAAATTGATTCTTCATCAGCAAGAAATGATGTTCCAACAAGCTCAATTGTCTTTTGTCCTGTTTTGTCCATCACGAATTCATTATTTTGATATTTAGACGCAAGTAGTCTTCTAATGTCTTTCACGTTATACATTAATTCTCCTTATGAATTTCTGCTATTTTTAGTACTGCCGAAGCGTCCTCTTGAACTGTTAAGTTCCTCAGTTGTAGGATGAGGATGAGGATGAGTATATTGTTCTTGTCCATCAATTTTACCACGCTGCCAAGCAACACCGAATGATGCGTAATTAATTAAATCCTTTAAAGAATCTTCAATACCTTCAAAGTTTGCTTGTTCACCACCTTCAGTAAGAGATATAATACGCAAATATTTAGCATTGATAATATCCATAATTGAATCCAATCCACGAGGATAATACATTGCCTGTTTCACGCGTGAATTGGGATTCTGGTAATCTTTTCCTTTGCGAATTTGGAGTTCAATACATTCGCGAAGAACTTTCACAGATTCATTTTCTTCCATAATGTCTCCTTAAATATAACGGCCAGCAATACGTGGAATATCTGAACGATTAATTCCAATATCCTTCAGTTCACGATCACTAAGTGACATCAATTCATTTCGTGTATTGCGCACACGTTTCATGCGTTCAAAAAATTTTAACATATATGATTTCCTTCTTTTTGATTTTCTACATAGGTATTTATACAGTTAATGCAATCTGACTCGTATTCAATATTACCATATTGATCCTTGATTGTGTAACGATATATCTTTTCTTCTTTACATTTTGAAACATTTGGAATTTTTTTGAAATTGCCGGCCCAATAACTAAAAGTTTTGTTATATTCACCTTTAATTTTATAATTGGTATTTCCATATGATGATTTTAAAACTTCATATACAGGATAGTTTTTAAACTTATGAAGATATCGATATTCATTCGTGAGACATTTCACATAAAAGAGCGGCTCATCCACAACATCGATAACTGGATCAGCATCAAAAAAGTTTACAGGATATTTGCGAACAACATTATCTAAATATACATTGTAATATTTTTTACTATAGTTACTGACAACATACAATTCATTTCTTAAAATCATACCATCAGCAGAATTTCTAACAGCATAGACTGCGATTTTTTTAGACATTAATTAGCCTTTCATCTACAATTTTGATTGAAGGATCGAAAGAAAACAACATATTCTTCCATTCAACAATGTCCTTCTTAATATTCACAGGAAAAACAGCTTTCATTTTTTTATTGTTTACTACAAAATCAATTTCCATTACGCACTCCTTATTAGATAATTATTCTATCATATTATTCATGCATTGTAAATAGAAATAAGGGCCGAAGCCCTTATTTATCTTATCTTTTAAGTACTGTATCAGTCACCGGTTTCAATTCTGACCGTTTTAACTCCGTCTGTTACAACAATAACACCATTTGCATCGACATCTACAACTGGCCGTTCTCTAAACTCGTGAAGATTAAGAAGATCTTTTCGATAATCTTGGCCCTTGTATTCAAAGATACCAATTAAACCGGCATCAACAGGATAATCAAATCCATCACTTCCTCGATATACTCCATCTCCATAAAGTGTTGATACAGCATCAACATCATTATCTTCAAATTTATAAGACGACAAATCATTTTCGAAAAAGTTTGTCTCTAATAGACAAGACATCCATTTATTATAGTCATTGAAGATATTATTGTAACACGGATCGCCGATAAGATACTTCTTCATGATATAATCTCCTTGTTAACTGATGATTAGAAGAGATGCTTTGTAGCATTCCACTTCTTAGCAAAGCCGAGATAACCACGAGCCTTACCAGTTACATCATACTTGTTGTTTGGACGACCACGTCCATCACCTTCCTTCACACGAAGGATTTCAACGAAGCCTTCCTTTTCCAGAGTGCGAAGATGGTAATAAGAAGGAAACTTGCCTTCCTGGATACCCTTGAGAGTGTTCACCATCCAAACCTTGTTGAGAGTCTTTGACTTGTTCATGATATAATCTCCATTTGTTTCGATAAGAATAATATACACAAAATTCAAACAAATGTAAACTGTTATTTTAGATTTTTATGTCAATAAATTCATTTACGTTTAGACATATGAAACGAGTATCAAGCAATGACATATCAAAAGATGAGTGCCAATGCCCGAAACACCAAAGTTTAGGTTTATGGTTTTCCCACATATTCTGAAAAGCTCTACGAGTGAGACTTTTATCAGGAAGTTTAGTCATATTATTCACTCTACATAATACGTTTGAAACTTCTTCAGGACATTCATGAGTAATCATAATTGTTGGTTTTACTCTCATATATTCATCGAAAAAATGTAGAAACTCTGAATAAGAGCATTCTTCATCTGGCCACCATGAAACTCCCTCTGTTCGATATGCTCTATCGATTGAAGCAGCACCACCGATATACATGATTGTTTCATCGCCTACATATTCAACAGTTCCATCTTCAATGTAATTTGGTTGTTCTCTGCATACTGCGGGATTGTCGTGATTTCCGCGAATAAATCTATATCGAATATCAGTTACTTCATTTGGAACAAAACCCATTCCATAATCGCCAACCTGTACAACATTTTCGGCATCGCCTATGATACGCTTATATGAACCAAAATTACCGTGAATATCTCCTACTAATCTAATATCATAGGCATCTTCACAATAATCGCATACTGTTCCTTGATAGCATAAATCATGTTGATTTACACATTTATAATCTGTTGGTATCATTTACCATCCTTGTCTTTTATCTGCTGCTCTGCGAATTGATCGTTCTTGCATTATGAGTTCGTTTTCATCTTCTTTTAATTGTTTATAATATGGTCGCATATCTTTTAATGGTGCTTCCCCACATAAAGAACATCCAGCTAACCATTCTCCACATAGAGAACATATGAAAGTGCCATCTGTTATCATGATAAGTAACAAGCTTGTGAAAATCTTGGTTCAGCTAAACCAGTACCATAAAGAAATGTGTAATTCACGTCATTATGCTTTATAGATCTTCTACCATAGGAGCCAACTTCAATTCCATTAATATTGATGTCCCAAGATTCTGGCCCAGTTTTAACTATAATAGGATCAACATTAAATTCTGCTGTCATAACGTCTTTAACACAATCCATCATTTTAAATAATGCTTCATTTGAAATAATATCATTTCTAAACAATTCAATTTTCATAAATTGCATCTTGTTTAAATCTGTAAAATCCTGTTCCATTCGAAAACATGGGGTACATGTTTGATATTTTCCATATAATTTATTGAAGTTTGATATGAATGATTGTTCTCCGGAACCAATTAGTGCAAATTCACCTTCTACTCCTGACATATTCACATGAATAATACCACTTTCAGCAGCAGTAGTTCTTATCATATCTGTGTTTTCAATCCAATTAGTTTCAATATATTTAAAACCATATGATTTGTACATATCAATAGCATATGCTAGTCTACTATAACTAATCGCGGTGTCCATTTATAAAAGCCCTTTTTGTAATATGTGACATAATCTTTAAATCTTCCATTGTCATTTCTGGAAAAGATAATGCCAAATATGCTTCAATAGCACCATACAGATCTGATAATTCTACCAACTGCATAATGCTACATGACTGTTCTTCAGCGTCTTGGAGCTCTAAAACCTCTTCCAAGATTTTAGAGCTCATTCCATAAACACCTTTAGGAATTTCAATTAAATGATATCCTGGTTTTTTCATCATTCCTCACTTAATCCAACATCAAAAAACCATTTACGAGCTTGTGTTGAAATTTCCTTGTTTACATCTTTGCTTTCAAGATTGTTGCCTACAATCGTATCGGCTTCTTCTTTCATTACATCTCCTACGATCCAACGCAGAAAGTGAGGTGTTGACTTTACATCAATAGGATGATTCATTTCACGAAGAAATTCAATACCCTGACGAAGCCTCGCTTCAGTGAGAGCATATGAAACAAACCCCTGAACCTTTTCAATCTTTTCAATATCAACAGGAGCAAGTGTTTTCACCTTCGAAACAGAGTGTTTTTCGCCCTTCACCTTGAAAATATAGGACATGTGTCCAGTAGTCCACACGATACCCTCACCTACACCATTTGAAATACCAAAATATTTAGCAACAGGACATTCGGCTTCGACGACCTCTGTATATTCAATAATCTGGTTTTGAATAGATTGTGGATTCTCAAAATCAATAACAGCGGTCCATGTTCCGAATGTATCTACTGAATATATGTCCTTTCCATTATTAAAATGCGATAGAACATCAATTGATCCAAATGATTTGTCATCATTATCGTTTGCAAACATAATTGCAAATGGAAAGAACATTTTATGTTCAATTTGAGATACACCCACACCGGCCTGAACACCCGGTCCTGCCCATTCACCGAATAGAACAACGTATGTTCTATCAGTCATAAACATTTTAAATTTTTCTCTGAAATGATTTTCGTTGGCTTTTACCCATAGAGCAAAACCATTGTTATCATTGTCGACAGTTAGAATACGATTCCGCGATTGTGCGTGAATTTCTCCAGTGCTGGTATTGAAAACCACTTT